TCAGGGATTGCGTTATGACTACGAATTCGTAGACGGATTCGTGTTCTCTAACGCCTGGTAAGGTACGAGATCGTGCGAGATGTGTACGAGATGCACACGTATCTTATACACATCTCTACGAGATCATACACATAGTATATCATACATTACGAGATTGTCAAGCACTTGACATCACACATAATGTATCATATACTATACAACATGGGAGTATGGTGGAATCGGTAGACACACCAGACTTAAAATCTGTTGGGCATAACGCCCGTGGGAGTTCAAGTCTCCCTACTCCTATTGGGTGGTTTGAGACAATCGCCACCCATACATGCACGAGGTGGATATATTTTTACACATAGGTGAGTGGAGATCTGAAGGCAGGGAGTGGTGACCCTGCCTTTTTTCTTTGCAACAAAATCAATTCTTATAATATAGTGCAAGAATCGTGCTTCACCCCACTCACCCCTTCCCACACCATCTGACGTGCTTATAGTATATCAACTCATACCCCTTCGGGGTATGCCTTCGGCATCTCTTTAAAGTATATTATAAAGACTTATATTATCATCTTCAAACCTAGCAAAGGTATTCTAGTCAAGATTACAAGATGTGTCAAGCCCCTGGCACATTAGAATACCTGATGAGTCTGATAAGATGCCCTGATGTTACGGAATGTTTCAACCCCTTGCGGTGGTGCCCCTGGTGTGCCATACTGATCTCGTGGTTGGGACACCTCTCTACATTCCCCCAACCCCACAATTCTTGACATGAACCTCACCAAATCCTTCCCCCCCACTGATGACCTGATTGCCTTTCTGGCAGAGGTTGACTATCAGAAACTCTACCAAGATGTGCGGAGTTTTGTTCTCACTGTTGCGGCAATCGTTGCCGTGATTGCTACTCTTCTCTGGGAGAAGTTCCAAACCATGAAGTTCCAAACGCCTCAATTCCTCACCGAATACTTCTACTTCGGTGTGAACATGATTGGTGAACCTGGCGATGAAATCGTTGGGTTGAGCATCAAGAACCGTTACATCGGTTTGTACAACTCTGGCATCGCCTGGGGTGTGCTCAACGAGCAGGGTGCCCTGGACAGTTGAGCAAGTGGCACACGGGGGGTTGTGAACCCCCCTCACCCATGCCAAACTACGTTTGTTCCTGAAACACCTCCATGGACACCTACTTCTTTGAGATCCAAGATGCTCCTGGTGAGATCTTCGACATGGAAGATCTTTACGAGGAAGATGACACCGATGAGCAAACCTTCAACCAGTTTCTGAACTCCAACTACGACTACTGATGACACCTGATACCTACACATTCTCTGGCGATGCTGTCACCTTCCTTGGTTTGGTTGGTGTTGTTTCGACGGGCATTATCGTTCTCACTGCTTTCCGCCGCTACTACAATTCTCCTCTACGCAAGTGACACTCACACACCTCAACTATCAGGAAATTGATGCCCTGCTCGCTATTCTTGAGAGTAGCGATTGGCACTACCTGACTGAACTTACAGAGGCGGACATTCCGCTTCTGTATGACAAACTCACTGAAATGCGTGATGAGGTCTGATGCAATTCCAAGTTACTGAAATTGAGTTTGATTTCACTGATGATCTTGATGATGAGGCACTTGATGTTGAATCTCAAGATGAAATCTACGATGAGGTTCTAGGTACAATTTGGGAGGCAGATGATGAGGACGATCTAGTTGAAGAGATCACATGTGCCACTGGTTGGTGCATCAAATCCCTGGACTTTCGCCACGTTCTGACATGACTTACAAAGAACTCCTGCAACAACTGCAACAACTCACCGAAGAACAACTCAACCAGGATGTTGCCATTTGCTCTGAAGATGAACCCGATGATGTATGGCAACACGGTGTAGAGTTAGTGTTTGCCACCGAGGAATGTGATGTCCTCGATCTTGACCACCCTATCATTCGTTTCTGATCATGAACCGTTCTGCACTCCAAGATGCTCTCATTCAGCAGATGCTGGATGACATGGATCTCAAGACAATGACTCAACTATGTTATGACTACCTGGACGAAGGTTACGCCAAATACAGTGACGAAGAATTGATCACTGAGTGTGAAGAATACTACCCCGAACTGTTGGAGGAATGATGACTAATCAACACCCCATGCTTGTTAAGATTGCTGAAACTTTAGAGCAAGTTCAACACATCAACCCCGAACTGTATGGGGAATGGTATAGCAAACTGTATCCTCCTTATGGTGATACAAACAACTGGAATGTGGACACACTAAATGAGTTGAACCGTATCACCACGCTCTCTACACTTCCTGATGTGACAGTCTGACAAGTGGCACAAGGGGGTTGACCCCACCCCCAATCCGTGCCATACTGATCACATCAGCGGGGGTGAAGCATCCCGCTCAAAACACTTCACTCAACCCTTTACTTTTTTTCTTAATTATGTTCAAGTTTCAATCCAGCGCCATCGAAAACATCTCCGAGGTGCAGAACGGTCAAGTGACTGTTACTTTCAACGGTGGGCGTGACTACACCTACAACGTGACTGATCCTGCTGGTTTCGTTGCCGATCTCAACCTGGTGATCGAAAACGAAGACTCCGTGGGTAAGTTCATCAACCTCGCTATTCGTGGCGATCAACTCACCCAGGTGCCTGCCACCGTGTGAACCCTACGGGGGGCACCAACGCCCCCCTTTCCGTGCTACACTGATCAAGTTCAACGCCCGAACCCGATGACCTTCGTTTCCTGGAGCGCCGCCCCCAAGGGCACTGGCATGGATCACGCAGAGTTCTTCACCAGCGAAGAGCACGCCGTGGACGTTGCCTTCGACTGGAGCATCGAACTCGGTGGTGCTCCCGTGGTGATCTACCGCGACGAGCAGGAGTGGATGGAGATCACTGCCTGATCTCCCAGGGGCACCGTGTGGGTGCCCCACCCCCATGCTATACTGAACACGTTCAACACCTGAACCAACCATGACCCAGCAGCAACTCCTCCAGCAAGCACGTGACGTGATGGTGTGCGGTGCCGATGCTCACCGCAACTCCCTGAAGACTGCTGCCATCGCCCAGGGGCGCACCGCCCAGCAGGTGAGCAAGGCAGGCACCATGCGCCTGGCACTGTGGGTGAGCAAGGGCACCAGCGCCATCTGAGCGCCCTGGGGGGCGCTCCTGCCCCCCTTCCCGTGCTACACTGATCAAGTTCGCAACCAACCCCATGGCAACCGCAACCCGCACTCACCAGACCAACCTGCTGGATGTTACCTACAACGGGTGGACAAACTACAAAACCTGGAACGTTGTTCTGTGGATTGAGAATGACGAAAGCATCCAAGACTTCATTCAGCAGAATGACGTTTGCTGCTATGAAGAACTGCTGGAAGCGTTCTATGATCACGGCAGCACTCAAACCCCTGACGGTGTGATGTGGAACGATCCAGAGATCAACCGAGCAGAGATCAACGGCGACGTGTTCGACTTCTGAATCTCACGGGGGTGCCCAGCACCCCCTCCGCCATGCTACACTGATCAAGTTCGCAACCAACCCCATGCGCTTCGAAGTTCGCTATCAGACCCCCTACAACCAGTGTGAGTGGCGCTCCCAGTGGTTCACAACCAAGGAGGAGGCAGATCGCATGGTAGAGTTCTACCGCTCCTGCGGTTCGCCTTCTCACATCGCCCCCTCATCGCTGGCACAACTAGAGCGATGATACAGGGAACGGGTGCGCCCATAAAGACACCCAATTACACCCAATTGCAAACTCTACGATGACCCGCGACCTTGCGCTTTCTCTCCTCCGCTCTGGTAACAACGGCGAACAAATCCTGCAAATTCTTGACACTCTTGTTCTGGGGGATAGTGTTGACGAATGTGATGAGTATGGCGCAGACCCTACACTTGATGCCATCGACTTCTGATCACGCTGCGCCCACCCGCTAGGTGGCACAGCGGAGGGGCACACCCCCTCCCCTTTGCCTCCTGACCTGCTATACTGATCGAAGTTCACCACCCGAACCGATGACCGACCCCACCCCCCTGCAGACGATCCTCTCCCCCACCCGCTACCCGTTCGCGGTGGCGTTCGTGAAGGGCGGTAAGATCGCCCGCACCCTTGCCTACGCCACCACCCTGGAGGACTGCTACTACCAGGTCCAGGGATGGCGCAGCGCCTATGGCAGCGCCGACTACATCATGGCAGAGCAGCAGGAGAGCAACGGCAAATCCTACTGGGTTGCCGTTTGACCCCTATGGGGAGGGTTGACGCCCTCCCCTTCACCCTGTAGAATTCCAGAGCAAACCGCAACCGACCCCATGCTGGACGGAACCATCGCCACCGCCTTTGACGACCTGACCTCCTTTCAACTGGAGGAGTGGTTGTGGGAAGGAAACCCCACCGCCAAGGAGCAGCGGGCAATCCTCAAGGAACTGGCATCCCGCCAGCAGCGCCTGGAAGCAATCGCTGACCTGCTCTGGTGACCCCTACGGGGAGGGTTGACCCCCTCCCCATCCATAGACTAGAATTCTCTCAACCGCAACCGACCGATGACCGTGACCCTGACCCCCATCTCCGCCAAGGCAAAGAACCGCCTGGCAAACCAGATGGCAGGCGACCCCGTGGTGGTGGTTGAGCAGCGCCAGGGCAATGACCTGTTCTGCGTGAGCACCAACGGCAACTGGTGCGCCTGGATCAACTGCCTGACCGACCCGAACTGGGCAGTTCGCTTCTGACCTGCTACACTACCCAAGCAACCGCAACCCCACCATGACCGACCGCACTCTCCACAATGCCATCGCTGCCATGCTCTTCTGCTCTGTGAGCATCGTGGCAGGTGCCTGGACCCTGAAGGCCGCGGCAACCGTTGACGCTCACCAGGAGCGCATGGCAGACGCCCTCTGCACCGCCGACCCCGCCTGGTGCGGTGAGCGCCGCTGACCTGCTACACTACCCAAGCAACCGCAACCGCACCCATGGCAATCTTCTCCCAGTGCTCCGACCTGCAGACCCGCGAAACCATGTGGGTGACCCGTAAGACTGACGATGCCCCCCAGGATCGCTTCGCTGGACAGATCAACCCTGCTGAGGGGTACTGGTGGGCAGCACGGTATGCCGAACACTACGCCGCCGACGTGGTGACCTGGGAGGGTTGACCTCCCACCGCCGACCCTGTAGAATTCCAGAGCAAACCGCAACGGACCCGATGACCAGCACCTGCCTCTACCGCATCGAACTGGACCGTGCCGATGGCACTACTGCCGTAGAGTACCGCCGCCGCCGCCGTCCCACCACGCCCAAGGGGTTTGACCGCCAGCACAACAACGTGGTCAACTCCATCCTGGAGGAGATCCGCTACTACCGCATCGAAGGATGGAAGCGCCTGACCGTGACGCGGGTGTGAGGGGTTGACCCCCTCCCCTTCATCCTGTAGAATTCTCAAGCAAACCGCACCACACCCGATGACCACCCTCACCCTGACCGTGACCCCTGCCATCGCTGATGAGATCTGCCATGCCCTGATCGACGCAGGCATCCGCTGGTTTGAGAATGAGGAGGCCGCCCGCGCTGGTGAGAATGACCTGAGTGCCGACTCCTGCCGCAGCATCCGTGAGAGCGCCTTCGCCATCCGTGCCATGATCCGTGAGCAGATGGAGCAGCAGATGGCAGAGCAGATCTGACCCCCCAGGGGGGTTGGCAAACGACCCCCCATCCTGTAGAATTCCAGAGCAAACGCATCGCACCCGATGACCACCGCCCTCCGCGACTGCCTCAACGTGTACGCCCCTGGCACCACCTTCTCCGACATTCTGTGGGATTGCTCTCACCCCGCCGACGACACCATCGCCTGGCACATCGCCCTGGAGTCTGCAGAGATGCACTCCTGCCTCTACGACTTCCGCAAGGAGTACGGGCACCTGCAGGGTGAGCGCATCGACTGCGGTGAGTTCCTCTCCTGGTTGGGGTACTGACCCCTATGGGGCACCTTGACGGGTGCCCCGCCCACCCTGTAGAATTCCAGAGCAAACCGCAACGCACCCGATGCTGACCTCCATCATCCGCACCGCGATCCGCACCCGCCTGATCAACGACGGCCCGATGACCTGCAGCGACCTGGTTCGCGCCATGGGCATGGACCCCCGCCGCCATAAGGGCACCATCCACGCCCTCATGGTTGACATGGAGAAGGGCGGCACCCTGGATGCCACCCGCTCCGACAGCGGCAAGCGTGACCTCTGGTTCATCGTGCCCACCGCGATCCGCAAGCGTGATCGCCTGGTTGCCGCGATGGCAGGCATCTGATCCTACAGGGGGTGGGTTGACCCCTGCCCCCTGACCCTGTAGAATTCCAGAGCAAACCGCACCACACCCGATGACCACCACCACCATCGACGGCATCCAGTTCACGATCACCCGCCTGCCCGTTGCCCATGGCACCCGTGCCAACCGCTGGGCAAATCAGATCAAGGGCGGCAGCACCCGCGTTCGCACCCATGGCGGCGCTGCTGGTTCACGCGGCACCCGCATGAGCACCACGAACAGCGCCCTGGGCGACGTGCAGTGACAGTTCGGGGGGCGGCACACGCCCCCCTGTTCGTTCGTGCAAAATCACAGTATTATGGTATAACGGTATCGTGATGGCGGGGCGCGTGGTTTATAAAAACGATGGATCCCTCAATCTATAAAGTGTTACCCAAATGAGACTTATAATTCTCTGAACCTAAAAAAATTTCCCCCATAAAAATTCGCCCCACAGGTCGATTATAATTTCAAAATATACTATATAAAACAAAATACAAAACAAGAATGGAATGAAGAAGAACTTTGAAGAAAGCTGCCAGCTATTGCAAGTAGATCCAGTAAGTGGTGAGTATTATATTACAATTCCTGAATGGGTGGTAAATGAATTTTCATGGTACGAAGATACTGAGATAAAATTAAAAGTCGACGGAGATGAAATAGTTCTGAAAGAGAACAAAAATTGACATTTTATACATAATACTGTATGATACTGAAGTAAAATTATTCCTATTATGGCTAAAGGATTTACCGTAAAAGCAAAGGCACCAGTTGCCACAAGTTCAGCCGATCCAGAGTTTGATTTTGAAAAAGCAAAAGAAATGATTCGTGGAAAATCAATCGTTTTTTGCTTACCTGGAAGAGGTTGTTCGTATACATTTCTAAAGAGTTTTATTCAAATGTGCTTCGACCTCGTGCAGAACGGGGCAAGTATTCAAATTTCTCAAGATTACAGTTCCATGGTAAATTTTGCCCGCTGTAAGTGTTTGGGGGCAAACGTTCTTCGTGGACCTGATCAACTTCCTTGGGACGGAAAACTTAATTATGATTATCAACTTTGGATTGACTCTGATATTGTATTCAACACTGAAAAGTTTTTACAATTGGTTTTGATGGATAAAGATATTGCAGCAGGTTGGTATTGTACCGAAGACGGCATGACTACTTCCGTTGCACACTGGTTAGATGAAGAAGATTTCCGCAGTAATGGTGGAGTTATGAATCATGAAACTCTTGAAACAATCTCCAAGCGCCGCAAACCATTTACAGTTGATTATACTGGATTTGGTTGGTTGCTGATTAAGCACGGTGTATTTGAGCATTCGGATATGAAATATCCTTGGTTTGCTCCAAAGATGCAAGTTTTTGAATCTGGTGATGTTCAAGACATGTGTGGAGAAGATGTCAGTTTCTGTTTGGATGCAAAGGAAGCAGGCTTTGAAATTTGGTGCGATCCACGTGTACGAGTCGGTCACGAAAAAACAAGAGTTATTTGATGTCTAACAAATCTGGCGAAAAATACAATATTCTCTGTAGAGGACGTAAAATTTACACTAATTTATCAGAGGATGAATTTTTTCAAATCTTGGAGGATCTGTCCTTCCAGTATTATAAGACAGGTTCTCCAAACCCTTCTGAAATACAAACTGAAATAGTAGGAGATTAATCATGGCAGTAAAAGCAAAAGGTGGTCTGAATAAGCGCACGTCTTATATTCCTGGACCTCCGAAGAAAACAAGGCAAGGAGACGGTGATGGCACCAAGTATGCTGCTACGTCTCGCAATAAGGCTCGTAAAAAGTATAGAGGACAAGGAAAATAGTCCAAAATGATTCAATTAAACCCCACAATCCCAGTCATTACCCCAAAAGGTAGTGGTTGGGCATTTTTTTTAATTGATAGATCACAAGAACACGACCTTGAATGGGTCGTTTTTCTTGATGATGGTGGTTTTTGTTGGACTTTCCGCAATAAAGACATCAGAATTCAAGAAAATCAAACTTTTTCTCGTAAAAATATAGCAAATTTTCAGTAAATAAATAAATTTTTGCTTATTTTTGCATTGGAACAGTTTTCAATGGGTAATCACCTCCTCTTAGAGGTGTATGATGTTCAATATGACCTCATAAATGACATAAATTCTCTTCAAAATGTCATGATTAGAGGTATTGAACGTGCAAAAATGACTATTTTGAACATTTTTTCACATTGTTTTATACCACAGGGGTGTACAATCGTGATTGCCCTTTCGGAAAGTCATGTTTCTTGCCATACATGGCCTGAAAATGGGTGTTTAGCAATAGATGTTTATACTTGTGGAGAAGGAAATCCTAAGTTAATTGCTCTTGAACTGTTAAAATACCTAAATTCCGAAAATTACACTCTAAGATACGTTAATCGTTAAATAGTGGTAGGGGAGATAGCAACCTCCTTCCAAAAAAAGTTCTGTTTTTACCAAAAAACAGGAGCTAAAATGTCCAATTTACCAGTAGATAGAGATCAAAACTACATGTATCATATGTGGGGAACCACAAAACTTGTAACCGATTACAATTCCTCTTTAGAAAAGAAAAAAGTGATCCAAGAAATTATGCATGATGAAATTGCAAAGAACAAATTTAATTTATCTGAAACATCTCACAAATCTATAAGGAATGATACCGATTATGATGATTGGGATTATGGAACTGAACCAATTTATGGACGTCCATGGTCCTAATATAAATAAAAAAAAGTACATCATTTAATAATTTAATGGCAACAACGAGAATATCAAAAGTTTTTAAAGACATAAGTTTATCTTTTGATATGCATCCAGTTACTAAAGATATTCTCGTTTTAAAAAATGAAGTTGCTATCAAAAAATCTATAAAAAATATTATTCAAACTGTTCCAAATGAACGTTTGTTTAATCCTTTGTTTGGTTCTAAAGTAAGACCTACTTTATTTGAATTTATAGATTTTGGTACAGCTTCATTATTAAAAAATTATATTGATGTTGCCATATCAAACTTTGAGCCAAGAGTATCTGATGTTGAAATTGAAGTTAATCCTTTTCCCGATTTAAATTATTTTGAAATTGTTATATACTTTAATATTATTGGTGAAAATACACCAAAACAATCATTCACCTACATTTTAGAGGCAATAAGATAAAATGCCTTTTACTAAATTTGCAAATCTAGATTTCGATCAAATTAAAACCTCAATAAAAGATTATCTTCGGTTAAATACTAATTTTACTGATTTTGACTTTGAAGGTTCTAATTTTTCTGTGCTAATTGACATTCTTGCATATAACACTTATATAACGGCATTTAATGCAAACATGATAGTTAATGAATCTTTTTTAGATTCTGCAACAATTAGGGAAAATGTAGTTTCATTAGCAAGAAATGTTGGATATGTTCCTAGATCAAAAATATGCTCAAAAGCAAAAATATCATTTAATGTAAATTTAGGGAATGTAGTTACTGCACCAACTCAAATCATACTTAAAGCAGGATTAGTTTGTGTTGGTGCATCAGAAAATACCAATTACGTATTTTCAATACCTTCTAACGTAATTGCTACAGTTAATGCAAATTCTGCAATAGCATCGTTTGAAGAAGTTGAAATATATCAAGGAAATTTAATCACTCAAAAATTTTCTAATGTTAGTGAATCAACTCGTAAATTTATTTTAGATAATCAAAATATAGATACAAGCACATTAAATGTAAAAGTTAATGGATTAAAATATAGTTTAGTTGATAACATAACAGAAATTAATCAAGATTCGGAAATATTTTTAATACAAGAAATAGAAGATAATAGATATCAAGTTTTATTTGGTGATGGTATTTTAGGTAAAAAATTAGAAGGAGGATCTACAGTAGAGATTAGTTATATTATTACTGATGGAAAAAACGGAGACGGTCCATCATTATTTTCCTTTGCTGGAATTTTAACAAATAATTTAGATCAAATTCAAACTCCAGCACAACCTATTTCTATAACCACATTATCTCCAGCAATTGGAGGAAATGATATTGAATCTATAGATTCAATTAAATATTTTGCTCCTCGTTTATATTCTTCTCAGTACAGAGCAGTTACCTCAGTAGACTATGAATCTATAGTAAAATATCTTTATCCAGAAGCAGAAGCAGTAACTGTTATTGGTGGTGAGACTATGAGTCCTCCTCAATATGGAAACGTTTTTATAAGTATTAAACCAAAAGATTCTTATAGATTATCAGATTTTACGAAGCAAGATATTATTAAAAAATTAAAAAAATATGGAGTAATAGGAATAAATCACCAAATAATGGATCTTAAAGTTCTATATGTTGAAATTGACAGTTCAATTTACTATAATTCAAATAGAATTTTAAATCCTTCAGAAATAAAAGAAAAAATAATTATATCCTTAGAGAATTATTCAAAATCTATACAATCTAATAAATTTTCTGGTAGATTTAGATACAGTAAAGTTGTTCAATTAATTGATAGTGTTGATCCTTCCATAACATCTAATATTACTAAAGTTAAAATGAGACGTAATTTAAATTGCGTTTTAAATAATTTTGCACAATATGAATTATGTTTTGGAAATCAGTTCCATAAAGAGATAGGTAAATATAATATTAAAAGTACTGGATTTACTGTTTTAGGAGAAACTGGAATTTGTTTCTTTGTTGACGTAGCATCTTCTAATGATATTGGAGAATTAACTATTGTTAAACCACTTGAAGATTTAAAAACATATCAAATAGTTAAAAAATCTGTAGGAACAGTTAATTATAAAACTGGAGAAATATTAATTAATACCATCAACATTTCTTCGACAATATTGCCAAATGGTATGATTGAAGTTCAAGCATATCCAGAATCAAATGATGTAATAGGATTAAAAGATTTGTATGTTATTTTTGATGTGAATACTAGCGCAAACAACATAAATATGCTAAGAGATACTATTGTTTCTGGTGAGCAGATTTCAGGAGTTGATTTCCCAGTAACTTCAAGTTATTCCAACGGTAAAATAACGAGGTAATATGATATCGACAAATTTTGAGAGTAGAATAAAGGTAAACGAAATTATCAGCAATCAGATACCAGAATTTATTTTGGATGAAAATCCAAAATTTTTAGAATTTTTAAAGCAATATTATATTTCTCAGGAATTTGAAGGTGGTCCAATAGATATTATAGAAAATTTAGATCAGTACCTAAATTTTGACTTTTTAAATGATAAAATAAGTCAAGAAAAAATAACTCTTACTTCAGACATAACATCTACGTCCGATGAAATAAATCTTTCTTCAATAAAAGGATTTCCAAAAAAATATGGATTAGTAAAAATTGAAGATGAAATAATAACATATGAAAGTATTAGTGGAAATACACTTTTAGGTTGTTCTCGTGGATTTTCTGGAATATCTTCTCTTAATGACTTGTCAAATCAAGAAGAATTAGTTTTTACCAAATCAAAATCATCTTCTCATAAATCTGGAGTAGAAGCAACCAATTTAAGCTCTTTATTTTTAAAAGAATTTTATAAAAAATTAAAATATCTTTTTGCGCCAGGGTTTGAAGATTTTGAATTTTCTCCAGAATTAGATATTAATAATTTTATTTCCAACATAAAAAGTTTTTACCAATCAAAGGGAACTGATGAGTCAATAAAAATATTATTTAAAGTTTTATTTAATCAAACTCCAAAAATTGTAAATCTTGAGGACTTTTTAATAAAGCCTTCTGCTGGAGATTATTTGCGTAGAAATATTGTAGTTTGTGATTTAATCACAAACAATTGCGATCCTTTTAAATTAGTTGGTCAACAAATCAAAAGTGTAGATGGGACATTTTCTGGACCAATATCTAAAATTGATATATCTACAAAAAATAATAAAACCGTTTATAAAATTCATTTATTTTATGGATACACGGATGATAATTTGATAGAAGGTAATTTTAAAATTACACCAAAAACTAAAATAACTAACAATATTTCTATTGGATCTTCAACAATTACTGTAGATTCTACAATAGGATTTAAAGATTCTGGGAAATTTGTTTGTGATGGGCAAGAAATTACATATGAAAATAAAAGTGTAAATCAATTTTATGGTTGTTCTGGAGTTTTAAATGAAATAAAACCCGGAAAAGATTTATACTTTAAAGATTATATAGTATATGGTTACGAAAATGGTGACGAAACAAAAAAAATAGAATTTGTAGTAATTGGTTCACTTTCTAGCATTTCTGGTATAGAAAATTCTATTTTATTATCAGAAAATGATGTTGTTGAAGTTGGAGAAATTGGATCTGATATTCGTTATGATGTAGATACTAAAACTTTAAAGGAATATGCTTTTAGTTCTTGGATTTATAATATAAAATCTAGTTATAATATACAAAAATTTTCTGTTGGAAATCCAGTAATAACTCTTTATGAAAATACACATCCCACTAGTTTAAAAGTGGGTGATTTTGTTGATATTTTGCTTAGAGATACTGAGCAAAAAGTTCTGGATAATGTTGTTGTCACTGCTATAGAAAATAATAAAATAACTTTAGATACACCAATATTTGGAATATTACCACAACAAAAAATAGATATTAGAAGAAATTATGAATTTTCATCTAGTGAATATATACCAATAAAATATCCTCAAGTTATTTCAAATGTGCAAAATACATACATTTCAAAACAAAATGAAATGTATGTTGCATCAAATTCTTTACCATCAAGACAAATAACATTAGATATTAAACAATCGGTAAAAACAATTAATTCATTAAAAGACAGTGATGAGTTTTTTGATGGTCTTTTAGGTGGAAAATATACAATATTATCTTTTGATAATGAAGTTCCATTTTTAACTGGAGATATTGTAAAATACTTTTATACAACTAATTCACCAATAAGTGGTTTATTAAATTATTCAGAATTTATAGTTGAAGTTTTGCCTCAGAAAAATAAAATACGATTGTATTCCGCAGCATCATTTTTACCGGTAAAAGATTTTTTACGTTTTGATAAAAACACTTCTTTTGGAACACATAGATTTGTTCTTGTTCAACATTCTTCTCAAATTTTATTACCATCAAATTCACTTAAAAAGTTTTCAATAAACAAAAATTTTAATTTATTGGAAAAAAATATTGAAACTTTGCCTGGAGTTGTTGGTACTTTAATTAATGGAGTTGATATTATAAATTATAAATCTACTGATAAAGTTTTTTATGGTCCAATAGAAAAAGTTGATGTTTCAAATCAAGGATTTAATTATGATGTTATTAGTCCTCCAAAAGCAGAACTAACAAGTCCAAATACTGGTATTGGAACAACTGCATTATTAAATTTAATAGTTTCAGGAAACTTTAAAGATGTTTTTGTAGATCCTCAACAATTTGGAATTGAACGAGTTATTTCAATTTCCGCAAAAGGGGGAAATGGAAAAGGTGCAGTTTTTGATCCAATTATAAAAAAACAGTATAGAGAAATAATTTTTAGTGCCCAAACAACAGATTTTGGTGGAGCAATAAATCCATCAAATGATACTTTTTCTTTTAATAGTCCCCATGCTTTATTAGACGGACAAAAAATAGTATACAATACTAATGGAAATTTAGGTATTGGTATAGGGTCTTTTGGAGGATCAAACTTAGATAGTGGAAAATATTTAATAAATGGTGGAATTTATTATCCAAAAGTTATAAATTCAAACAGTATTCAAATTTATACAAGTTTAGATGATTTAACTAGCGGTATTAATACTGTTGGTTTAACAACAATGAATACTTATGGAATTCATAAGTTTAGATTATATGATCCTATTAAAGTTTTATCTTATGTAAGAATTGTAAATCCTGGAGAAGGATATACAAATAAAGTTTTAAAAATTAAACCAGTTGGAATAATAACTCAAACTGATACTATAACATTTAAAAATCACACTTTTAATGATGGAGATTTAATTAATTATTCATTTGAGGGACAACAAATTAATGGATTAGATGTTAGTAAAAAATATTATGTTTTAAAAGTTGATTCCGATAATTTTAAATTATCAGACGGTGGTTTAAAGGAACAAAATGAAAATGAAAATGATAAATTAAATTATATAAAAAGAAAATCTGTTAATATTAATTCAACCGGAGATGGATATCAAATTTTTTCATATCCTCCTATAGAATTAAGTTTAACTGCTGAATATATTGGAATTACTTCTGAAGTAAAATTAACTCCTATTGTTAGGGGAAATGTTGTTGGTGCATATTTGTATGAACCTGGGAGTGATTATGGTTCAACAGCATTAAATTTAAATATAAATCCAATTGTATCTATTAAAAAAGGATTTGGAGCTCAATTAAAACCATTAATAATTAATGGAAAAATTGTATCAGTTCAAGTTCAAAATAAAGGAACGGATTATGACAAAAATGTAGATTTAGAAATTATTGGATCTGGATTGGGATGCAAATTAAGAGCAGAAGTAAATAATGGTTTAATAGAATCTATAATTGTTTTAAATGAAGGTGCGGGATATGACAATAATACTAATATTATTGTTTCAACTCCAGGACAAGGTGCAGTTCTTGTTCCATCTATAAGATCATTAACTGTTAATGATTATTACAGATATCCTGGAGAGTTTTATTTAGAAAATAAAGAAAAAACAGGATTAACTTATGCAATTAATGGATATTATTCAAATAGAGAGGGTTTGGAATTCAAAGATCCTGATGAAAATACATTACATTCTAAAATAATAGGATGGTCCAGAGACGGAATTCCAATATATGGTCCATATGGATATGAAGATCCTTCAAACTTTTCATCACAAATTGTTCGTTTAAAAAGTGGATATACTTTAAATCCAGAAAAAGTTTATAATAGACCTCCACTCCAAGATTTACCATCTGGATTTTTTGTGGAAGATTATTCATTTACAAATTCTGGAAATCTTGATATTCATAATGGTAGATTTTCAAAAACACCAGAATTTCCGAATGGTGTATATGCATATTATTCTAGCACTAAGTTAGATGTTAGTACTGCTGCAAAAACTGAAATAGTTCCAGAATTTCCATATTTTATAGGAAATTCTTATAGATCAGATCCAGAGAGTAACTTTATTTTAGATCAAAATGCAGATTTAGATGATGAAAATTTACTAAGAAATACATTTCCGTATAGAGTAAATAGAGAATTTTCTAGTAATTATTTTTTACCTAAAAACTTTGGATTAAAGCAAAGGTCAGAAATTAAATCTGTTGAAACTGGATCTGTAGATGGTTTAATAATACAAGTTCCCGGAGAGGGATATAGTAATGGAGATAAACTTATTTTTGAAAATCAAGGAACAAGCGGGGTAGGGGCTCTAGCTGTAATAGAAAAAGTATTTAATAGATCTGAAATTGAATCTGTAAATACAACGTATAATTTATATGAAAATGTAGAATTTACTTGGGAAAATTCTAACACTGTTATTGCTAAAATTTTACCATCACACAATCTTTTAGATCAAGAAAGTATTCAAATTACTGGTTTAAGTACTTCTTCTGTCAAAAATCTTGCAGGAAATCATAAAATTGAAGTAACTAAGCAAAGTGCTGTTTTATTAAGAGAATTAAATTCAGCACCAAATGTCGGTGTGGTGACAGATATTTATTTAGATAGAAGATTATCAAACGTAAGTGTTGGTAGTAGTGTTTTAATTAATAGTGAAAAATTTATGATTTTAAATATTTTTGAAAATAATATTTTAAGATGTATGAGATCTCAAACTGGAATATCTCATAGTATATCATCTTTAGTTGAAGAAATTCCTTGCATATTTAAAATAAATTTAGATTCAAAATATTTTAAATCTAAAAATAAATCTATAGTTTATTTTAATCCGAATGATTCTGTGGGTGTTGGTACTTTAGAGGGTAAAGAAACATTGATAACACAATATTATGGAGATTTTTCTAAGAAAGTTTCTATTCCAACTAGAAGTATTTACATTCCAAATCATCCATTTAATACAAATGATCTTATAAAATTATCATCAAGTCAATCAGTAGGAAGTGCTTCTATTTTAGTTTCTAATACGTCATCTGGATTTGAATTTGGATTACCACCAGAAATTAATGAAGATTCTTATCTTTATGTAATTAATAAATCAAAAGATTTTATTGGAATAGTAACACAAATTGGTCTTACAACAACAACATCAGGTTTATATTTTGCATCAAATGGATCTAATAAATATGATTACAAAATTGAATCTGTATTAAATTCTGATGAAATTTTAACTGGTACAGTATCTAAAATAAAAGCAACGATTAATACTTATACTAATCATAATATACAAAATGGAGAATTTATTGATCTTAAAATAAATCCAAATTTAAGTGGAATAAGTACATTAAAATATAATCCAGATTTTAATGTTTTATTAGTTAATCCAGAAGTTTTTGGATCTTCTTCTGTTGATATAAGTAAAAACACAATTACAATACCTTCGCATAGATTTGAAACTGGTCAAAAAGTTTTTTACAATACTTCAAGTTACAATAGTGGTGGAATTTCAACTGGAATTTATTATATTAATAAAGTAGATAGCAATAAAATAAAACTATGCGAAACTAATTTAGATGCTATTTCTTTTCCAGTAAATGAAATTAATATTCAAAATTCTGGGGGATCTTCTCAAGAAATAAGCAAAGTTAATCCACAAATATTATCAATTAGAAATAATGATGTGATATTTGATCTTTCAGACTCATCTTTAAATGGATATGAATTTGATCTTTTTTATGATAAAAATTTCAATAAAAATTTTGTTTCAACTGCATCAACATCTCAATTTAATGTATCTAGAAGTGGAACTATTGGAGTAAATGGAGAACTTATAGTTAACTATGATGATAAAATTCCATCATTTTATTATTCTTTGATTAAAGATCATAAACCTATTTTTTCAAATGAAAAAGAATCTGAATATCAAGTAATTTTTGTTGATAGTTTTTATAATCAACAAAATTCTGTAGTTTATCAATCTTCAAATACAAGTTTTTCAATTTCTTTAAAAAAAATACCAGAATCTTTGGAATATACAAACCAAAATTCTAAGATTGAGTATACAACTTCTTCAAAAAATACAACTGGTCCAATTGCATCGGTAAAATTATTAAGTGGAGGATCTGGATATAAAAAAATACCAAGAATAGTAGGAGTAGATACTTCTTTTTCTGGAAGAATTCCAGGAAAAAATGCCTACATTAATGCAACTACGAAAAGTATTGGAAAATATAAATCTATAGAAATTTCTAATGATGGGTTTGATTACCCTTCTGACAAAACTTTACGCCCATCAGCAAATTTAAATAATTTACTAATACTAAGTGACAATGAAGAAATTTCAGAAATTAATGTTGTTTCTGGAGGTAAAAACTTTTTATCTAAACCAAATTTAGTTTTAGTTGATACTTTAACAAGACAACCTGTAAATTCTGGAATACTAGAATTATCTTTAAATGGAAGTTCTATAGGTTCTGTCAAAATAATATCTAGACCAAAAGGACTAAGATCTGCTGTTCATAGATTATATACTGTAAATAACAGCAATGGTGTTACAATTATTGGTGTTACAACTTGTATTGATGGTATAGTACATGCTTTAGTAAGAACACCTCCAATTTATGGATTTGTAACACCACCATTTAATGTTGGGGATTATGTTTTTGTAGAAAATGTTCAAAAAGGAGCAGTAGAAGACGAATTTGGTAATATTTCATTTCCCGGAGATGGTTATAATTCATCAGATCACGGATACAACTTTTTTAAAGTAACTGATTTTATAAATGACCCAGGAAATGCCGTTTTAAAATATGACATATCTCCATATACTTTAAATCCTGGAGTTTCAGTTTTAAGTCAATCTACATATAGTTCTGCAATTAATGAAAAATCTTATCCAATTTTTGATATAGTTCAAATAAAAAGTAAATTTTCTGATGGAGAATCTTTATATATTAATAATATTCCATCAAATATTGAAATAAGAAACGCATCCAGTGATTCACTCAATGTTTCAAAGACATCTCAAGAAATTAAAATATTTGATAAAGTAAAGGGAACTTTTTCAAATTCTCAAGCAACTGTAACTGATATATTTACATATGATGCTAGATTTAATTATTCATCTTCAAGTAAATCTAAATCTGGATGGATTACTGATGTTGGAAAATTAAATTTAGATACACAAGCATTACCAGATAATGATTATTATCAAAATTTATCTTATTCTATTAAAAGTGATGTAGAATATGATAGATATTCTGAAGCTTTAAATAAATTAGTTCATCCTGTAGGAACTAAAAGTTTTGGAGAAATTGGATTTAGTTCTGGAGGAAAAACTTCAATAGCAGGAACTTCATCTCTTTCAACAGTTTTAAATTTAGATAATCAAAAACGAGTAGATATTATTAAAAACTATGATATTGCTTTTGATTATGAAGCAACACAATATTTTTCCTCAAATGTCAGATTACTTAATAAAAAACTTTCAAACTACATTGAATGCAAATCTAATAGAGTTTTGCAGATAGATGATATAAGTAATAGTTTTTCAAGCTCTGAATTTAACAAAGATGAATTTTTAGATTCTGTTACTTATGATATAACTGATTTTTATTCCAAATTTTTAGTTCAAGTCTCAAATATTAAAAATTTAGAATCCGATAAGGTATCATATCAAGTTTCTGATTTAGTTGTTCTTAATGATTTTAAAAATACTTATACTTTAAATAAATCTAATATATTTACAAATTTTGATCTTGGGTATTTTGAAGGTAAACTTAATAACGTTGGAGATCCTGCATTAGTATTTAATCCAACAGATCCTTATGAAACTAGTTATAATATAAAAATTTATAGGGAGTATTTTTCACAACCAAATATAACTGGATTTGGAATTACAAACTATGGATTTCTTAGATTGTTTAGTGAATCTAGAGAAGTAAAAGGAGAAGTAGGATTTAGTACATCAGTTTTTAGAGCTTTATCTGCAGATTACCATACTATACAATCATCTTCATTAATAATTAATACTAAAGATTATTCATTAAATTATTATGAAGTAGTTGGAACTTATGACGGAACGAATACTCATTTAGCAGAATATTATTTTGATTCTTCACAATATTTTGGAGGATATTCATCTGGTTATATTGGAACTTTTGGATTAACAGTTAATTCTGGAGTGATTAGTTTATCATTTTTCAACAATACTAGCGATAAATTAATTATTAAAAATAAAACTGTTGCTATTGGGAAACCAGAATTGGGAGAAGGAATTCATAGATTTTTAGTGGAGGATCAAATTCCTGGATCAGAAAGAACTTCAAGAATTGAAAGTAATTATAATCTTACTACTGGTATTTCTACTATTACATCATTTGATAGTGCAACAGAATCATTATTAAAATCTTTAATAAGAGTTTCTATTGGTTCAACTATAGCAATTTATCAAGTTATTGTAATTTCAGATCAAACTTACACTAAACTGCAAAGTGATCCTTTTATAACAGTTGGCGAATCTAGCGGTATTGGAACATTTTCAACAAATAACGATGGTTCTTTGGTTAATCTTGTATTTCATCCACATAATAAATTTTTAGAGTCCGCGATAACTATTCAATCAGTTGATCAATATATTTACGCAGAATATGATGAATTTAATATTCCAGAGATACTTTCATATGGTGCTTCTAGAGAAAGAATCTATGTTAATAAATATGGTTCTATTAATAATTACGGAAAAGATAGATTAGATTTTGATTTAAATTGGAATAGAACACCAATATTTGAAAAAGTATTTAATCCTAAAAATACAAAGCAATTAAATTTAGAGACAGGTGTCATTACAATAAAAAATCATTTTTTTGAAGATAATGAAGAATTAATATATACACCATCTTCGACTTTAGTTGGTGTTTCTGCAACTGCTATAGGAATAGGATCCACTTTAGTTGGAGGAACTATTTTTACTGGAGATACTATAGTTGGATTCAAAACTATAACAGGAATTGCTTCAACTGATGGAATTATTACGACTGCAAATAATATTATTCAAGGTTTAGATATACCTAACAATACAAGTGTTATTAGTATAGGAATAACATACAGTTATTTTGTGGGAAATGTTTCTTCTGGATCTTCAGTTATTACTGGAGTTGCAAATACATCCATATTAAAAGTTGGTTCTGGAATATATTCTGACGACAATACTCAATATGGGACAATAATTTCTATTGGAATAAATTCAATAACTTCGTCATTAGCAAGTCTACCATCAGGATCAGAAAAAGTTTATTATTCTTCAAATTTAAATTATTCTGCTACATTATCAAATGTTTCAACAGGAACTTCTTTTAGAAATAATTTTCAAGTTGGTATTATAACAACTATTTGCCCCTCAACAGTATATGCCAAAAAAATAGATGAAAATAATTTTTCAATAACTGGTGTTAAAAACGGTATAGGATTTACATTTACTAATTTCGGGGGTGGAAATTATCATAAATTTGAAATGAAGAAAAAATTAGAAAAAACAGTACTAACTGTTAATGGTGTTTTACAAACACCATTAAGTTATACTCCGTTGTCAAAAACTTTATCCAATAACCTTGGTGGATTAGTTAGTGCTGGAACTTCATTTATTTCATTATCTGGTATATCTTCTATTCAACCTGTTGATATACTTAAAGTTGATGATGAATATATGACTGTTATTAATGTTGGATTTGGAACTACAGTGGTTGGACCAATAAGTGGATTAGGAACATTTGCATTATGTAACGTCAATAGAGGATCTTTAGGAAGTATATCTACTACTCATACTGATAATACTGATATTAGAATATATAAAGGATCTTATAATATTGTTGGAAATAAAATATGGTTCTCTGAAGCACCAGATGGTAAAGGAAATAATGCTTTATTTGGTGATAACTATTTACCATTACCAAAATCAACATTTAATGGTAGAGTATATTTAAGAAAAGATTATACAACAAATAGAATTTATGATGATATATCTTTAAATTTTACTGGAGTTGGAAGAACATTTAGTTTATACTCTGGCGGTAAAGTAGTATCAGATGCTGTTCCCGGAAATAATATTTTAATTTTAAATGATATATATCAAACTCCAGATACTACAAATAACACAAATAATAATTATGAAATATTAACTTCTGGTGGTATTTCTAGTGTAAGGTTTAAAGGAATAACTTTACCAAATACATCAGAGTCATTTACTGTGGATTATGATATAAATCAAAATGATTTACCAAAAGGAGGTGTATTAGTATCTTTAGCTTTCACTGGTGGACATGGATATGCTCCATTAATAGGAGTTCCATCTGATGTCTTAGATGTTAAAGTCGGTGCTGGAGGATCAATTAAATCTATTGGATTTACAACTTCAATAATAGTTGGTTTAGCAGTAACTGGTAATATTGGAGTAACAACAAACATTGTAACTGGAATTAATACTGATAGTATTAAAGTCAATCAAAAAGTTATGAATATTTTAAATAAGTATGTTGATGAAATAAAATTTGTCCCTCAATATGTAAATTTAAAAGTACCAAACATAACTAATATTTTACAATTTGATACTTTAGTGTCATCAGTTGGTATCAATTCGATAACATTATCAAAACTAACAACTAATACATCTTCTTTAACAACTTCATTTGGATTTGATTTTGGAGATGAATTTAGAGGATCTGGATATTATAGTTCAGTATCAGTATCTATTGCAGATACTTCTCATGTTGGATTATCAGCAACAATAACTGCTAATGTTGGTTCTGGGGGATCAATAACTAGTTTTACAATTATTAATGGTGGAACTGGATATTCTAATCCAATCCCAGTTATTTCGGATCCATCTTATCAAAATCTTTCTATTAAAGGTTTGTTTAGACCATCTATTGGAAGCACAACAAAAACTGGAATAGGTCTTTCAATAACTGTAGTTGCTTCTCCATCAGAAAGAGTTGGAATTGGTTCTTCATATTCTTATATTAGTGATTTTATAATCACAAAACCAGGGTATTCTTTTGAACTTGGAGATGTATTTGAATTAAATGGATTAACAACTGCTGCTGGAATTAGCAAACCATTAGAACCATTAACATTTACTGTTACTGAAGTTAAAGCAGATACTTTTGGTGCTTGGCAAGTTGGAGAATTTGATTTTGTGGATACAACAAAACCTTTACAAAATGGAGTTAGAACAAGATTTCCCCTTATAAAAAATAACAAACTATTAAGTTTTGAACGTAGTAAAACAGATCCTGCAGCAGCAATAATTGATTTTTCAACAATATTATTAATTTTTATCAATGGTGTTTTACAGGAACCTGGAGTTTCTTATGAATATAATGGAGGGACAACATTTAAGTTTTTTGAAGCTCCAAAATATGAAGACAATGTATCAATATTTTTCTATAGAGGAACTGCTGGAATTGATAGTGTTGAAATAAATGTATATCCAACTATTAAACCAGGAGATTCTATACAAATTAATAAAAATGAAGGTTTACCATTTACTATTGGTCAAGACCCAAGAGTAATTTCTTTTATAACTTCTTCAGATTCTTTTGAAACTGGAATTTATTTAGGAGAAGGCGTTGACGAATTAAATCCAAAGCCAATGGATTTAATTCCACAAAAAACAGATCTTGTTACAAATTTAATTACTCAATATAAAGACAGAGATAGTTTAGAGAGTCAAATTTTTCCAACTGCAAAAATAATAAAATCAGTTTCAAATTCTGATACTGAAATATTTGTTGATAACGCTCAATTTTTTAAATATGAAGAAAATCAATTTGATCTTAGTATTCCAAACTTTAATGGATTAATAGTTCAAAACGGATCTCCAATTTCTGCAGCATTAACTGCAACGGTCTCTTTATCTTCTACTATTTCTAAAATTACAGTAAATAGTGGTGGAAGTGGATATGCTGGTCTTGGTATTGGAAATAGTATTTTATTAAAATTAAGATCCGTTTCTTCCATAGGAGGTACAGATGCAATAATATCTGCAACAGTATCAGCAGCTGGAACAATTACTACACCAATTTATATTTCAAATTCTGGATATGGATATACATATTCAAATCCACCAGAAGTTATTGCACCCATTTCCGCAATACCAAACGAGTTAGTTACTGATATTAATTTTGTACAAGGTTTTTCTGGAATAATTACTGGAATAACAACTTGCCCAGGTATAGGGACAAACTTGGCACTTAAGTTATTTACTTCGTATGATCAAAACATAAATGTAAGTAATTTAATTGTTGGATATCCAATATATGTATTTGATACTTCTATTGGAAATGGAATAACTTCAATCAATTCAAATGAATTGCAAATTGTTTCAATTGGTAATACTTATTGCGATAATATATACCAAGTTCATCAAATAACAAATTTGAATCTTAAAGGAGAAATAATATGCAATATATCAGATAAAACTTCAGTAATAGGTCTCAAAACAACTGGATCTTCTTTAAAAGGAAGATTTTCTTGGGGTAAATTTAGTTCTGTGAAAAGATCAGAAACTAATCCATTATCTATAGATTTATCTAATTATACTGCATCTTCTGGGTTGTCTTCATTCCCAACAATCCAAAGAAGAGGTTATGGGTTAAGAGAATTGGGAGGATTGGTAAAAATATTCTTGGATTAAATTATAAATAAAGATAACATAAACGAATTATAAATGTCGGCAATAGTTACTGATCAATTTAGAGTTTTAAATTCTGAAAATTTTGTAAAGTCTGTACAAGACCCAAATAATTCTTACTATGTATTTTTAGGTTTGTCAAATCCATCTTCGGTAGGTTTTGGTAGAACTTCTAATTGGGATTCAAGTATTCCTTCACCAACTGATAATTTTAATTATTTAAATCATGTAAAAGATACTATTCTTTTTGGAAAAAGAATAACAAGTGATAATGTTAGAAGATTAGTAAGAAAAGTTCAGTGGACAAAAAATTCAATTTATGAAATGTATCGCCATGACTATTCAGTACAAAATCCATCTCCAAAAACAAGTTCATATAGATTATATGATGCAAATTATTACGTAGTTAATAAAGACTATAGAGTTTATTTGTGTGTAGATAATGGATCTAAATCAACAAATAGATTAGGAAATCCTTCTCAAGATGAACCTTTATTTGTTGATTTAGAACCATCTAGAGCAGGAGAAAGTGGTGACGGATATTTATGGAAATATTTGTTTACTGTTTCTCCTAGTGATATAGTTAAATTTGATTCTATTGAATATATACCAGTTCCGGAAAATTGGGCCACCACAACCGATGCCGATATTAAGGCAATTAGAAGTAGTGGAGATTCTTTAATAAATGAAAACCAAATAAAAAAAGTTTATATAGAAAATCCAGGAACTGGTTACAATTCTTCAACAGAATCTTTAGACATAATAGGTGATGGAACTGGGGCAAAAGTTATTGTTGATGTTATTGGTGGAAAAATAGATAATGTTTTAGTTTCTAATGGTGGAAAAAATTATACTTATGGTAGAGTTGATTTATCTCCAATAAATCAAGGTGCTACTTCATTTGCACATTTAATACCAATAATACCACCATCAAGAGGGCATGGGCATGACATATATACTGAATTAGGATGTGAAAGAGTTTTAATATATGCAAGATTTGATGACTCTACGAAAGATTTTCCTTCTGATATTAAATTTGCACAAATAGGGATTCTTAAAAATCCAACCATAGCTGGATCTGCATCATCAATATACTATGATACTACATTTTCAAATTTATATGCGCTGAAATTAAATGAATCTACTGTAGCATCTCCTCAATTAGCAATTCCAGGAGCAAAAATATTTCAATCAATATCTGGAGTTGGTACTGCAGTTGGTTATATTGCTTCTTATGATTCCGAAACAAAAGTTTTAAAATATTTTACAGATAGATCTTTATATTTTAATGATTTATCTTATGACCAAAAAGATTCTAAGAGTGTATTTACACAATCTTCTGCTATTGGATTTTCCACATCTGGGGGATTAATAACAACACAAGAAGGTTTTAGTGCTGCTATTGATGCATCATTTCAAGAAAGTGATTTATTCGTCTCAAATTCAAAATCAATTGATTTAAACACAAATTTTGTAAATGGAATTGCTTCACCAGAAATAAATAGAAGATCTGGAGAACTAATTTATATTGACAACAGACCTGTTGTTAATAGAAATCCAAAACAAAAAGAAGACATTAAAATCGTACTGGAATTTTAAATTAAAATGGCAAAAACAAATTTAAACCTATCACCATATTTTGATGATTTTGATGCAACAAAAAATTTTTATAAGGTTTTATTTAAGCCTGGATATCCAGTTCAAGCCAGAGAATTAACAACTTTACAGTCTATACTTCAAGATCAAATTTCTGCAATAGGAAAAAACTTATTCAAAGATGGATCTGTTGTAGTTCCTGGAGATGTTTCTTATGATTCAAATTATTATGCCGTTAAAATAAACCCTATTCATTTGGGATTAGATGTAGAATTTTATTATAAAGAATTAATAGGTAAAAGATTATTGGGAGATGTATCTCAAGTTACTTGTGTAGTTCAAAACGTTTTATCTAGGAATGATTCTATAGAAAATGTTACTACTTTATATGTCAAGTATTTAAAATCAGATTCATCTTTTAATAATTCTGGATTCTCTGATGGTGAGACCTTAACTTTATTAGATAATATTAAATACGGAAATACTACTATTACATCTGGAAATACAATAGCATCTTTAATTGAATCAAATTCAACTTCTACAGGATCAGCAGTATCTATATCTCCTGGAATTTATTATATAAGAGATTTTTTTGTAACTGTAGATAAAGATACTATAATTTTAGATCAATATTCAAATACACCTTCATACAGAGTTGGATTAAGTATTTCTGAAGAATTTATAAGTGCTTATGATGATAATACACTATATGATAATGCTAAAGGATTTACTAATTACTCAGCTCCTGGAGCAGACAGATTTAAACTAAAAGTTAAATTATCAAAACAACTTTTAAATGATTATGATGATACTAATTTTATTGAAATTCTTAGAATTACTAATGGTGTAGTCAAAAAAATAAAAGACTCTACAGATTATTCTTTAATAAAAGAATATATTTCTAAAAGAACATATGAACAATCTGGTAATTTTTCATTAAGTCCATTTTTTGTGGATGTTGCAGATTCTTTAAATAATTTAACAGATCAAAAAGGTTTATTTACTAGTAATGAAAAAACTGAGCAAAATAATACTCCAAGAGAAGATATATTTTGTGTAAAAATTTCTTCAGGTAAAGCATACGTTAATGGAAATGATATAGAAAAATCATCAACAACAATTTTAGATTCAAGAAAAACTAGATCTTTAAATGTTTCTCCACAATCTCCCATTTTATTTGAAATGGGAAATTTGATAGTTTTAAATAATGTATCTGGATGTCCTGCAATAGGAGTTGGAAATACTTATACTGTTTCATTTTTTAATAAAAGAAAATCAAGCAATACTGCAGGATCCGGAACTACTATAGGGAAAGCAAGAGTATACTCTTTTTCATTGAGTGATGATACATATAAAAATGAATCTTCCAGATGGAATTTATATGCATACGATGTACAAACGTATACTAAATTATTATTAAATACATCTACTAATAATACAGTAAATGTATCTTCATATGTTAGAGGATTAAGTAGTGGAGCTTCTGGATATGTAGCAGAATCTCCAAATAATAGTAATATTTTATACATTTATCAAACATCTGGTTCTTTTATAAAAAATGAACAAATAATTATTGATTCAAATAAAGATTTAATTAGAACTGTATCAGATATTAAAGTTTATGGACCCCAAGATATAAAATCAGTATATCAAGATTCATCTATTTTATCTGCAAGTGGATTAAGCACAGATTTTTCTGCCGACATATTTTTACAAAAATCTATTTCTCAAAATTTTAATCCATCAGACACTATAACAATTAATCCAAATTTATCTGGAATTAGTACTGTTACTTCCTCATCTGGACTTAGTTTTGTTGGTATAAAAACAGAATCTATTATTAGATATCAAGTTTCTGGTTTATCAACCGAAACTTATAATAGGGTTGTGTATGTTAGTGAAGATGGATTAAAAATGCACGTTGAAGCAATTCCAACTGTAAATAATGTATGTGTAGGTTCTTTGCCGACAGGAAGTTCAGTTACCTCTACATTTTCTTTGGGCGAATCTACAATTAAAAATAAAGAAAAATCAAATTTATACGTCAATTTAACTAATAAAAATATATCAAATGTTGATTTATCTTCTTCAAAAATAACGTTAGTTAAACAAGTGTCCCAAAAAAGTACGTCTTCTTTAGGACAATTATCTTTAGGAGTTTCTGGAGATTTTTCAATAACTAACGGATATTTTGAACCTTTTTCTCCTGGTAGGTATTCTATTTTTTATAGCGACGGATCAGTAGAAAAATTAAATTCTGAAAAAGTTGAGATTACAAACAATGGATCTGATATTACTTTTTATGGTTTAAAAGCATCACAATCAGCAAACGTAACTGTTGTATGTACAATAACTAAAAATTTAATTAGAAGCAAGTCAAAAATTTATAAAAGAAGTCAACAATTATTAATAGATAAAACTTCTTTACAAATTTCTAATGGTATTAGTGGATTAACTACTAGTAATTATTACGGAACTAGAGTTGAAGATAATGAAATATGTTTAAATGTTCCAGATGTTTCTAAAATTGTATGTATTTATGAATCCACAAATTCAGGCGTACCAGTATTAGATAAATTAATTTTTCCAACAGAATCTGTAACAAATGCAATTATTGGAGAAAAAATATATGGATCTGTTAGTGATGCTGTTGGTCAAATAGTTAGTATTCAAAGTTCAGAAATAAATTTTGTATATTTAAATTCTAATAAATTTCAAACTAACGATACTATTTCATTTGAAGAATCTAAAATATCGGTTTCTTTATTGAATGTTTATAAAGGTTCGTATATAGATAAAACAAATGATTTTATTTTGGATAAAGGGCAAAAAGATCAATATTATGATTATTCAAAAATAATAAGAAATGTAGGAACAAATTCCCCGTCAAAAAAATTACTAATAATTTATAATTCTTTTGAAGTTTCTGAATCTGATTCTGGAGATTTATATACTGCAAATAGTTATAATACAAATAATTTTAAAAATGATATTTCCTCATTAAAAGATTCTGTTAGATCTTCTGATGTTTTAGATTTTAGACCAAGAGTATCAAAGTTTACATCATTATCTTCTTCACCATTTGATTTTTCTAGTAGAATTTTTTCGTCTAATCAATCATCACAGATAGTTGTTGCTCCAAATGAATCCACTACAGTTTCCTATTCGTACTATGTTCCCAGGATAGATAAACTTATTTTAAATAAAAATGGAAATTTTCAATTAATAACTGGTTTTGCATCTTTAAATCCACAAGAACCAGCATCGGTAGATGATGCTATGGATATTGCTAAAATAGAAATTCCAGCATATGTTTATAAAATAGAAGATATTAAAGTATCTTTAATTGAAAATAAAAGATATACTATGAAAGATATTACCAGATTAGAAGATAGAATTCAAAAATTAGAAAATTTTGCTTCATTAAGTTTATTAGAATTGGATGTCAAATCTTTACAAATTACGGATACTCAAGGATTAGGATTATCCAAATATAAGTGCGGGTTTTTTGCAGATAGTTTTGCGAATTCTACCATGGTAGATTATAACAATAAAGATGCAAAAGTTTCTATAAATTCTGAACTAGGTGAAATGAGTACAGATGTTTCTATTCATTCTTTAAAAACTCAAATACTACCAGCACAAAACATTAACTTAGAAACTGCAGATTACTCTTCTGATTTAAATTTAGTTGATTCTAACATTAAAAAAAGCGGAGATTTAATTACATTGAATTATTCCGAACTTGAGTGGGGAGATTTATCGCAACCTTTTGCAACAAATTCCGAAAATATTAATCCAAACGGATTATCAAATCACAATGGATACTTAAAACTTCGTCCATCTGTAGATTTATGGGTTAAAACTTTAAATCCATACAAAGGTTCATTTATAAGATCTCAAAGTGAATGGACTAATAATTATCTTTCTAATTTATTTTTAAATGGTGAATATAGTAAAAAAATGAGATCTAGAAATGTTGAATTTTTAGCATCTAATTTATTTCCATTAACTAATTATACTTCATCTTTTGATGGTTCTAGTTATATTAACATAATCCCAAAATTATTAAAAATATCAATGACAACTGGAATTTTTAATATTGGAGAAACTATAGAAGGATATGAAGGCAATGTAAAAGTTTTTTCGGCACGTTTGTGCTCACCAAATCATAAGTATGGTCCTTATAATAGTCCTTCAGAAACTTATACTTTAAACCCATATCAACAAACAGAAATTTTATCTGATTATTCACAATCAACAACAGTTTTAAATATAGATACATATTCTTTATCAGACAATGCTGATGGAAGATTTTATGGTTATGTTAGAAGTGGATTATTGATAGTCGGAAAAACAAGTGGGGCACAGTGCGTTGTTAGTTCCCAATCTTTAGTTACAGATAATTTTGGAGATTTGATTGGTTGTTTCTTTGTTAGCAATCCATTTTCTCAACCAGAACCATCTTCTACTTTTAATGTAGGTGATAAGACGTTTAAATTAGAATCATCATATACACAATTAAATAAAAGTACATGCGAATCTGTTCTTTACTTATCAGAAAATTCTAATTTTTCTAACAATAGTATTATTAGAAGACCTGTTTTGATAAATTCTTCTGCATCTTCAAGAAGTTATTTATCTCAAACTTTTAAAGTTGATAATACTGGAGGATTTTTAACTTCTATTGATTTGTATTTTAAAGAAAAAGATGCTTCTGAAAAAGTAACAGTAGAAATTAGGGAGGTCGATCTTGGGGGATCTCCAACAAATAAACTATTGCAGGATTTTGCACGAGTTCAGTTACCTCCAAATAAAATTAATATTTCTCCAGATGGTTCAGTTGCAACTAATTTTAAATTATCTTCACCATTATATTTGGAAAGAAATAAACAATATTGTTTATCAGTATATTCTCCATCTTCTTCATCATATTCTGTTTGGACTGCAATATCTAATAATCCAACAGTTACAACTCAAAATTATCCACAATCTGAACAAGTCATATATTCAAATCAATTTGTAGGCGGAAGTTTATACAAACCACAAAATGGAAATTCTCCAGTTCCATCTTTACTCCAAGATTTAAAATTTAAATTATACAAAGCGCAGTTTGTTTCTTCTGGAACAGCATTTTTTACTAATCCAATTTTATCTAACACTTCTGTAGAAGAATTTTATGATCAAAATATTGAAACTTTAGTTGATAATCCAATAACAGGATTTCCTAGAAAACTTATTATTGGTATTACCACTTCATATTTAAATAATTTTTATAATTTTGGTAAAAGAATTAACTTTACTGGTGGAAATTATGGATTTATTGAAAAATCTGGTGGAAAAATATCAGGAGTAACAACAACTAATGTTGGGGCTGGATATTCAAATGGAACTTATTTAAATGTTCCATTATATACCATATCTGGATTTGGTCCAAATGTATTTAATGCTACTGCAAATTTAACTTTTACTGATAATAAACTTTCTAATACAGTTATAGTTCAAGGTGGAAGTGGATATTCTCCAGGAGATTTACTTGGAATATCTACAGGTTATAATCCACAAGGTTTTGGAGCACTTATATCAGTTTCTGATATAAATGGAACTGATACTTTATTATTAACAAATCTTCCAGGTGGTGATGTTCCTTTAGGTAATAACTTAATTCATTATGAAAATAATATTGCAGTTTCTTTGGCAGGAACAACTGTTATAAGAACTCCAGTAATCTACAATGATTTATATAGCGGAAACACTTTTAAAGTTGAGCACTATAATCATGGAAATCATGCAAATAATAATTATATAACAATAGGAGGAGTTTTTCCAGATACTTCTCCTGAACCATTAATATCTAACATTACATCAGCATCTAATCAAATATCAATAGCAAACACTTCATCCTTCTATACATATGATAACTCGGCAGTTGTTGGATTTAACACTGGTTATGTATTAATTAATAATGAAATTATGTCATATAGTTCAGTAAATACTGGATATTTACAAATATCTGCTAGAGGTGTAAATGGAAGCACTATTAGGAATCATAGTGCTGGTGATATGGTTTACAAATATGAATGTAATAATGTTGGATTAGTAAGAATTAACACTACTCATACAAAACCAAATTCTTCTTACTTAAAATCATTAGAAACATCTGATTGTTATTATCTACAATTCCCAAGAGAATATTATCCAAATTCTTGTTTTATTGAAGAAAAAACTTTTGGTGGATCTAATTGTAAAGCGTCACAAAATTACCAATATAATTCAATTATTCCTAAATTCAATACTCTTACTCCAGGAGGAACTTCAATAAACAGTTCTATTAGAACAATATCGGGAACTAGCGCATCTGGATCAGAAGTATCTTTTGTAGATCAAGGTCTTTCTCCTATTTTATTAAATGCAAAAAATGATTTTGATTCGACAAGATTAATATCATCCAGAATTAATGAAATTAATAATGTTCAATCTACACCTAGATTAAAATCAATGTTAATATCATTAACTTTAAGAACAGTTGATGTAAATGTTTCTCCAGTGATAGATTTGGTAGAAGGTTCTACTGTAGCATTGATTAGAAATAAATTAAATAGTCCAATTTCAAATTATGTTACAGATGATAGATCAAATATTTTATTAAATGATCCACATTCTTCAATATACATTTCTAAACAGATTAATTTATTAAAACCTGCATCATCTCTTAAAGTTATAACAAATTGTTATAAATCATCTTCTAGTGATTTTAGAGTGTTGTATAAATTAATAAGACCAGATTCTAGTGGAGTTAAACAATCGTATGAATTTTTCCCAGGATATAGTAATTTGAAGGACATAAATGGAGATGGTATTGGTGACACTATTATCAATGAATCTTTAAATGATGGTACACCAGACTTTTTTGTCGGATCATCTGCCGAAGGCGAATATTCAGAATATGAATTTACTGCAGATAATTTGGGTCAATTTGTGGGATTTGTTATTAAAATAGTTATGAGTGGTTCAAACGAAGCAAAACCATTAAAATTTAAAGATATTAGAGCAATTGCATTAGCATGATGATACCAATAGAAGGACATAAAAATTTATATAGAGATGAAGAAACTGGAGCAATATTGAATACAGACACAATAGAATATAACAATTATATTAGAATGAGAAATGAAAAAATTAAACAAAAAAATGAATTAGATGAAATGAAAAAAGAGTTATATGAAATTAAATCTTTATTAAAGGAGTTGCTTAATGGATCCTGATAAAATTCAACTTGAAAATTTAAGTAAAAGTTTTGAATACTTCAAATATGCTTCTGAAATTGATAGTATAGATGATATTGAACAATTAAAAAATATAGCAAAATCTTACTATAAACTTTATCTAAAACAGCAAGAAGTTTTATCTTCTTTGTCTTTTATACATGGTAATGAAACATAAATACTTAATATATTACTTGGCATTACAATAATGGCATCAATATATGTAAGTAATCTTATTATTAATTCTGGAACATCCTTTTCTCAAGATTTTTTTCTAGAAGATAGTGCAACTAATTCTGCAATGAATTTAAATTCTGCAAGTGTTGCATCCCAAATGAGAAAATGGGCAGGAAGTACTGGTGTAACTACTTTTACAACATCTATTGTTAATGCCCAATCTGGACAAATTAGAATTAGTTTAGGATCTAGCATAACTTCTACATTAAAACCTGGAAGATATGTCTATGATGTTTTATTAACAAACAATAGTTCAACTTCAAGAGTTGTTGAAGGTATGGCTTTAGTTAGAGAAGGAGTTACTAGGTAAATTAATATGGCTAAACCAGCATCTAGACAACAATTAATAGATTATTGTTTAAGAAAACTTGGCGCACCGATTTTAGAAATAAATGTAGATGATGACCAAATAGACGATGCAGTGGATGATGCACTTCAATATTTTCATGAAAGGCACTTTGATGGTGTCGAAAGAATGTATCTAAAATATCAACTAACACAGGAAGATATTGATAGAGGATCTGCAAATGCAAAATCTCCAGTTGGATCTGGAATAGTTACGACAACAGCATCTTCAAATATTAATGGAGTTTCTAAAACATTTAATTTTTACGAATCTTCAAATTACATACAAATTCCAGATTCGGTAATTGGTGTTGAAAAAATATTTAAATTCAATGCCAGTACAATATCTTCTGGCATGTTTAGTATTAAATATCAATTGTTTTTAAACGACTTATATTATTTTAATTCAATACAACTTCTTCAATATGCGATGGTAAAATCTTATTTGGAAGATATTGATTTTTTACTTACAACGGATAAGCAAGTTAGATTTAATAAAAGACAAAATAGATTATATTTAGATTTTAGTTGGGAAGGAAATAATGTGGGGGATTTTCTTGTTATAGATTGTTATAGAATATTAGACCCGAATGATTTTACTAAAGTATATAATGATAGTTTTCTTAAAAAATATTTAACCGCTTTAATTAAAAGACAGTGGGGACAAAATTTAATTAAATTTAGAGGTGTAAAACTTCCTGGTGGAATAGAATTAAATGGTAGAGAAATATATGAGGATGCGGAAAGAGAACTTGAAGATATTAAACAAAGGATGAGTTTAGAGTATGAACTTCCACCGTTAGATATGATCGGATAATATGGCACTAAATCCCTTTTTTCTGCAAGGATCTCCTGGTGAACAGAGATTAATACAAGAACTTATAAATGAACACCTAAAAATATATGGTGTTGAAGTTTTGTACATACCAAGAAAATTTGTTAGAAAAGATACTATTTTTAGGGAAGTTAGTTCATCTAGATTTGATGATAATTTTTCAATAGAAGCTTATGTAAGTAACTTTGAAGGGTATGGTGGATCTGGAGATATTTTAACTAAATTTGGAATGAGTTTACGTGATGAATTGGTATTAATTATTTCAAAAGAACGCTTTGAAGATTTTATATCTCCATTTTTAGAAGGGATGGATGATAATGAAATAGTCTTGTCTACACGTCCTAGAGAAGGAGATATTATATATTTTCCACTAGGTCAAAGACTTTTTGAAGTTAAATTTGTTGAGCACGAACAACCTTTTTATCAATTGGGAAAAAATTATGTCTATGAATTAAAGTGTGAACTATTTGAATATGAAGATGAAATTGGAGGATTTTCTGATGTTAGTACTGCGGTCGATGAAATAGACGGAACTTTACAACAACAAGGGTATATTACATCTTTACAATTATTCTCATTTGGGCAAACCACAACAGCAACTGCTGGAATTTCTAGTGGATATGTTCGTAGAGTGTTTATAAACAACGACGGTAATGGATATACTGGAATTCCTACTGTTGGATTTTCTTCAGCTCCAGCAGGCGGAGTAAATGCTTCTGCGGTTGCAATTACAACATGTAAAGGTGGAGTTTGTTCAATTAAAGAAATATTATTAATAAATCCAGGAGCAGGATATACTTCTATACCATCTGTAACCATATATTCTAACGGAAGTGGTGTTGGTGCTGCGGCAACTGCAGAAATAGTAGAAGGATCTTATGGTGCAAAAGTTGTTGGTATTACTACGTATGGTGAAGGATATGTAAAACCTCCTTTAGTAACTTTTAGTAGTCCTCCTGTTGGATCTGGAGTTACTGCTACCGGTATTTCTGTTGTTGGTTCTTCTGGATCTATAACTCAAATATTAATTCGTGATGCTGGAATTGGTTATACAACTACACCAACAGTAACAATTGCTCCACCACCTTTATTAACTGGAATAGGAACTTATTCTTTTAATGAAGTTATACGTGGATTAGAATCAGGAACAACTTCTAGAGTTAAATCATGGGATAAAGATACCAACATTTTAACGGTTGGTGTAATTGATGGAACGTTTATAGCAGGAGAAACAATAGTTGGAACTTCTTCTTCTGCAAGATATACATTAAAAGTAACGTCAGGAACACAATTTTCTGATAAATATGAACAAAACGATGAAATAGAAGAAGAGGCAGATCTAATTCTAGATTTCACAGAATCAAATCCGTTCGGTAATTACTAATGTTAGGAACTTATTACTATCACGAAATTATTAGAAAAACAATAGTTTCATTTGGAACTTTGTTTAATCAAATGTATATAAAGCATAAAGATGCTGATGGAGATACTTATAGTGAAATAAGAGTTCCTATTTCTTATGGTCCATCTCAAAAGTTTCTAGCAAGAATAGAGCAACAGGCAAATTTAAATAAACCAGTTCAAATTACATTACCAAGAATGTCATTTGAAATGAACTCTATTCAATATGATTCTTCAAGAAAATCCGGAGTTACTCAAACATTTAAAGCATCTGATGGACAAAATTTAAAAAAAGTTTATTTACCAGTTCCTTACAATATTGGTTTTGAATTAAATATTTTATGCAAATTAAATGATGATGCTTTACAGATTATAGAACAAATTTTGCCCTATTTTCAACCATCATTTAATTTAACAGTAGATTTAGTTGATTCTATAGGAGAAAAAAGAGATATACCTATTGTTCTGGATAATATATCTTTTCAAGATGATTATGAGGGAGATTTTTCTTCAAGACGGGCTTTAATTTATACATTACAATTTACTGCAAAAACATATCTATTTGGTCCTGTTGCTTCTACAACTGATGGATTAATTCGTAAAGTTCAAGTTGATATTCATACAAATACTGATATAGTTTCAGCAAAACGTGAAATGAGATACACTGTTCAACCAGATCCGATAAATGCTGAACCAGATGATGATTTTGGATTTGACGGTTCTTGGGAATACTTTGATGATTCTAAAACTTATAGTCCAACACAGCAAACTGATATTTAAATCATATGAAAAATAATTACGATAAATTGGATAAAGCATTAAACATTAGTAGTGAAATTATTGAGAGTGATTCTAAAAATTGTGATATTGAAATTATTAAACCAGAGCAAGATGATATTAAAAAAGATTATGAATATACCAGAGCAAATTTATATTCATTAATTGAAAAAGGACAAGAAGCAATTAATGGAATAATGGAACTTGCTGGTGAGGGTGGAAGTCCAAGAGCATATGAAGTTGCTGGTCAACTTATCAAAAATGTTGCCGATACAACTGATAAGTTGATAGATTTACAAAAGAAATTGAAAGATGTTGAAGAAGAAACGACAAGAACTACAAATAATGTAACAAATAATGCTCTCTTTGTTGGATCTACTGCGGAATTATCTAAATTACTAAAACAAGGTTTTCTAAATAATAAAGAGTAACATAAATTTATCTGTGGGTAAAATAAAACCATTTAAAACTGTTGAAGCGATTGCTAAAAAGCATCGTCTTGATGTTTCGTTTATACAAAAACAGTTGGATATGGGAGAACCCATAGAACATGAGCATACAAAAGATCATGAACTTGCTAAAGAGATAGCACTTCAACATTTGGACGAAATACCAGATTACTACACAAGACTTAAAAAAATGGAAACATCTGCAAAAAAAGAACATCAAAAATTTAAAGATGTTACTGAAGGAAAAGGTCTTTGGGCAAATATTCATGCTCGTAGAAAAGCAGGAAAACCACCCAAAAAACCAGGAGAGAAAGGATATCCAAAAACTTTAGATATTGAAGAAGGTCTTAAGCAAGCTCGTAAAAATGTTGGTGCCAGTAGGTGTTGGCCTGGTAAAGTTGCCAAAGGAACAAAAATCAAAAATGGACGTGAAGTTCCAAATTGTGTTCCAGAACAAGTAGAGATGGTTAGATATTGCCCTAGATGCCAAAAAGAAGAAACTAGAAATGAATGTAAATATGGTCCAAAATATTGGGACATGTTCTCATCTCCTGTTGCATTAGGATCAAATTCATATGATCCTAATTCTCCTCATCCAGCAAATGAAGAAAGAGATCATGAGCATTCTATGGCACGTTCGGAAATTTCAACCATTATTTCTGCTGCAAATAGACTCAAGAAAAAAATGAAAGGTGAGGGAAATATAGAAGCATGGGTTCAATCTAAAATTACAAAGGCGGCAGATTATTTGGATACTGCAGCAGATTATGTAGATAGTGGAGAAATGAAGTCGGAAAGTGTCGAATCTGGTCCAATTTTACCCAAAGAAAAAGGAAAAAGAGTTTTTCCAAAAGGAAAAGAACCAAGAGCAACGGGTGCAAAACTTCCAGATATTCGTAAGGAATCAGTATCTATTGAAGATGCAAACGGAAATACTTTTGCAAACGTTGTTGATATAATTGGTCCAGATCATATGAAACCAATTGTTGATAATAATGGAGTTTGGAAAGGAAGTAAGCAACAAACTGTTTCAGAACAAAAAACATTTCATTATTTTATGGAAAAAGTTGAAAAGTCAAAAATGAAATGCAATTCCCCAAAGTCTGATCCTGTGGGTGATTCTCTCACGGGTAAATCTCATGTCGTAAAAGCATGTTCTGGAGGAACCGAAAAGATCATTCGTTTTGGTCAAAGAGGAGTTAAGGGATCTCCAAAAAAAGAAGGAGAATCAAAAGCATATGCAAGTCGTCGCCATAGATTTAAAACAAGACATGCCAAAAATATTGCTAGAGGACCAATGTCTGCAGCGTATTGGGCAAATAAAGTTAAGTGGTGATAAAAATGAAATCTTTCAAACAATTTTTAAACGAATCAATCACAATTAATGGCGATTTTAATGGTACTTTAAATGTTGGTGGTTCTCAACCAGAACAAGCAAGTGAGTCATTTTTTGCTGATATAGTCTGGGAAGGAAAACTTTATCGTTTAGAAGTAGAAGGCAAGATGCTTTCTAAAAATGAACTTACTGAACAAATTCAAGGAGAATATCCTGGCGCAATCGTTCATAATGTTTATCCTGCTCAAGTAAATACCTCAAGAATTAAAAACGCACAAAGATATCAACCAGAAAGATTATCATGGGGTGAGTGATTATGAGTTTTAAAAATTATATTTGGGATGAAAATTTTGAATTGAATGTTGCGAGGGGCAAGACTCGTGGTGCATCAACACTTCATAAATTTGGTGCAACACCAGGACAAGCAACAAACACTACAGCATCAGTTTGGGATAAACCAGATACTTTGTATCCCTGGAGTGCATTTAATACTGCAGGAGTTCTTGTAGCAGCACAAGCAAATGCATCAGACAATGGCAAACAAGTTACACTGATTGGACTTGATGCAAATTGGAATCAAGTTTCTGAAGTTTTTACTTTATCAAGTTCTGGAACAGTAACTGGAACACAAGTATTCAAAAGAGTTTTTCGTGCATATATTTCTTCTGGTGCAGAGAATGTTGCACAAGTTAGTTTTTCTAGGAATGGAACAGAAGTTCTTAGAATTACTGCAGGACTTGGACAAACCCTGATGGCAGTTTATACTGTTCCTGCAGGATACACTGGATACTTATACCAAGGTGTTTGTAGTGCCCAGGCAGGTGCAGATGCTACTGGATATATGAAGTTTCGTTTTGCAGATGAAACCGCATTTAGAGTTGGTCATACTTTTGAAGTGTCTGGAGATGGTGGAGAGTATTTTTATAAATTTGCGTTCCCAATACAAATGCCAGAAAAAACTGATATTGATGTCAGGTTAACATCAAGAAGTAATAATGGTAGATATACTGCTGCTTTTGATATTTTATTGATTAAGAACGAATTATGACAATTCAAGATATTCAACTTAAGCAATCTGATGCTTACTTATCAAATCCAAATTTAAAAAGGGCAAATACATCATTTTCATGGACACAAGAGCAAATTATAGAATTTTTTAAGTGTAAAGAAGACCCTGTTTATTTTGCAAAAAATTACATTAAGATTGTTTCTCTTGATCATGGTTTAGTCCCATTTGATCTATACCCATTTCAAGAAAAATTAATTAATAATTTCCATAAGCACAGATTTAATATTTGTAAGATGCCCCGTCAAACGGGAAAATCTACAACGTGCGTTTCATATCTTTTACATTATGCTGTTTTTAATGATAATGTAAATATTGCAATCTTGGCAAACAAAGCATCAACTGCCAGAGATCTTTTACAGCGCCTACAACTCGCTTATGAGAATTTACCCAAATGGATGCAACAAGGGGTTTTGCAGTGGAATAGAGGTTCTCTGGAGTTAGAGAATGGATCTAAAATCATCGCAGCATCAACATCTGCATCTGCAGTTCGTGGTGGATCATATAACATTATATTTTTGGACGAATTTGCGTTTATCCCAAACCATATTGCAGATGATTTTTTCGCATCAACTTATCCGACTATTTCATCTGGAACATCAACAAAAGTAATCATCGTTTCCACCCCACGTGGAATGAATCATTTTTACAGAAAGTGGCATGATTCTGAAAGAGGTAAAAATGAATATGTACCAACTGATGTTCACTGGTCCGAAGTTCCTGGAAGAGACGAAAAATGGAAAGCATCTACAATTGCAAACACTTCTGAACAGCAATTTAAAGTTGAGTTTGAATGTGAATTTTTAGGATCCGTTGATACTTTAATCAATCCTTCTAAATTAAGAAATTTAGTATATGAAGATCCAATAAAAAAACATAAAGGATTGGATGTTTACGAAGATCCAATAGATGGACACAATTATATGATTACAGTTGATGTTGCAAGAGGAATAGGAAATGATTACTCTGCATTTGTTGTTGTAGACATAACTTCTTTTCCATATAAAGTAGTTGCAAAATATAGAAATAATGAAATAAAGCCCATGCTTTTCCCAAGCGTCATAGAACCTTTGGCAAAGGCATACAATCATGCTTGGATTTTAGTTGAGATTAATGATATTGGAGATCAAATAGCAAATATATTACACTATGATTTGGAGTATGATAACATTTTAATGTGCTCTCAAAGAGGTAGAGCAGGACAAATAGTAGGAACAGGATTTAGTGGTAAAAAATCCTATCTTGGAATTAGAATGACTGCTGCAGTTAAAAAGCTAGGTTGTTCTAATTTAAGAACTCTTATAGAAGATGATAAGTTATTAACTAATGATTATGATATTATTAGTGAGATGACAACCTTTATTCAAAAAAGTAATACTTTTATGGCAGAAGAAGGTTGTAATGATGATTTAATGATGTGTTTAGTTATCTTTGCTTGGTTAGTTGCACAACCATATTTCAAAGAAATGACAAATGATGATATTCGTAAAAGAATATATGAAGAACAAGAAGAACAAATAGAAGCAGATATGTCTCCTTTTGGTTTTATATCTACGGGATTAGAATCTGGACCATCATTTACAGATAGTGATGGTGATACTTGGCATTTTGACGAATATGGTGATAGAAGTTATATGTGGGATTATATTTAAATGGATTTAGATGATCAAGTAGATTTAGAACATCTTTTATTTTTGGAACGAAAATGTAGATCTTGTGGTCAAATAAAAAATTTATTGGACGATTTTTATTTATCATACAGAGACAGAGGATCTTTACCATCATCATATTCTTATGAATGTAAAGAATGTACGATACAAAGAATAAAAAAATCTAGATTAATATGCCCCAAAAAAGAAATTATATCAGATTTTATAGAATATCCAGACTGGTAATTGTTCGTGGGTTATTTCCCCATCAGAAATAGTCTTTTTAATAAATAATTTTAGAATATTTCTGGAAAAGGAGACAAGAAGATGCCTTTAAATTTAGCATCTCCTGGAGTTATTGTAAGAGAAGTTGATGTAACAGTTGGAAGAGTTGACCCATCATCAAGCACTGTAGCCGCAATTGTTGCGCCTTTTGAAAAAGGTCCAGTTGAGAGTTCAGTTTTGATTCAAAACGAACAAGAATTATTGGCAAATTTTGGACAACCACGCAATTCAGCAACTCATTATGAAACTTGGTTTACCGCTTCATCGTTCTTGGCATATGGTGGAAATTTACTAGTTTTAAGATCTGATGGAACAAGTTTATATAATGCAGCAGTTGGAACATCTGCTGGTGCAGGAACAAGTATAAAGATCAAAAGTTATGATGATTATGTAAATAAAGGATACGATGAAACTGCAATTTCTGGTCACGTTGCTGTAGCAAGAAATCCAGGATCTTGGGGTAATGGATTAAAAGTTGCAATCATTGATGGTAAAGCTGATCAAATTTTAAGTGGAATAACAACAAGCAGTGTAGTTGTTGGTTATGGAATAACTCAATCTATTAGTGGAACTGTTAATGCTGGTATTGGAACAACTACAGTTTTAGATGGTTATATCAAAGGAATTATTACTGGAATTGGTGCTAGCACTTTAGATGTGAAAATATTGAGTTATGTTTCAGCATCTGGAACAGAATCTCAAATTGACTACGAACCACAAGGTGTTTACAGATTTTCTGTAGGTGTAGGAACTGTTAGAATTCACCAAAATGGTAGCGCAGTAGCATTATCAACTGTTACTTTTTCATCGGCACCAGACTGGTATGATTCACAATCCATAACTTTAGACAATGGTTCAATTGCATGGAATACTCTTGGACCAAGACCAGGAACTTCAAGATTTGCATCTTCTAGAGGAAGTAGATTTGATGAACTTCACGTCGTTGTTATTGATGGAGATGGAGGAATTACTGGAAATTCTGGTACTGTTTTAGAGAAACATTTATCCTTATCTAAAGCCAAAAATGCAGTTTATGCTGCAGGAAGTTCTTCTTATTGGAATAAGTATGTTTCTGAAGGATCTTCATTAATTTTTGCAGGTTCTCAGCCAACTGGTGTTGTAACTTGTGGATTTACAACTTCTTCATCTTTTTCATTAGGTACAACTAAGAACTGGAATACTGTTACTGAAAATAATACAGTATTTAAATGTTTAGGTGCAGAAACCTATTCATTATCTGGAGGAAAAAATTATGATGGTCAAACAAGTTTAGACAATAATGCATCCTTAGTGTCATCATTGGCAGATTTATCAAGTGGATATGATTTATTAACAAATACCGAACAATATGATACTGATTTTATACTAATGGGATCGGCAGCTTATGATAAAGAGACTGCCCAGGCATTAGCATCTAAAATTATTTCAGTTGCAGAACAAAGACAAGATGCCATCGCATGTATTTCTCCATATAGAAATTCAATGTTGAATTTAAGTGGTACATCCCAATTTGTTCCTATAAATGCATCAACAATAACAGATAATGTTATTAGTTTCTATGCATCAATACCATCTTCATCTTATGCAATTTTTGATAGTGGTTATAAGTACATGTACGATAAATTTGCACAAACATTTAGATATGTACCATTAAATGGAGATATTGCTGGAATTTGTGCAAGAGCTGAGATAGCAAATGCTCCTTGGGTTTCACCTGCTGGAACATCAAGAGGTTCAGTTTTAAATGCAGTTAAACTTGCATATAATCCATCAAAAGTACAAAGAGATAGACTTTACTCTAATAGAGTAAATCCAGTTATTTTCTCTTCAGGATCTGGAATAATTTTATTTGGTGATAAAACAGGTTTAGCAAAATCATCAGCATTTGATAGAATTAACGTTCGCAGATTAATGATTTACATTGAAAATGCAATAAAAGCAGCTGCTGATGATCAATTGTTTGAATTTAATGATGAAACAACAAGAAGTAATTTTGTAAATTCAGTTGATCCTTTCTTAAGAGATATTCAAGCAAAAAGAGGATTATTAGATTACAGAGTTATTTGTGATGCAAGTAATAATACTGCCGCAGTAATTGACAATAATGAGTTTATTGCCGATATCTATGTAAAACCATCACGTTCTATCAATTATATTGGTCTGACTTTTGTAGCTACGAGAAGTGGTGTTTCTTTTGAAGAAATCGTAGGTAATGTTTAATCTTTCATCATAATCTAAAAATTACTTATTAGAGGTAAAAAAAATGGCATTAAAAACTCTCGATAGCTTTAAATCTCAATTAACTGGTGGTGGTGCAAGACCTAATCTATTTGAAGTCTCTATATCTTTTCCAACTGAATTAAATATTGCTGGTGGAAAACAACCAATTACTAAACCAGAAACAGGTACTGCTGGTGCTGCAGAAAGTATGCTTACTTTTATGGTAAAAGCTGCTGCTCTTCCAGCATCCAATATTACTCCTATTGAAATTCCTTTTAGAGGAAGAACATTAAAAGTTGCTGGAGAAAGAACCTTTGATACTTGGACAATTACAGTTTTAAATGATACTGATTTTAAAATTAGAACATCCTTTGAGCAGTGGATGAATGGAATTAGTAGAATTTCAGACGCAAGCGGAGATGTAAATCCTTCCAATTATCAACAAGACGCATTTGTTAGACAACTTAATCGCGTCGGTGATACTATGAGAGAATATAAATTTGTTGGAATATTCCCAACGAATATTTCACAAATTGATCTTTCTATGGATTCAACTGATACAATTGAAGAATATACTGTGGAATTCCAAGTTCAATATTGGCAAGCTGTTGCTGCTGCATCTGATACAACTAAGCCAGAAATTAAATAATAAATAGATATAACAAATTTATTTTAATTTTATACGATGCCAAGACTTTTTGGTTTTTCTATTGAAGATCCTGATAATAAAAAATCTAAAATTGTCTCCCCCGTCCCTCAAAATAATGAGGACGGGGTTGATAATTATATTGCAAGTGGTTTTTATGGTCAATATTTAGATATTGAAGGTGTTTTTAGAACTGAAAACGATTTAATACGAAGATATAGAGAAATGGCATTACACCCAGAGTGTGATGCCGCTATTGAAGATGTAGTAAATGAAGCAATTGTTAGTGATTTGTACGATTCGCCTGTTGAAATTGAACTTTCTAATTTAAACGCAAGTGATAAAGTAAAAGAAAAAATAAGAGAAGAATTTAAATATATTAAAGAATTGATGGATTTTGATAAAAAGTCTCATGAAATTTTTAGGAATTGGTATGTTGATGGAAGACTTTATTATCTAAAAGTTATAGATCCAAAAAATGTATCTGATGGTATAAAAGAGATCAGATATGTTGATCCTATGAAAATGCGTCATGTTAGGCAAGAAAAGAAAAAGGGAGATCCTAGAATCCCTATGTCTGCTGAAATGATTAATCCTATGAATGGTAGAGGTGATGATAGAAATGTATATTCTCCAGAGATAGAAGAATATTTCATATACACACCTTCTCCAAATTATCCAACTGGAATGGTATCCAGTTCTGGAGCACAGAAAGGAGTTAAAATTGCTAAAGATTCTGTTACTTATTGCACTTCTGGATTAGTTGACAGAAATAAAGGAACGGTTCTTTCATATCTTCATAAAGCAATTAAATCTCTCAATCAACTTCGCATGATTGAAGATTCTTTGGTTATCTATAGACTATCAAGAGCACCAGAAAGAAGAATTTTTTATATTGATGTTGGCAATTTACCAAAAGTAAAGGCAGAACAATATCTTCGTGATGTGATGATGCGCTATAGAAATAAAATGGTGTATGACTCCAATAATGGAGAAATTCGTGATGATAGAAAGTTCATGAGTATGCTTGAGGATTTCTGGCTTCCTCGCCGTGAAGGTGGTAGAGGAACAGAAATCACAACTCTTCCAGGTGGTCAAAATCTTGGAGAACTTGCAGATATTGAATATTTTCAGAAAAAACTTTACAGATCACTTGGTGTTCCAGAATCAAGAATTGCAAATGATGGTGGTTTCAATTTAGGAAGATCATCAGAAATTTTAAGAGATGAATTAAAATTTACTAAATTTGTTGGCAGACTGCGTAAAAGATTTGCCAACATGTTTACCGATATGTTACGGACACAATTAATATTAAAAAATATTGTTTCCCTAGAAGATTGGGAAAAAATGTCGGATCATATTCAGTTTGATTTTGTTTATGATAATCAATTTTCGGAATTAAAAGAAACTGAATTGATGACAGAACGTCTCAATTTAGTTGCAATGATGGAACCATATATTGGCAAATATTTTTCAGTTCAGTATGTAAGATCTAAAATTCTTCGCCAAACAGATGGTGATATTGTAGAACTAGACAAACAAATTGATAAGGAAATAAAGGATGGAATTATTCCAGATCCAGATTCAATTGATCCAATAACTGGAGAACCTTTGCCAATTGGTCCTTTAGGAGATGTTCCTACTGAACCAGATACAGAAAAGCAAGGTGCGGTTACTAATGCACAATCCCAAAAAGACGTTAAAAAAACCCAAATATAAATAATCATATAAATACACTAAATTTTTATGGATAACATTGTCGATTTGATTGCCACTGATTCTTCTGCTTCTGATATTTCAGATTTGATAAAGGATGCTCTTTTTGCAAAATCTGCCGAAAAAATTAATTCAATTCGTCCAGAGGTAGCTAGTTCTTTATTTGGATTTAATAGCGTAGGGGAAGAAGAATGACAACAAAAATTTTAGCAGGTGAAATAAATTTACCAACTACAACAGGAACAGCTACAAGTTTTACTGCAGCCACAGTTGTACGACTTGTAAATACTGATACTTCTGCACACATTGTAACTGTTGTAGAAACTCAATCTGGTGCTGGCGTTGGATCTATGACTATGCCAGCAGGAACAGTTGAGCAGATTGTTAAATCACCAAATCATTGTGTTTATGCAGATAGTGCTTTAGTTAAAGGAACAAAAGTAGGTTTTACAAATTAAAAAAATGAAACTCATCACAGAAGAAGTATCAAAGGTAAAGTTTATTACCGAAGGAAAAGGATCCCAAAAGAAACTGTATATTGAAGGTATTTTCCTTCAGGGTGATATTTGCAATCGTAATGGAAGAATGTATCCTATGGAAACTCTTTCACGTGAAGTAAGAAGATATACCGAAAATTTTGTTTCAAAAGGTCGTGCTCTTGGAGAACTCGGTCACCCAGATGGTCCTACTGTGAATCTTGATCGTGTATCTCACAAAATTGTTTCTCTTACTCAAGAAGGAACAAATTTTAGAGGTAAGGCACAACTTCTTGAAACCCCAATGGGTAAAATTGCAAAAGCTTTAATTGATGATGGTGTTTGTCTGGGCGTTTCTTCTCGTGGTGTCGGTTCATTAAAAATGACCAATGAAGGGCATAAAGTTGTTGGTGAAGATTTCATGCTTGCAACTGCTGCTGATATTGTTGCCGATCCTTCTGCACCTGATGCTTTTGTTCAGGGAATTATGGAAGGTAAAGAATGGGTTTGGGATGGTGGAATTCTTCGTGAAAAACTTGCAGAATCAACAAAGCGTAGAATTAATACATTAGTTGATCAACAAAGACTTGAGGAACATAAACTTGGTTTATTCCAAGAGTTTCTGTCAAATTTATAAATTAATAAATAAATATAGATTATATACAGAAATCTAAACAAATGTCCGTTGGTAGAAATTTACAAGAAATGGAAAACGTAGTAACCAAAGGAGCAAAACCTGCTGAACCAATGCCTAAGTTAACCAAGGGTATTCCCGATGGTCAAACAGGTAGTTGGGAAGATTTAGGTGGTCCTACTCCAGAAAATTATCGTTCAGACGACGATTCAGCAAAACTAAAGGATGCATCATCTCCTTTAGCTCAGGTTAAAAATGTGGTTAACAAAGGTGCAAAAGGTGCCGACCCTATGCCAGCGGCAATTGTTGGTAAAAAAGCCAGTTATGGTGAAGAGACTGAAACTGAAGAAGAGTTAATTTCAGAAGAAGAAACTGAAGAAGATGATGCTGAATCAGATGATAATACTAATAATGGCAAATCATCTAAGAAGAAAGAAAAGAAAGAAAAAAATGATGAGAAAAATGATGAAGATGAAATGAAGGAAGAGGTTGAAGAAGAAGGTGAGGATGTAGAAGAAGAGGAAGAGGAAGAAGAAATTGACATCGAAGAAGATGTCAAAGCACTTTTGGAAGGTGAAGATCTTTCAGAAGAATTCCAAGAAAAGGCACGTGTTATTTTTGAAGCTGCGATTAGATCAAAAGTTTCAGAAATTAAAGAAGAATTACGTGCATCGTATGAAGATGCACTAGTTGAAGAAGTTCAACTAATTAAAGAAGAACTTACAGATCGTGTTGATGCATACCTTGAGTATGTTGCCGACGAGTGGATTCAAGAGAATGCACTTGCAGTCGAGCACGGTCTTAAGACTGAAATGACCGAATCATTCCTTCAAGGAATGAAGGGTCTTTTTGAAGATCATTATGTAACAATCCCTGAAGATAGATATGATGTAATCGAGAGTATGGTAGATAAACTTGATGAAATGGAGACGAAACTCAACGAGCAAATCGAAAGAAACGTTGCTCTAAAGAAAAGATTAGCAGAGTCAGTTGCTGATGTAATTTTTGCAGAAGTATCTGAGGGTCTAGCACTTTCTCAGAAAGATAAACTCGCTTCTCTTGCTGAAAATGTTGAGTTTGAAAGTGAAGAAAACTATCGTGAGAAACTAGTTACTTTAAGAGAATCTTATTTCCCTTCAAGAATCGCTAGTGCTCAAAGAGATGACTCTGAGAACTTGTCTGAAAGTACAGATGTGCAAAATATTCAACCTCAAGTAGGTGGAATTATGGAAGCATATCTTCAGACTCTTGGCAGAGTTGCCAAAAAGTGATTTTTAAATTATAAAAATTCAAACTAACAATTTTAAAAAGAGGTAACACAAATGCAAGGGTTCAATTCCGAATACCTGCAGGAGAAGTGGGCTCCCATCCTTGATTATCAAGGAATGGATTCGATCAAAGATTCGCACAGAAGAGCCGTAACTGCCATCCTGCTAGAAAACCAAGAGAAAGCACTCCGCGAAGAGCGTGAGTTCCTTTCCGAATCACCAACCATGAACACTGGTTCATCTGGTGCAACTGCTGGTTTCAGTGCTAATGCAACTGCAGCAGGTCCTGTTGCAGGTTTCGATCCTGTTTTAATCAGCCTTATCCGCCGTTCAATGCCTAACTTGGTCGCTTATGACCTTGCTGGCGTTCAACCAATGAACGGTCCCACTGGACTTATCTTTGCAATGCGTTCAAGATACAACGGTCCTGCCGTTGCTAATGATGAAGCATTCTTCAACGAGCCTGATACTGCTTTCTCTGCTCAGGGAAGCACTCGTACAGAAGCTGGTCTTGGAAATCCATATGTAGCAAACTCCGATGGTTCTTCTGTTGGTTTTGGTACAACTGCTGCACATGGTGGAACCAATCCTGGTCTCTTAAGCCCAGATAGCAATACTACCCAAGCTGCTTATACACTTGGGCGTGGTATGGACACCGAAGATGCAGAATCACTCGGTGAAAGCGGTGGTGCCCAGTTCAATCAGATGGGCTTCTCAATCGAGAAGATCACTGTTACTGCAAAATCACGTGCTCTGAAAGCTGAATACAGCCTTGAGCTTGCTCAAGACCTGAAGGCAATCCACGGTCTAAATGCAGAAGCAGAACTCGCTAATATTCTTTCTAGCGAAATTCTTGCTGAAATCAACCGCGAAGTTATTCGTACCATCTATAAGGTTGCTAAGTCTGGTGCTCAGCACAACGTTGCAACTGCTGGTAAGTTTGACCTCGATGTTGACTCAAACGGTCGTTGGTCTGTTGAGAAGTTTAAGGGTCTTATCTTCCAAATCGAGCGTGATGCTAACGCAATCGCAGTTGAGACTCGTAGAGGAAAGGGTAACATGATCCTTTGCTCTGCTGACGTTGCTTCGGCACTCACCATGGCAGGCGTTCTTGATTACACCCCAGCTCTTAACGCTAACCTTCAGGTTGATGACACTGGCAACACCTTCGCTGGTGTTCTCCAAGGTAAGTATCGCGTATATATTGACCCATATTCGGGTGGTTCAAACCCAGGTGCTTCTGGTGGTCAGTATTACGTTGTTGGTTATAAGGGTTCTTCACCTTATGACGCTGGTCTCTTCTATTGCCCATATGTTCCTCTCCAAATGGTTCGTGCCGTTGGTGAGAACACCTTCCAGCCCAAGATTGGCTTTAAAACCCGTTACGGTCTTGTTGCTAACCCATTTGCTGAAGGAACAACCCAGGGTCTTGGTAGACTTACTGTTAATAGCAACCGCTACTACAGAAGAGTACAGGTTCTCAACCTCATGTGAGCAATTGCCACATATTTCCAGAGGGTCTTCGGACCCTCTTTTTTTATCTAAATAAAAATAAAAATGGCGAATACTGTTTTTAGTAATCAGATACAAAATAGAAACTTTTTATCACCAGTAGGATTTAAATTTACTCTACAAAAATATCAAAAAGTTTCTTTTTTCTCTAATGGTTGCAGAATTCCAGATATTACATTAAATACAGCAGTACAAAGTAATTATTTTAAATCTATTGATATTCCAGGTGATCAAATTGAATATGGTGATTTTTATTTAAGATTTCTTGTTGATGAAGATATGTCCAATTATATGGCGATTCATAATTGGATAACTGGATTAGGATTTCCAGAAAATCATGAACAATTTAAAAAATTAATCACAGATGAAAATGGAATGGAAGATCCAAAATTACAATTTAGTAATGGAACTTTACAGATACTAAACAGCAACTATAGAACAACTGCAAATGTTGTTTTTAGAGGTTTATATCCAGTTTCTTTAACTTCGTTAGAATTTGAGGCAACTGATAATGATATTAATTACTTTACAGCAGAAGCAACTTTCAAGTATACTATGTACAATATATTTGATAAAGATAATAAACTATTATGAATCTTGAACAAATTCAGGAAATGTGGGAAAAAGATTCTGTAATTGATCCTGATAATTTACACGACGAATCTTTAAAAATTCCCCAACTACATTCAAAATATTATACAGTTTATAATACAATAACTCTTTTGAGAGAAAAAGCAAGAGAAACTTATAATAAAGTCCGTTTAGAACGCTACAATTACTACACAGGAAAGGCACCAGCAGAGGTTTACGTGGAAGATCCTTTCCCATATAAGGTTAGAGAAAAAGAAGCATTACAGAGGCATATGGATGCCGACGAAAGATTAAATAAAATAGATCTTAAAATTAGATATTATGATATTATGCTTAAGTTTCTTGAAGAAATTATAAAAACAATTTCAAATAGAACTTTCCAAATCAAGAACGCAATTGAATGGCACAGGTTCCAAGCAGGTTTTAATTAAGCAAATAAATACTCATAAGTAATATTATGGGTATATGACTCATTTGATTATCTCAAAAAAGAATGAAGTATATCTTCAGGTAAAGGCAGAACCTCACGTTTATTACGAACTTCAAGATCAGTTTACCTTTGATGTACCAGGCGCAAAGTTTATGCCCCAGTTTCGCAACAAATACTGGGATGGAAAAATTCGTTTATTTAATACCCAAACTGGAGAAATATATGTTGGGTTATTAGATAAACTGATAAGATTTTGTGAAAATCATAATTATACTTATGAATTTATAAACAATAAATTCTATGGTCTTCCTTTTGAAATTAATGACATGATTTCAAAGGAAGGTGTCAAAGATTACATGAATTCTATCTGCAAGTATTCTCCCCGCGAGTACCAAGTTGAGGGAGTATACGACGCTTTAAGACATAATAGAAAGTTGTTGATATCTCCAACTGCTTCTGGAAAGTCTCTGATGATATACTCAATTGTGAGATATTACGTTGAGAAAGGGCAAAATACGTTGATAGTCGTTCCAACGACATCCCTTGTAGAGCAGATGTATAAAGATTTTGCAGATTATGGGTGGGATGTTGGTTCATTTTGCCACAAGATATATGCGGGTAAAGAAAGAGAAACAGACTCACAGGTCATCATTACAACCTGGCAGTCTATCTACAAACTTCCCCGTCAATACTTTTCAAGATTTAATGTGGTTGTTGGAGATGAAGCACACCAGTTTAAATCAAAGTCATTAGTATCTATAATGACAAAACTTTCTGATGCAAAATATCGTTACGGTTTTACTGGAACTCTTGATGGATCTCAAACTCATAAATGGGTTTTAGAAGGATTATTTGGACCTTCTTATAAAATTATTCGTACTGATGAGTTGATGCAGAAAGGTCACGTTGCAAAGTTAGATATTAATATTCTTCTATTGAAACACCCACCAAATAAATTTGAAACTTTTGAAGAAGAAGTTCAATATATTATTAATCATGAACGTAGAAACAAGTTTATTCGCAATCTTGCTCTTGATCTTAAGGGTAATACTTTAATTCTTTTTTCAAGAGTTGAAGGTCATGGACAACCATTATACGAACTCATAAATAGTAGCATCACAGATAATCGCCATGTATTTTTTGTTCATGGTGGTGTGGATACTGAAGACCGAGAACAAGTCAGAGAAATTACTGAAAAGGAAAATAATGCAATCATCGTTGCTTCTTACGGTACTTTTTCTACTGGTATTAACATCAGAAATCTACATAATGTTATCTTTGCTTCCCCTAGTAAATCAAGAATCAGAAACCTCCAATCAATCGGAAGAGTCTTAAGAAAAAGCGACAACAAAACAAAAGCAACTTTATATGATATTGCTGATGATATCAGTTATAAATCAAGAAAAAATTATACACTCAATCATTTAATAGAAAGAATTAAAGTTTATAACGAAGAAAATTTTAACTACGATATTGTAAACATACCGATTAAAAACTAATGGGAGAAGAGTTCTATAGCAGCATTAAATTAGTTAGTGGAGAAGAAATATTTTCATTAGTATCAATTGATGAAAATGATGGAGATCCTATTGTAGTGTTGCAAAATCCAGTTGTAATTAAAGTTATTACAAATCATTCTGGTCAAATGATAAAAATAAAACCATGGATGGAAATACCATCTGATGATTTTTTTATTATTAGATTAGATAAAATTATTACTATGACAGAAGTTAATAATCAACTAGTAATAAATTGTTATAATAATTATATTGAAAGTGATGATGAAGAAATGCCAGTAACCACTCAAAGTGGTAAAGTTAAACTATCCGACAGAATGGGATATCTTTCGTCAGTAGAAGAAGCTCGTAAAAAACTAGAAAATATATTTAAAAATAATAAAGATCATAAAGAAAGCTAGATCTCATCTTCAAACCTAACAAAGGCATTCTACTCATTTTCAAGAGATTTGTCAAGAGTTTAAAATATTTAAAAATGATGATATAATAGTAATTAATATTTTTAATTTAAAAAAGCAATGTTATGTCCAAAAAGAAATCAGAGCATTATGTAAATAATAAGCAATTATTAGAAGAACTTATTGTTTATCGTCAAAAATATATTAAGTCCAAAGAAAATGGAATGGCAAAACCTCAAATATCAAATTATTTGGGAGATTGCTTTTTGAAAATTGCAACCCACTTATCATATAAACCAAATTTTGTGAATTATATGTTTCGTGAGGATATGATTTCGGATGGCGTAGAAAATTGTATTCAGTATATTCATAATTTTGATCCAAATAAAAGTAGTAATCCATTTGCCTACTTTACCCAAATCATTCATTATGCTTTTTTGAGAAGAATTCAAAAAGAAAAGAAGCAATTAGAAATAAAATCTAAAATTATTGAGAGAAGTGGTTTTGATGAAGTGATGATGGTGGATGAGGGCTTGCTTTTTGGTACCAGCAGTGACTATAATACCATCAAAGACAACATCCAATATAAAACCCGATGAAGGTTGCCATCATTACAGATACCCATTATGGTGCTCGTAAAGGGTCAAAATATCTCCACGATTATTTTGAACTCTTTTATAAGAATGTATTTTTCCCTGCTTTAAAAGAACACGGGGTAGAAGCAGTCATTCATATGGGTGATGCTTTTGATAGTCGCAAATCAATTGATTACCAAAGTCTTGAATGGGCAAAGAGAGTTGTATTTGAACCTCTGCGGAACTATGAGGTTCACATGATTATTGGTAATCATGATTGTTACTATAAAAATACGAATACTGTCAATTCTCCAAGTTTGCTTCTTCAAACTTATCCAAATATTAAAACTTATAGTTCTCCTCAAACCATTAATGTTGGTGGTCTAAACATCATGATGGTTCCCTGGATTTGTAGTGAAAACTATGACGAAACTTTAAATCATATTGAAAAAACAAGAGCAAAAATTGCTATGGGACACCTTGAGTTTCAAGGTTTTCGGGTAAATCGCAATCTTGTTATGGAGGATCATGGACTGGACTCGACTATTTTTTCAAAGTTCAAAAAGGTATTTTCTGGTCATTACCACACTCGTTCTGATAATGGAAGTATCTTCTATCTCGGTAATCCTTATGAAATGTATTGGACGGATGTAAACGATACGCGAGGATTTCATATTTTTGATACGGAAACCCTTACTCATACTCCAATTAACAATCCTTATAAATTATTTTATAACATTTATTATGAAGATACTCCTTATCAATTATTTGATGCTACGGAGTATGAAGATAAAATTGTTAAAGTGATTGTTCGTAAAAAATCTAAACCAAAAGATTTTGAAAAATTTATTGATAAACTTTATTCTGCAAAAGTTCAAGAACTTAAAATTGTAGAAAACTTTGATATTATAGAAAATGAAGATTTTCAAATTGAAGAAGAAGAAAGTACAATTTCAATTCTTAATCGGTATATTGATGAATCTGAATTTCAATTTGATAAAACAATTATTAAAGAAATTTTTCAAGATTTATACCAGCAAGCTTGCGAAGTAGAGTAAATGTTTCTTTTAACTCTAAAAGATAAAAAAGACGACGGAGCATATGCCGTACAAGATCAGTACGGTCAAAAAGTTTTATTTCTTTTTGAAGAAGAGGATGATGCAACACGTTATGCTTTGATGCTTGAAGATCAAGAAGAAACAGAGATGGACGTTGTTGAGGTTGACGACGAACTTGCAATAAAAACTTGCAAGATGTATAATTACAAATACGCTGTAATTACTCCTGACGATATCGTAATTCCCCCTAAAAATGTTAGTATTTCATAAAATCAAGTGGAAAAATTTTCTTTCAACTGGAAATCAATTTACTGAAGTTAATTTAGAATCAAACAATACAAATTTAATTATTGGAACAAACGGAGCAGGAAAGTCTACAATCCTTGATGCTCTTACGTTTGTTCTTTTTAATAAACCTTTTCGTAAAATTAATAAACCACAGTTAGTCAATACTGTAAACGAAAAAGATTGTTTAGTTGAAATTGAATTTTCTGTTAATGGTAGAGATTATTTGGTTCGCCGTGGAATTAAACCAAATGTTTTTGATATTGAAGTAAATGGTCAACCTCTTCACAAAGAAGCGGATGATCGTGCTAATCAAAGAATTCTTGAAGAGAATATTCTTAAAGTAAATTATAAATCTTTTACCCAGATTGTAATTTTGGGAAGTAGTGCATTTGTTCCTTTTATGCAGTTGACTTCTGCAAATCGACGTGAGGTAATTGAAGATCTTTTAGATATTCGTATTTTTTCTGCGATGAATAATATTGTCAAAGATAAAATTCGTGCTCAAAAGGATGAAATTAAATCTTTAAATGTTGCAAAAGAAAATTTTAAAGACAAAATTAAAATGCAACAAGATTTTATTGAAGAACTTGAGAATCGTGGAAATGCCAATATAAATGCCAATAAAGAAAAGATTGCCAATTTAGATAATGAAGTTGGTGTTTATATGACAGATAATTCTGTTATTGAAGAAAGTATTTTTAAGTACATTAAAGAGCAAGAAGAAGTTATTGGTGCAGAAGAAAAGTTAGTAAAGCTTAACAATTTAAAGGGGAAATTATCTCAAAAAGTATTTACTATTACCAAAGAGCATAAGTTTTTTACTGAAAATACGGTATGCCCTACTTGCACTCAAACTATAGAAGAAGAATTTCGGTTAAATAGAATTGTAGATGCTCAAAATAAAGCAAAGGAACTCCAGAAAGGTTTTCAAGAACTTGAGGAGGCAATAGAATTAGAAAAAGAACGAGAGCGTCAATTTACAGTTCTTTCCAAGGAGATTACAAAACTCAACCATGAGATTTCTCAAAACAATACTCGCATTTCACTCAACCAGAGACAAATACGAGAACTTGAATCTGAAATTCAAACTATTACCAAAAACCTTGCAAACAGAAATACTGAACATGAGAAGCTAGAAGAATTTCAAACTAATCTCCAAAACACAATAGAAGACCTTTCAAACAAAAAACAAAAAATCGTTTATTACGATTTTGCCTATTCCTTACTCAAGGACGATGGCGTTAAAACGAAGATCATTAAGAAGTATCTTCCGTTCATAAATCAGCAGGTGAATCGTTATCTTCAGATGATGGACTTTTATATTAATTTTCATCTGGATGAAGAATTTAATGAAACAGTAAAATCACCCATTCACGAAGACTTTTCTTATAGTTCCTTTAGTGAGGGTGAGAAAATGAGAATCGACCTTGCCCTTCTCTTCACTTGGAGAGAAGTCGCCCGAGTCAAAAACTCCGTCAATACCAATCTGCTGATTATGGATGAGGTCTTTGATTCATCGCTTGATGGATTCGGAACTGATGAGTTTCTTAAGATTATCCGTTATGTGATCAAAGATGCTAATATCTTTGTGATCTCTCATAAAACAGATTTGCACGATAAATTTGAAAATGTGATAAAATTTGATAAAGTAAAAGGATTTAGTAGGATTAGTGTATGATTGGAATTATTGGAAATGGATTTGTTGGAAATGCAGTATATCAAAATTTAAGAGATAAAGTAACTTGTAAAGTTTTTGATGTAGATAAAAATAAATCTTTCAATACATTAGATGAAGTTTTAAGACAAGCATTTATTTTTGTTTGTCTCCCCACTCCCATGAAAAGTACTGGAGAATGTGATCTTTCAATTTTAGATAATTTTTTTAAAGATCTTCCAAAAACTGTTGATGGTATTTTTGTAATTAAATCAACTGTACCTATTGGAACTACTAAAAAATATTCTAAAAAATATAAAGTTATTCATAATCCAGAATTTTTAACTGCAAGAAATGCTGTTGAGGATTTTAGAAATTCTGAAAGAAATGTTGTTGGTGGAGACAAAAATATTTGTCAGCAATTTGTAAATTTCTTTAAAACTATATTTCCAGAAATTCCAAGTGTTATAACTACTTCTGATGAAAGTGAGGCAATTAAATATTTTGCCAATAGTTTCCTAGCACTGAAGGTTGCATACTTTAATAAAATGTATGATCTCTGCGAAGCAGTAGGGATGAATTATGATACGGTGTGTTCTGGTGTAACTTCCGATAGTAGAATTGGGCAATCTCATACTCAAGTTCCTGGATTTGATAATGATCGTGGATTTGGTGGCACCTGCTTCCCTAAAGATCTGAATTCCCTCATAGTTCAAATGGAAACCCACGGAGTGGATGCTGATATGCTAAAGTCTGTATGGTCTTACAACCAACAAATTCGCACGGTCATAGACTGGGCCGTAACCTAAAATGAACACCCCCAACTGGCAACACCACTCCAAAAAGGAACAGAAGAGGAAACTTAAACCTCAAGCACTCCGACAAGCAAAGGCACGACGCCAAGCACTCAAGAAGCGCCTCCAAGGGGGCGCTTCTTCATTTATAAATATCTAAAAAATTAATTAAAATGAAAACCTTTCAAGAATTTCAAATTGAAAGTAAATCTCAACAATTTAAAGATAGATTAGAAAATTTGAAAAAAAGGAGTGATGCTACAGATGCTGCCGCACAACAAACAGCATCTCAAGCTAGATCACATTTTGATAAACTATCTACCGCAATTAACAAGTATAGAAATACAGTAAAAACTGATAAAAAAGCAAATCCTCATGCGGATGAAGAATGAGTCTTTTTATAAATAACTAAAAACGTTTTTATAAAAATGAAAGCAACGGAAATGCAATCCTTATTTGAGGCATATGAAAATGTATATGCCCAGGAAGATGTAACGCAAGAATTTTCAGAAGAAGTAGAAATTGCTGCACAATATTTCTATGAGATGGGTTTAAACGAAGAAGGTATTGATATTTTGATTGAAGAACTTGGTGATGAAGAATTTACCGAGTTTGTTTATGATATTGCTGAAGAATATGTTTTGAGTGAGGCAAGAGCAGGTGGTACTAGAATTGAACCTGTGACTGCAAAGGGGCAAAAGTTCAAATCTGGTAAACCAACTGGTAAGTCTCTTGAAAGACTTCGTGCTCAAAAGGCAGCAAGAAGAGATGCAGAATCAAAAGCATCTGCAGCAAAACCATCAGGAATGAAGGCATCTTTACAGAGACAATCTGCCGTTTCTGCTGCTGCAAAGAAACAGCCTAAAAAACCAGGTGTATTAGATCGTGTTGCTGGTGCAATTAATAGAGGAATTGCAAGACATAATGCTGCTATGAATGCTGCAAAAGAAACTGGAAAAACTATTAAAAAAGCAGCAGGGCATGTTGGTGGAGTTGCAAAAGAAGTTGGAAAGGGAGCATCTGGTGCTGCTAAACTTGCTGGTCATGTAGCAAGGAAAGGTTTAAATGATGAGTATATTATGGCATATTTAATTGATGAAGGTTATGCAGATACTGAAGAAGCAGCACTTGCAATTCTAGAAAACATGAGTAGAGAATGGAAACAAAATATTATGATTAGTGAGGAAGAGTCTGATAGAGCAAATGATAGAAGACTTGAGAGAGGTGGAGTTGGTGCTGGTAGAGGATCTACAAAACCACAAAAACCAGCAAAACCCATGAGTGATGCTGAACGTAAAGCCGCTGATGAGAGACGTAGAGAAGTTTCTCGCCAAGCAATTGCTTCAGTAATGGCTGCTCATGGTGGTAGAAAAAACTTTATGTAAAAATATTGGGACCACTTTTCAAACTGGCACACTGGAGGGTTTTACCACCCTCTTTTTTTGTATTATGGGTCCATACGCAACAAACCCATGACCGTTCGCCACGAAATCAAGTCTCAACTTGCCAAACTGCTTGCCACCGAAGACCTTGTGGTTGAGCACAAGAAGGTAGAAACTGCCTGCTTTAACGTTCACACCCGTGTTCTTACACTTCCTATGTGGGAGAAGGCAAGCAACACCGTGTATGATCTTCTGGTGGGTCACGAAGTTGGACATGCTCTCTATACTCCTGATGAGGATTGGACTAAAAACGTAAAAGTTCCTCCCCAATTTGTGAACATCGTAGAAGATGCACGTATTGAGAAGATGATGAAGCGCCGTTATCCTGGTCTTTCCAAGACCTTTTATAACGGTTATAAGGAATTCTGTGACGAAGATTTCTTTCAAATTAAAGATGATAATCTGGAAACTTATACTCTTGCCGACCGTGCAAACCTGTGGTTTAAGATTGGTAATTATGTAAATGTTCCGATTGAGCGTGGGCAAGAAACTGAAATCATTAATTTGATTGCAGAAACTGAAACGTTTGCCGATGTTTTGATTGCGGCAGAAGAACTGTACAAATATTGTAAGCAAAAGCAACAAGAAGAAACTAAAATTCAGATTGATAATCTGGAATCTCAACAGGGTGGGGCAAGTCAACAACCTGCATCTGATTTTACGGATCAACAAGAAGGTGAAAACGACCAACCTTCTTCTGAAGGATCGCAAGGTTCTGCCTCAAACGAAAAAACTCCAGAGCAAGAGAAAAAACCTTCTTCATCTATTGAAGGTGGTGAAGAAAGTGATCCTGAAGTAAAAACGATGGAATCACTTGAAGATGCACTTAAGGATCTTGTAAATTCTGATGGTTACGAGAATGTTTATCTTGAACTTCCTCAACTTGATTTGAATAAGGTTATTGTTCCAAATGAGGAGATTCATTCTAATTGCAAAAAAAGTTGGTCAGACTATGCAGAGAATGTTGGGTACACTCATGAAGATCTTTTTGGAGAAGTTGACAAACAGTTTGTTGAATTCAAGCGTTCTGCTCAAAAGGAAGTCAACTATCTGGTAAAAGAGTTTGAATGCCGTAAAGCAGCAGACTCCTATGCTCGTGCTTCTACTGCCCGCACGGGTGTTCTGGACTGCTCCAAACTTCATACCTACAAATATAACGAAGATATTTTTAAAAAGGTTACAACACTTGCCGATGGTAAGAACCATGGTCTGATTTTTATTCTTGACTGGTCTGGATCCATGCAAGAAGTTATGATGGATACTGTCAAACAACTTTTTAACTTGATTTGGTTCTGTAAAAAAGTTTCTATTCCTTTTGATGTCTATGCGTTTACGACAGATTATCCTCTTTGGTCCTATGATGAAAATGGGAAGGCAAACATTCGGCAACTTGCCTACAAGAAAAAAGATGGACTTGTTCAAGTTGGTGAATGGTTCTCCATGATGAATCTGTTTACTAGTAAAGTAAATGGTAAAGTACTTGAGGAACAGATGAAAAACGTCTTTCGTCTTGCTGCAAGTTTTGGTTATAAATCTTATACCAGGTATAATGTTCCTACTGGTATGAGTCTTTCTGGAACTCCTTTGAATGAGGCGCTTATTTCCATGCACCAAATTCTTCCTAAATTTCAAAAAGAAAACAAACTACAGAAGGTTCAGTGTGTTGTTCTAACCGATGGTGAAGCTTGCCCTGTTAAGTATCACCGTGAAGTTCATCGCCGTTGGGAAGATGAACCTTATATTGGAACTTCTCATATCGGACCTAGTGCATTCCTTCGTGATCGTAAAACTGGAATGACTTATTCGTGTGATTGTGAATGGCATGAATTTACTAATATTCTTCTTCGCAACTTGAGGGATAAATTTGCGGATATTAATTTTATTGGAATTCGTGTTCTTGAATCTCGTGATGCTGGTAATTTTATTCGCCGTTATTGTGGTTATTATGGAAGTGAGTATGATAAAGTAATGACTTCTTGGAAAAAGGAAAAAGCATTTTCCATCAAAAGTTCAGGATATCATTCTTATTTTGGTCTTTCTTCTAGTGCTCTTTCTCAAGAATCTGAATTTTCTGTTGCTGAAGATGCTACAAAAGCACAGATTAAAAGTGCATTTGTGAAAAGTTTGAAGACTAAAAAAATGAATAAGAAAATTCTTGGTGAGTTTGTAGAACTTGTTGCTTGATAAATAATTTATAGAATTCTATCGCATCTAATGAGTAGATTTACAGATTTTTTTCAAGAACCAGCACCTGTAGTAGAATCAGCACCTGTAGTAGAACCAGCACCTGTTGTTGAAGCAGTTTCTGTAGTAGAACCAGCACCTGTTGTTGAAGCAGTTCCTGCTCCTAAAAAACCACTTCCAAAAAAGAAGTTTACTATGGACTGACGACCAATTTCTAAACTGTCACAGGGGGCACTTACCTGCCCCCTTTTTGCTTGTATAATTACTTTGTTGAAACAAATCACCCAACTAAATCATGCCTCGTAAAATTTCTGTGAGCGACGAACAACTGATTGAATCACTCAAAACTCTTTACGGCACCGAACTTTCTGCGGGAGACATCCGTGGTTTCTGTGCTTCTCGCAACCTTTCTTATCCTACTGTGACACGCCGTTTGGAACAATTTAAAACTGATCGTGGGCGCTGGAATCTTGAAGTAACTCAAGAACGTGTAGAAGAAATTGAACGTTCTTTTAGTGCTCCTGCTGCCCTTCCTTCTGTGGAACAAAACCTCATTCCAGATAAAGATGATACCTTCGTCAAGTTTGGTAATTTTAACGATCTTAAAAAGATTATTCAGTCCAATCTTTTTTATCCTACGTTCATTACGGGTCTTTCGGGTAATGGCAAAACGTTCAGTGTTGAGCAAGCTTGTGCTCAACTTAAGCGTGAATTGATTCGTGTAAATATTACGATTGAGACTGATGAAGATGACCTTATTGGTGGTTTTAGGCTTGTTGATGGGAACACTGCATGGCACAATGGTCCTGTGATTGAGGCACTTGAGCGTGGTGCAATTCTTCTGCTGGATGAGATTGACCTTGCCTCTAACAAAATCCTCTGTCTTCAATCCGTTCTGGAAGGCAAGGGTGTATTCCTGAAGAAGATTGGTAAGTTCGTAAAACCTGCTGCTGGGTTCAACGTGTTCGCCACCGCCAACACCAAGGGTAAGGGTTCTGATGATGGGCGCTTCATCGGCACCAACGTGCTCAATGAGGCATTCCTGGAGCGTTTCCCTGTGACTTTTGAACAGTCCTATCCTGCTCCTGCAACCGAGCAGAAGATCCTGGAAGGCATCGCTCTAGACCTTGGCGTGGAAGACCGTGATTTCTGCAAGCGTCTGGTGGATTGGGCAGATGTAATTCGTAAAACCTTCTATGAAGGTGCCATTGAAGAAATTATCAGCACCCGCCGCCTGACTCATATTATCCGTGCTTACAGCATCTTTAATGACAAGGCAAAAGCAATTCAAGTTTGCATCAATCGTTTTGATGATGCAACTAAGCAATCTTTTCTTGAACTTTACGACAAGGTTGATGCTGATTTCCAGATGCCTACTCAACCTGAATTGACGGTTGAATATATTGACCAACCTGCTCCGTTCTGATATAATTGGGGAAGGTAAAGATATGCCTTCCCTTTGTTTTTTTACTATGGAGAATTATGACCGCCTCTCAAAATTTTGAAACAAACTATTCAGACTACATTTCCACTGGAAAATCAACCATTTTTGGTGCAAGTGGATCAGATACCATTTCTTTTTCTGGATCTCATCTTCCTGGTGGAATGGTAGACCATTCCCAAGATTTTTGGAATTATGATGGTATTAGTTTGACTGGTAATCCTTTTGCGTCTTCTGATACTTTTTCTTTAAATTCTTATAATATTAAAATGCCTGAAGATACTAACAAAAACGGTTTTTGGAAATACAACGAAGATAAAATTCTTAAACAACTTGAAGAATATATTGCTAGCACATATAGGCAGCATTATGTGGATCGCACTGGTGGTGGAAAGGAGCAAACTCTTGACAAAATCAAACATAATCGCCGCGAAGGATTCTGTGCAGGTAATGTAACCAAGTATATTGATCGCTATGACACCAAGGGCACTCCTCGTGCTGATTTGTTCAAGGTTTTACACTATACTATTCTTCTAATTAATCACCTTAATCTTATTGAAAACAAGTGAAACTAAAACCAGAAACTATGAAACTTTCCGATAACACGTTGACTATCCTTAAGAATTTTGCAAGTATTAACAATTCAATTCTTGTAAAAGGAGGAAATCGCCTTCGTACTATTTCCGTGGCAAAAAATATCCTGGCAGAAGCAGAGATTACTGAAGAGTTTCCTCGTGATTTTGCCATTTATGATCTTAATCAGTTCTTGAATGGACTTGGACTTCACCAAGATCCAGATCTGGACTTTAAGGAAGAATCTTATTTGAGCATTCGTGAAGGTAAGAGGCGAGTAAAGTATTTCTTCGCAGATCCTAACGTAATTGTTTCTCCTCCTGAAAAGGATATTCAATTACCTTCAAAAGATGTTTGCTTTCAACTTGATAGCACATCTCTTGAAAAACTGGTAAAGGCAGCAGCAGTTTATCAACTTCCAGATTTTTCTGCCATTGGTGAGGCGGGTGTCATTAAACTTGTGGTTCGTGATAAGAAAAATGATACTTCTAATGAATATGCTATCGTTGTTGGTGAAACTGATACCGAGTTTACCTTTAACTTTAAAGTAGAAAACATCAAGATTATTCCTGGTGCGTATGACGTTGTGGTGTCTTCTAAACTTTTGTCACAATTCACGAACACCAAGTACAATCTGAAGTATTATATTGCTCTGGAACCTGATTCAACCTTCGGATGAACATTTTTGTAACTTCCCCTTGGCCTGCTGAAAGTGCCATTTGCCTTCCTGACAAACACATCGTTAAGATGCCTCTAGAGTGCTGCCAAATGCTTTCTATTGTGGCATCTGACAAATGGGGTCATGGATATGGTCCTCTACACAAGAGTGATGGCACTCCTTATAAAACTGAAAAAGGTGCATTTCGCAATCATCCTTGTACTAAATGGGCGCTGGATAGTATTCATAATGCCTATTGGTTAATTAAACATGGTATGAATCTTGCCGATGAATATAATTTGCGATATGGTAAACAACACTCATGTTATAATACTTTGTTGCAAGCATATTATTTGTTTCCTAAGGGGAAGATTACAGAAGTAAGTCCATTTGCCCGTGCTATGCCAGATGAGTATAAACTTGACACAAGCATTGACACTTTTACTGCTTACAAGATGTATATCGCATCCAAACCTTGGGTTGCATCTAATTATCTTCGTATGCCGCAACGAAAACCTGATTGGATCTAAATTATGACAAGTGAATTTCTTTTTGTGGAGAAGTACCGCCCTCAAGTGATTGAGGATTGTATTCTTCCCGATGATACTAAAAAAACATTCAAGGAGTTTGTGGAGAAGGGTGAGATTCCTAACCTTCTTCTTGCAGGACCTCCTGGTATTGGTAAAACTACAATTGCAAAGGCATTATGTAACGAACTAGGAGCAGATTATTATGTCATCAACGGATCCGACGAAGGACGTTTCTTGGATACTGTACGGAACCAAGCAAAAAACTTTGCTTCGACCGTCTCACTTACGGGATCTTCTAAACACAAAGTCATCATCATCGATGAGGCAGATAACACGGGCAACGACGTACAACTCCTATTACGGGCGAATATTGAGGCATTTTATAACAACTGCAGATTCATTTTTACCTGCAACTACAAAAACAAAATTATTGAACCTCTCCATTCCCGATGTGCAGTTATTGACTTCACAATTAAAGGAAAACAAAAAGCACAACTTGCAGGATCTTTCTTCAAACGTCTCCAAACGATCTTGGATCAGGAAAAAATTGAGTATGATCAAAAAGTTCTTGTTGAAATAATCTCCAAGCATTTTCCAGATTTCCGAAGAGTTTTAAATGAATGTCAAAGATATTCAACTGGAGGTAAAATTGATTCTGGCATTCTTGCATCTTTCTCTGATATTAGTGTAAATGAACTCGTTAAAAATCTCAAAGAAAAAAACTTTTCGGAAGTACGAAAGTGGGTGGTCGGGAACTTGGACAACGATGCTTCTAGTTTACTTCGTAGGGTGTATGACGCCTGTTACGATTGCCTTTCACCCCAATCTATTCCCGCTGCCGTTCTTGTTATTGCTAAGTATCAATACCAATGTGCGTTCGTGGCTGACCAAGAAATTAACCTCTTAGCAGCACTAACAGAAATTATGGTGGAGTGTGAATTCAAATGAGTTTTTACAAAATCGATTACAAAACCTTATATGTAGTTCCAGTAAAAACAACTCCTGCAAATGTGCAAGAGGCAAACGAAGGTCTTTTTCGTGCTAAAATGACTTTGCCTGCTGCTGCTGCCCACTGTGGCATGACGCAGAAGGAAATGAAACTTACTTTTTTTGAATACCTTAAGTATAACAAACCTGATTATGAGTATTGATTTTTCTCGCGTTAACTTTGAGCAATTTTTTGGATGGGTAAATGCATCCAATACAAAACAAATGAAAAGTTCCGCATTCAGGGGACTTCGTGCCCATTATACTGAGAAGTCTTTTTGTAAGTGGTCCGATGATCAATTGGACCATGTGGGACTTTTTCAAACTGGCAGGGATTTTATTCTAAAAGAAACGAAAAAACCTGTTGAAATGAAAAGTCAATTTGGTCTGTTTAAAACAGGTAAAGACAAAACTGGTAAAGACTGCCGTGGTGACTGCAGGCCATTTGTATTGAAAAATTTTCATCCTTCTAGTAAAGATAAAACAGAATGGAAAAAAGAAGATCTAATTAAAACATTTGATTATCTACTTTTAGTTGATACTAAGGCTATGTCTGTGGGTTATACCACATGGGATAAAGTTTACGAATGTATTGATGAGAATGCAAAGGACCCCAAATGTGCATTGAAGAAGGGTGATTATACTATGATTGTTGAAAATGTCATTCCTGCTGAAAAAGACTGTAATGTTGATGATATGTTTTCTTTGATTGAGGAGCACCTTTGATGAAATCTTTAAAAACCCCTCTTCGTTATCCTGGTGGTAAGTCCCGTGCCTGTGAAAAGATGGCACCTTATTTCCCAGACCTTCGCAATTATGATCAATTCCGCGAACCATTTCTTGGTGGAGGAAGTGTTGCGATTTATATCACGAAGAAATATCCTAACCTAGATATTTGGGTAAATGATTTATATGAACCTCTTGTAAATTTCTGGCAGCAACTCCAGATGTTTGGATATGATTTAAAAAGCGAATTGGTAGATTTAAAGACGGCAAATAATACTCCTGATTTAGCAAGAGAACTTTTTCTCCAGTCAAAGGAGCGGATCAATGACCAAACTGTGTCAAATTTTGATCGTGCTGTGGCTTTCTATATTGTCAATAAGTGTAGTTTCAGTGGTCTCACAGAGAGTTCATCATTTTCACCACAAGCATCCAACTCCAACTTTAGTTTGCAGGGAATTCAAAAACTGCCTGGGTATTCTGAGATAATTAAAAATTGGAGTATAACTAATTATTCTTATGATTATTTGATGGATGCAAATATGGGTGTTTTTATGTATCTTGATCCTCCTTATGACATTAAGGATAATCTCTATGGCAGAAAAGGATCAATGCACAAAGGATTTGATCACGATAAGTTTGCTGCTGATTGCGATGCTAATAACATGGATCAATTAGTGAGTTATAATTCTGATCAACTTGTCAAAGATCGCTTTAAGAACTGGAATGCTGCGGAGTTTGATTTGACTTATACGATGCGTTCAGTTGGTGAATATATGCGAGATCAAAAAACACGTAAAGAACTACTGCTTTTTAATTATGGAATTGAAGGACTGGTTAAACTCGATCAATCAAACGAAACAGAATCTGATTGAAGAAGATCCTTCACTTGAGAAGGAATATGCACCTTATATTATCAATCGTTGTTTGTCTGGACATGTTGATTGCATTATGTTTGCGAATGAAATGAACCGATATCATTTTCTTCCAAAGAAGATGCAATATGAGTTTTTTATAAATAGTCTGAGGAAAAAGAAGAGATTTTCTCCCTGGCTCCGACAAGATAAAATCAAAGATCTTGATTATGTCAAACGTTATTATGGGTATAGTAATGAGAAGGCAAAACAAGCTTTGAGGATTCTTACTACAGAACAACTTAATTTTATTAAATCAAAATTTGAAACTGGAGGAACAAAATGAGTGTCGTTCAAGAACCTGAAGTGAAGTGGACGCCAAATCAAATGGTTGAAGTGGTTCTTAATGAACCTGATGACTTTTTGAAAGTGCGTGAAACTTTGACTCGTATCGGAGTCGCTTCAAGAAAGGAAAAGAAAATCTACCAATCTTGCCATATTTTACATAAGCAAGGTAGATATTATCTAGTTCATTTTAAAGAACTGTTTGCCCTGGATGGCAAACATGCAAACCTTACTGTAAATGATGTTCAGCGTCGCAATCGTATTGCCCAACTTCTTGCGGATTGGGGTCTAATTACAATTGTAGATCTTGAAAAAATTCAAGATATTGCACCATTAAATCAAATTAAAGTTCTTTCTTATAAAGATAAGGGAGAATGGATTTTAGAAACAAAATATAATATTGGATCTAAAAAGAAAAGGGTAGAAGAAACCGAATGATTTTGTAGGGGGTTCAACACTCCCTTTTTTATTCTTTCTGTTATAATTATATACGGATGCCGAAAGGATCCACAAAACACAAACTCGCTTTTTAAGGAGCTACTATAATGACTAACCTCTCAAGGTATACTACTACTGATTTGCCTACTCTTTTAGATAAAATTACTCGTAATAGTATTGGAATGGATGAATATTTTGATCGTCTATTCAACCTTCATGAAACTACAACAAATTATCCACCTTACAATCTAGTTCAGGTAAATAATGTAGAATCTCGACTAGAGATTGCACTTGCTGGGTTTAAGAAAAAAGAAGTTTATGTTTACACACAAGACGGTAAACTCTTTGTGGAGGGCCAAAAGGAAGATAAAGAAACGGAGTCCAACTATCTCCACAAGGGTTTGGCTCAACGGAGTTTTAAGAGAGCGTGGACACTCTCTGATGATACGGAAGTACGATCAGTTGATTTTGAGGATGGGCTTCTAACCGTTGTGCTTGGTAGAATTGTTCCAGAGTATCACAAACGAAAAGATTATCTATAAATAAAATTGAATATCGTCGGCGCTATGCCACGGGAGGTAACTGGCAAAATCCAGTTGACACCTCCTTTTTTTCTTGCTAAAATAGATAGAGGAAACTTTAAAAAAAATGACAGTAAAATTAGTTTTGTTAAAATCTGGTGAAACCGTGATTGCGGATGTTAAAGAAGTTCACCAGGAAGAAAAACTTTATGGATATTTGTTTACCAATCCCCAAAGAGTTTTTTATGATTCACCAGTTTTAGTTCCCGAAGAGGAAAAAAATTCAAGTGTTGTAAATGTATCTCTAACCAAATGGATGCTTTTATCTAAAAGTAATCAAATGGTAGTTCCTTTTGATTGGATTGTTACAATTGTAGATCCAATTGATTCTCTTGCAAAAATGTATGATCCAGAAGGAACTAACAACGAAGACGTGAATGGTCAGGAGACTGAAGATGGAAGCAACAATTAAGACGATTGTATTTAAAAATGGTACAATAGTTATATCTCAAATTGAAGAAGTTGAATCAGAATTAGGAGATCCAAATTGTAAACTAATTAAACCTTGTGAAATAAAAAAAGGAATAACAGAAGACGTTTACTTACAAAACTGGTTATGTGACTACACAAAACAAGATGAATTTTTAGTCAATTCTGACAGCATCTTAACAATTATCAATCCAAACTCTGATATTATTAAAAAATATATTGATATTATTTCCTGATGAGATTTTATACTAACGTTCAAATGGTCGGGGACAACTTTCTTGTCCGTGGTTATGAAGATGGAAAACATTTCATGACCCGTGAAAAGTTTAACCCGACTCTTTTTGTCCCTTCAAATAATAAAACAAAATATAAAACTTTAGGTGGAGAATATGTTGAATCAGTTCAACCTGGTTCCGTGCGTGATTGTAGGGAATTTGTTAAAAAATATGAGAACGTAGAAAATTTCAAAATCTTTGGAAATACTCAATATATCTACCAATATATTTCTGACATTTATCCAGAAGAAGAACTTAAGTTTGATATTAACAAGATTAAAGTAACTACAATTGATATTGAGGTTGCTTCTGAAAATGGATTTCCTGATGTGGAATCTGCATCGGAAGAAGTTCTTTTGATTACTGTTCAGGATTATTCATCAAAACAAATTCGTACTTGGGGAAAAGGACCATTTCAAAATAATCAAAAGAACGTTTCTTATCGTTCATTTTCTAATGAATATAATCTTTTGAATGATTTTATTCACTGGTGGATGATTGAAGAAAATATTCCAGAAGTTGTAACTGGATGGAATAGTAAACTGTACGATATTCCATATCTTGTTCGGCGTATTGATCGTGTTCTTGGTGAAAAATTAATGAAACGATTGTCTCCTTGGGGGTTGGTGACTGAAGATAAGGTTTATATTTCTGGGCGTGAACATCTTTGTTATGATATTGGTGGAATCTCACAGTTAGACTATCTTGATCTTTATAAGAAATTTACTTACAAGGCACAAGAATCTTATCGCCTAGATTATATTGCCGAGGTTGAACTTAAGCAAAAGAAACTGGATCACTCTGAGTTTGATACGTTCAAGGATTTCTATACAAAAGGTTGGCAAAAGTTCGTAGAATATAACATCAAGGACGTGGAACTTGTTGACCGTTTGGAAGACAAGATGAAACTAATTGAACTTGCTCTTACGATGGCATATGATGCCAAGGCAAACTATGAGGACGTGTTTTCTCAAGTTCGTATGTGGGATACAATCATTTACAATTATCTTAAAAAGAGAAATATTGTGATTCCCCCTAAAGAGCGTTCTGATAAGGATTCCAAGTATGAAGGTGCCTATGTAAAAGAACCAATTCCTGGAATGTATGATTGGGTGGTGAGTTTTGACCTTAACTCCCTATATCCACATTTGATTATGCAATATAACATCTCCCCAGAAACTCTGGTTGAAGAGCGACATCCATCAGTTAATGTTGATAAGATTCTGAATCAGAGCATTAACTTTGAGATGTATAAGGATTATGCGGTATGTGCAAATGGTGCTATGTATCGTAAGGATATTCGTGGATTTCTACCAGAACTTATGGAGAAAATCTATAATGAACGTGTGATTTTCAAAAAGAAAATGCTTGAGGCAGAACAAGCATACGAAAAGAAAAAGACAAAGGAGTTGGAAAAAGAGATTGCTCGGTGCAATAACATCCAAATGGCACGTAAGATTCAATTAAACTCTGCTTATGGTGCAATTGGTAATCAGTATTTCCGATACTTTAAGTTGGCGAATGCAGAAGCAATCACTCTTTCTGGGCAGGTTTCAATCAATTGGATTATGAATAAGGTAAATGAATACCTAAACAAAATTCTTAAGAGTGGAGATGTAGATTATGTTATTGCTTCAGATACTGATTCTCTTTACGTTAATATGGGTCCTTTGGTTGAAAGTGTATACAAGGGAAGAGAGAAAACTACTCAAGGCGTTGTTTCGTTCCTTGATAAGGTCTGTCGGATGGAATTTGAAAAGTATATTGAAAGTTCTTACCAAGAACTGGCTGAGTATGTAAATGCTTATGATCAAAAGATGTTCATGAAGCGTGAATGTATTGCTGAACGTGGTATTTGGACTGCGAAGAAGCGATACATCTTGAGTGTATGGGATAGTGAAGGTGTTCGTTATGAAGAACCTAAACTGAAAATTAAAGGAATTGAAGCAATTAAATCTTCTACTCCTGCTCCCTGTCGCAAGATGTTAAAAGAATCTTTTAACATTATGATGAGCGGATCCGAAAATGATATGATTGAATTTATTGATAAGTGCCGCGAAGAGTTTAAGAGTCTTCCGCCAGAACAGATTGCTTTTCCAAGAACTGCCTCCGATGTTCGTAAGTATTATTCTTCATCTGACATTTATGCTCCTAAAACACCAATTCAAGTTCGCGGAGCACTCCTTTTTAATTATTATATAAAACAAAAAAAACTTACCAATAAATATTCACTTATTAATAATGGTGAAAAAGTCAAATTTATTTTTCTTAAAAAACCAAACACTATTCAGGAAAATGTAATTTCATTCATTCAACAGTTTCCTACTGAACTTGGTCTTGACAAATATATTGACTATGAACTACAATTTGAAAAAGCATTCTTGGATCCACTCAAAACAATTTTGAATATTATTGGGTGGAAAGAAGAAAAAACTGTAAACCTTGAACTATTTTTTTCCTAATGATTAAAGTCAAATATCAACTTAAAGAATTTCCAAATACTGTCCTTTTTAAGTTCTTTAAAACTAAAGAACAGGTAGAAATTTTTAAATCTCAATATTCACATTATAAGTTTGAGTGATTTATGGATTTGCCTATTAATGATAAAGAACTGAATACTATTGTAAAAGCACTTGGTTTTGGTGGAGATGCTGCTCTTTATCATAAACTAAAACTTGTAAAAGAACTTAAAGATCAAGGTTTGCCTTATAAAAAAATTCTCCGAGAAGAATATGGGATAGTTGCATGATAAAACTTCCTATTAATGAAAAAGAACTAGACATTATTATTGAAACAATAAAGTTTTCTAATCCCAAACTTTATAATAAACTTTGGTCTTATAAAATAAACATACTTAAGGTAAAGAAGAATGGATTTTCTAAAGGATATAATTAAAGAGGTTGGGGGAGAATATGCTTCTCTCGCTTCTGATATAGATGAGACTGAAACTTATGTTGACACAGGTTCGTACATTTTTAATGCACTGGTTTCAGGTAGCATATTTGGTGGTGTATCTGGGAATAAGATTACTGCTATTGCTGGAGAGTCTTCTACTGGAAAAACTTTTTTCTCTATCGCTGTGGTTAAGAATTTTCTTGATACTCACCCCGATGGTTATTGTCTCTACTTTGATACTGAAGCTGCCATTACTAAATCACTCTTGGAGTCACGCGGCATCGACACATCTCGTCTTGTCGTGGTTAATGTTGTCACCGTAGAAGAGTTTCGTGGTAAGGCACTAAAGGCAGTTGATATTTACTTAAAGAAACCTGCAGAAGAACGCAAACCCTGTATGTTTGTGTTAGACTCTTTAGGTATGCTTTCAACTGAAAAGGAGATTACTGATGCTCTTAATGATAAGCAAGTTCGTGACATGACTAAATCACAACTTGTAAAAGGTGCCTTCCGTATGCTTACACTCAAGTTGGGGCAGGCAAACATTCCTATGATTGTAACTAATCACACCTATGATGTTATTGGTGCTTATGTTCCAACAAAAGAAATGGGTGGTGGAAGTGGTTTAAAATATGCTGCTTCTAGCATTATCTATCTTTCCAAGAAAAAGGAAAAAGACGGAACTGAAGTTATTGGGAATATTATCAAAGCAAAAACTGCTAAATCACGTTTAAGTAAGGAAAATAAAGATGTTGAAGTACGCCTTTATTACGATCATCGTGGTCTTGATAGATATTATGGTCTTCTTGAACTCGGTGAAATTGGCGGACTTTGGAAAAACGTAGCAGGGCGTTACGAAATTGACGGTAAGAAAATCTATGGAAAGCAAATTCTTGCGAATCCAGAAGATTACTTTACCGAAGAAGTAATGCAAAAACTTGACGAAATTGCAAAACAAGAATTCTCTTATGGAACGAATTGAAACTACTATTCTGCGAAACCTTGTATTTAATGAAAATTATTCTAGGAAAGTAATTCCTTTTATTCAACCAAATTATTTTGAACAAAGAACAGAAAAAGTAGTTTTTCAAGAAGTTGTAAATTTTATCGTTAAATATGGTTCCTCAATTACACTTGAGGCACTTAATATTGAAATTGAAAATCGTACAGATTTATCAGATAGTGAAGTCAAAGAAATTAGAGAAATTTCTAAATCACTTCACGATTCTATTGTAGATGAAAGATGGTTGCTTGATACTACTGAAAAGTGGTGTCGTGATCGTGCAATCTATCTCGCTCTTATGGAATCAATCCATATTGCAGATGGTAATGATGAAAAGAAGAATAGAGATGCTATTCCAAGCATTCTTTCAAATGCTCTAGCAGTATCTTTTGATAATCATATTGGTCATGATTACTTACAAGATTATGAGGAACGATATGAGTCTTATCACAGAAAAGAAAATCGTATTCCGTTTGATTTGGAATATTTTAACAAAATTACGAAAGGTGGTCTTCCTAACAAGACTCTTAACATCGCTCTTGCTGGGACAGGTGTTGGTAAGTCTCTTTTCATGTGTCATATGGCTAGCTCCTGTGTGCTTGACGGACGTAATGTGCTTTACATTACACTGGAGATGGCAGAGGAGAAAATTGCTGAACGTATTGATGCAAACCTTTTAAATGTTCCAATTCAACAATTAGTAGAACTTCCTCGCCAGATGTTTGAAAACAAGGTTACAAATCTTGCAAAGAAAACACAAGGAACTCTTATAATTAAAGAATATCCTACAGCATCTGCACATAGTGGACACTTTAAATCACTTCTTAATGAACTTGCACTTAAGAAGTCATTTAGACCTGATATTATTTTCATTGATTACCTTAATATTTGTGCTTCCAGCAGGTATAAGTCAAACCTTTCTGTCAATTCATATTCGTATATTAAAGCAATTGCTGAAGAGTTACGGGGACTTGCAGTTGAGTTCAACGTACCAATCGTATCTGCTACTCAAACCACTCGTTCAGGTTATGGCAATAGCGATGTTGAACTTACTGATACTAGCGAGTCCTTTGGTCTCCCTGCTACTGCTGATCTTATGTTTGCCCTTATTAGTACTGAAGAGTTGGAAGGACTTGGGCAGATTATGGTAAAACAACTTAAAAATCGTTATAATGACCCCACAATTTATAAACGATTTATTGTTGGTATTGACCGTGCTAAAATGAGACTGTATGATTGTGAGCAAACTGCACAAAAAGATATACTTGACTCTGGACAAGATGAAGAGTATAATTATGAAGAACAGAAACCTAAAAAGTCGTTTGAAGGATTTAAATTTTAATGGAAACTGCAAAACACGTTGATTTTAATAAGTACGCAGAGTTTGTAGATGCTGTAACTTCTGATGCATCTAAAGACTTTCTTTCTCTTTCTGATCGCCTAGTTGCTCTTGATGAGAAAGGTGCAAATATTGAACGTCTTCTAACTTCTGCTGTTGGTATTAATGCCGAAGGTGGTGAGTTTATGGAGATTGTTAAAAAAATGATTTTCCAGGGCAAACCTTTTAATGAAGATAATCGTGAACATTTGATTATTGAACTTGGTGATATTATGTGGTATGTTGCTCAAGCCTGTATGGCACTTGAAGTAACTCTTGATGATGTAGTTGCTCGTAATGTTCAAAAACTTCTGAAGCGTTATCCTGAAGGTGCTTTTGATGTTTACTTCTCCGAAAACCGTGCTGCTGACGACCGATGACTAAAGAAAAACAAGTAACAATTAAAATGGATGTTCGTTCTGCTGCTGCAGTTCGGCAAATTCTTTTTGATGCACAAAAAAGATATACCTATGATGAGGTAAGTGTTCCTCCTAGGATTTCTGATATTCGTGCTGTAATTTATAATCTAGATTCTGAAATTGAAAAGCAAGTACAATGAAAATTTACGAAGAAGTTTTATCTGATCGTCTTTTTAATGCCTGTAGGAATGATGTTATAGAAAAAACAAAAAAATCGTGTTGGAGATCTAATCATTTTTTTTGGGAAGAGAATATAATGGTTAATGTTGATGGTGTTTGTACTGTGACACCATTAGATAATAAACAAATATTAGAAGATCTTAAAATTGAATTAAGTTCAATATTTAAAGAGTTTTCTTATGACGAACTACTATTTCAATATTATATTTGGCACCCATATTCCGCAATTTCATCGCACTCTGATGCCAAATATAAATTTGGAGCAACTTTATATTTGAATACTCCTAGTTCTACTAGTGATGGTGGTTTATTTGTTTGGAAAGATGATGAGTGCCCAGAAAATTTTTTCAAAGCAATTCTTCCAAAACAAAATATGCTAGTTTTAAATGATGAAACTCAAGAACATTTTGTAACTCAAGTATCTCCACATTGTGAAGATATGAGATGTACTATTCAAATTTGGGGAAAATAAATAAATAACCCTTCGGGGTTTACTGGGGAATTAGTTAAACGGTATAACGGGTGCTTTGCAAGCACTTATTAGGAGTTCGATTCTCCTATTCTCCATTTGCCCGTGTACTCCAACGGTAGAGAGGGTGGACTTAGAATCCATACAGTGGAAGTTCAAATCTTCTCACGGGCACTAAATAAAAATAAAAAGTTTGATATGAATTCAATAATTTCGGACATTATTAATTCATTTGAAACTAAATCTAAAACGTCTACAGCAAAATATAAAGATTTTATTACTCACGTTTATAAAACTTTTGACGATAAAATAAAAACTTGCAAGACAGAAAAAATAAAGAATAAATATAAAAAGATGAGGTTTGGTGTTTTAGAATACATAATGGCAAATGAAAAAGTAATAACCTCTAAAATTTGTAAACATAAGTAATGAAAAGTTTTTCTCAATTTTTAGAAGAAGCATCTCTAGCATCTTTTCATGCAAAAAGATTAGGTCTTGTTGGAAATGGGCATGGGGATTGGCATAATAACAAAACAGGAGAATTTGAAGCAAAAACTATAGGTGGTAGACTACAGTTTTATAATAAAAGGCAACGGTTTGGGCAGCAAGACCCTAGACAAACATCCAAAGAAAAAAATTTATCAATAAAAACTTCTCAAAATTCTCCAGTAATTGGTGAACAGGAATTGAGAGAAAAGTATATTAGTGGCGAAATATTTAAAGAGGGTGATTTTGTACAAAGTTTAATTACTGGGATGACTGGAAAAATAATTCGCAGAGGAACAAATCATTTAATCTGTGTAACTGAAGATAGTGTTATGTTTAAATCATGGATCAAAGATGTTATTGAAACAACTGGTAATTAATAAATAAGTATAGAAAAAAGTAAATTACAAAAATTCCATGGCTGTAAATATAGGTGGTCCTCATCGTGGACATGCTGCTGGAGATACTGATGTTGAGAAGCAGGCATCGCAGTTAGCATCTGATGTTAAACTTAAAGTTAAAGAAAAAATGGGTTCACATACAGACATGAATCCTGCTCAAGTTGCACAGGCATATGAGAGGCAACTTGCTTCATCGCCAGCACCATCAACAGTAAAAGCACTTGCAAGAAAAAAACTTAAAATTGGTGTTTCGGAACAATATGGAATTCCTGAACTTGCAAGAAAATCTACAGTAAATGCTCTTGTTAAAGTGTTTGTTGAGGGTGTTAATTCTGAAGAAACCGAAGATATAACCGAAGGTGATGAAAAGCAATATTGGGTAGTTGTTACTGATAAGAAAACTGGAAATACTTATCGTCGTAAAGCAACTCGTGCAAAAATGGCAGAGCTTCGCTCAAATCCAAATATTAGAAGAGTTGAAATGACTGGGTATCATCCAAAAGAAAATAAGGATGATACTAAAGGACAAAAAACTGCAAAAGTAAAAGCAGGTAAAGGATTAGATCCTGTTGGTAAAGAAGATCCAAAGGGTGATCTTGATAATGATGGTATTCCAGCAAGTAGAGATAAAAATGATAAGTATCTTCTAAAGCGTCGTGCTGCAATAGGTAATGCTATTAAAAAAAGAGGAACTGTTTCTGCTTCTTATGAATTAGAAGGTGAAATGCTTGATGAGAAGAAGAAAAGTAAAGTAAAACCTAAAGTAAAAAGATGGTGGGATGATGATGGTGATGGTATTGGTTGGGAAAAAGGAGAAGTAAAAAAAGAAGAATATATTGGTGAAGCAAAAAAAGCAAAGAAAAAAAATTCTAGCGATGCTATTACTGGTGAAGGAGTTAATAATTCAAAATACATTAATACAAAACCAACGATGGAGCAGGCTGAACCTCCAGTTGCTACAAAAAAACCAGAAGATGAAGAAGCAAAGAAAAAACTCAAATTAAGACAGCAGCAAGTTCAAATGGCACTCACTCGCCAGCGTCAAACGATGCAATTGCAAAGATCTGGTAGACTTCCTTTAAATTATTCTGAAGATAATACTCAAGAGGGTGATGATATTCAGGAAGTTGCTCCTCCAGGATTTGAAGGAACTGTTAAAGCGATGAAGAAGTATCCCGAACTTTCTAAAGGAAAAACTTCAGAAGGTAAAGATAAGAACATTTATGCTCTTGCTTGGTTTATGAAAAATAAAGGATATAAGAGTCACAAAACCAAGAGCGGTGCTGATAAAGGAGTTTAAAAATCTCATTAGAAAACCAAAAACATGGGAGACCAGACAAAGGTCTCCTTTTTTTATAAATATCAATAGAAAAAGAATTATAGGTAAGGCACATGGCTCTTTGGGGCAATAAAGATCTAGTCGGAAATGGTGGAACTGTTTGGATAAACCTTTCTTCAGAAGTTGTTACTGGAACTGGAACTACTTTTTCAACCTCTGGATTTGAAGTTAATGAGGGTGATGTTATTGTTGTTGGCGCTGGTGCCACTTATGGTCATGCAGTAATATCATCGGTTACTAGTAATACAGTTGCATCTGTTGCTACTACTCAATATCTAATTCCACATCCAACAACTGGAATTATTACTGCAGCATCTTATTATATTACACAAAGACCAATTTCTTCACTGGAAAACGTTACATACCAGGCACCAGAAGTAAGAACATCTGGTTTCTCTGCAAATCCTTTAACAAGAACTGTTTTTGGTGTTGATACTGCAGAAGCAGATGTTGCTAGAACCACAACTTTTGGTGGTAAAGCAGGTGCTTTTGGTGTTGGACATGCTGGTTGGGTTGGTGTAACAACTTATGTTGATTGTCATGGTAATTTGAGAGTTAAGTCTGAAACTCTAGTTGCTATGGGCAAAGATTCTGCTGGAAATGGTGGAATTCAAAATGATAATGTAGACGACGCTAGATTCCCAGATACTTGATAATATATGAGATTTGATGAGTTGAATGAGAGTAATTATTTACTCTTTGCTATAAAATTTTATAACAATCCCCAAGCGGTGACCAAGGAAGATTTTGATGAAGATTTGAAAAGAATTCGCTATATCAAAAAGTTGTTGAGAAAATATAAAAAAGATGGGATTCTAAAATCTCATCTTTTACTAAATCACCTAACAGTTCTTTTTAATGTTTTTGATGATGCTGCTGTTCCTCTTTTGTTTTATAATTTAGAAAAAGATCTTTGGCCTTCTTTAAAAAGTTTTTTGATATTTTTAAATAGAATTCCAGAATATCCTAAAACTAGACTTAATGAAGTAGATGAAGATGAATATTGTAGTTCTGTTTTAAATTACATCTAATGGACATAGAAAGAATTATAAAAATAATTAGAGAATTAAAAGAAGATGCAGTTGTTGGTGGAATGACAACTGGAAGTTCTGGCCCTATTGCTGGATATAGTGAAAAATCACCAGCACAAGGACCAAATGCAGGTATCACTCCAAAACTTGGAAAAACTCAACGTAGAGGAAATTATGCTACAGGTGGATATAGGTCTAGAAAACCCTGGTTAGATTTCTTAAAGGGGAAATAAAATGTTCAGCAACGAATCTAAAATACAACTAGCGGTGTTGCAAGAAAGATTTAAAGCTCATGAACAGATTATTGAAAAGGTTGATACTGCAATTCAAACCTTAAGTGAAACTAATCAAAATATTTGTAAAATGCTTGCTGTACATGATGAAAGAATAGATCAATGTGGTAAAGATGATGGAGATCTTTGTAAGAAAGTAGAAGATATAGAAGGTAAAGTAGATGGTTTATATAAATTTAGATGGCAAGCTGGAGGAGTAATTGCAGTAATTGTTGCTCTGATTGGAATTATAAATGCATTTGTTCCCAGGATGTTGACCAACGTTCCAAGCTCTGCTACAATAGAGCGCACGAAGTGATTTTCTGATAATGGATTTTATTGATTCCAAGTACATTGGTCTTGTTTCGTCGCGTTTACAAAAATTCAAAAGAGTTAAGGCAGATCTCTACAACTTCCGATGCCCTCTTTGTGGTGACTCTCAAAAGAACAAAAACAAAACCAGGGGATATATTTACCCTGTAAAGAACAACACAAACTTTAAGTGTCATAATTGTGGAGCAAGTTTATCTTTTAATAATTTTTTAAAAGAGTTAGATTCTGAACTGCATAAACAATATACGTTAGAAAAATTTAAAGAAGGACATACGGGCAGAAACTTTGTAGTTGAAGAACCCAAGTTTAATTTTCAAAAACCAGACTTTTTCACAAAACGTGAAAATTCCAAAAACCTGAAAAAGTTAGACTTGCCCAAAGCATCAGAAGTTCCAGTTGCCAAAGAATATTTGGAAAAGAGAAAATTAAATCCTGAAAAGTTTTACTTTGCTCACAAATTTAAAGAATGGACAAATACTCAAAAATTAACATTTGATACTATTCATAAAGATGAAAGTCGCATTATTATACCGATGTATGATGAGGAAAATAATTTAATAGGATTTCAAGGAAGAGCACTTGGTCCTTCGGCAAATAAATACATCACCGTAATGCTTTATGATGATGTACCAAAAATTTACGGATTGAACACAGTAAAGAAAAATGAAACAGTCTACATTACAGAAGGACCATTCGACTCCACGTTCATTTGCAACTCAATTGCTATGTGCGGAGCTGATGTTGATATTAGTAACTGGAATTTTTACGATCCTGTTTGGGTTTATGATAACGAACCACGCAACAAACAAATCGTCGAGCGTATTGCTAAAACCATACGACAAAACCATAAGGTAATTATTTGGCCAAATAACATTCAGCAAAAAGACATTAATGATATGGTTCTTGCTGGACTTAATGTTATGGATATGTTAAAATCAAATACATACACAGGTTTAGAAGCAAAAATTAAGTTTAACAATTGGAAGAAGGTATGAGTAACGGAACAAAAGTTTTTAAGAGAAATGGCAAAACCGAATCTCTTGATTTGAATAAATTGCATGTTATGGTTGAAGAAGCTTGCAAAGACCTAGCAGGTGTATCAGCATCTCAAGTAGAAATGCAATCGGGTATTCAATTTTATGATGGTATTACTACAGCAGAAATTCAAGAGATTTTGATTCGTTCTGCTTCAGATTTGATTGATCTTGATCATCCAAACTATCAGTTTGTTGCTGCTCGTTTGCTTTTGTTTGCTCTTCGTAAGCAGTTGTTTGGGCGTATGCATGATTGCCCTACAGTTAAACAACACGTACTTCGTGCCGTTGGTAGAGGTGTTTATGACTCCGAAATTCTCACACTTTATACCGATGAAGAGTTTGATAAACTTGAGTCGTTTGTTGATCATAGTCGTGACTATTTGTTCACTTACGCAGGTCTACGTCAAGTCGTTGATAAGTACCTCGTGCAAGATAGAAGCACTGGTGAACTTTACGAAACGCCACAGTTTATGTACCTTCTGATTGCGGCAACTATCTTCTCCAAGTATCCAAAAGAAACACGTTTAGATTACGTGAGGAAGTACTACGATGCAATCTCAAAGCACAAAATCAACATTCCTACGCCAATCATGGCAGGTGTTAGAACCCCACTTCGTCAATATGCGAGTTGCGTTCTTGTTGATGTTGATGACACCCTTGATAGCATCTTCAGCTCTGATATGGCAATTGGTCGCTATGTTGCACAAAGAGCAGGAATTGGTATCAACGCAGGTCGAATCAGGGGCATCAACAGTAAAATCAGAGGTGGAGAAGTTCAACATACAGGTGTTGTCCCTTTCCTCAAGAAGTTTGAGGCGACTGTCCGATGCTGCACACAAAATGGCATTAGAGGTGGAAGCGCAACTGTCCACTTCCCCATCTGGCACCAAGAAATAGAAGATATCCTAGTATTAAAAAATAACAAAGGAACCGAAGATAATCGTGTTCGTAAGTTAGACTATTCTATCCAAATCTCTAAACTCTTCTATGAACGCTTCATCCGCAACGAGGAGATTTCACTCTTCTCTCCCCACTCCGTTCCTGGTTTGTATGATGCTTTTGGCACTGATCGATTTGACGAGTTGTATGTATCTTATGAACGAGATGAGTCTATTCCAAGAAAAACTATCGGTGCTCAAGAACTCTTTTTGGACCTCCTGAAAGAACGTGCAGAAACTGGTCGTATTTACATTATGAATATTGATCATTGTAATTCGCACTCATCTTTTATGGATAAAGTAGAGATGAGTAATCTGTGTCAAGAAATTACTCTACCAACTAAACCTATTCAACATATTGACGATCCTGATGGTGAAATTGCTCTCTGCATTCTTTCTGCTATTAACGTTGGAAAAATTAGGGATAACGAAGATCTTCAAGTTCTTTGTGATCTTGCTGTTAGGAGTCTTGATGAACTCATTGATTTTCAGGGATACCCCGTCAAAGCAGCAGAAATTGCCACCAGAGCACGTCGTTCGCTTGGAGTAGGATTTATTGGTTTAGCACACTACCTTGCCAAACATGGGCAAAATTATGATGATTCTGGTGCTTGGAAATTGGTTCATGATCTTACTGAAGCATTTCAATATTATCTAATTCAAGCAACGGTTGATCTTGCTCAAGAAAAAGGTGCATGTGAATATTCGCATAGAACCAAATATGGACATGGTATTCTTCCTATAGATACTTACAAGAAAGATGTAGACGAAATTGTACCTAATACACTCAAGTATGATTGGGAAGCACTTCGTGAGCGTGTCAAGCAATATGGAGTACGGAACAGCACGTTGTCCGCACAAATGCCTTCGGAGAGCAGTTCCGTTGTGTCAAATGCCACAAACGGAATTGAACCGCCTAGAGGGTACTTGTCCATTAAAAAATCAAAGAAAGGACCGCTTAAGCAAGTTGTTCCCCAGTATCAAACACTTAAGAACAATTACACGCTTCTGTGGGATATGCCTAGCAATCGTGGGTATATTAATATTGTTGCAGTTATGCAAAAGTTCTTCGATCAAGCGATTTCTGGAAACTGGTCCTATAATCCAGAAAATTATCCAGATAATGAAGTTCCTACTTCAATAATGGCACAGGACCTATTGACTACATATAAGTACGGCTGGAAAACCAGCTATTATCAGAATACACACGACATGAAGAATGATGAGGTTGAAGAAACCCGTCAGTCTCTTGAAGATTTAATTTCTCAACTAGAACAAGCAGAGGAGGAAGATTGTGAGTCTTGTAAGATTTAAAACAGGTTTAGAGGATAAAAAAATGGTTGAATCCATGACCGTTTTTAATTCCAGTGAAGTAGATACCAAAAAGCAACCAATGTTTTTTGGACAACCATTAGGAATACAAAGATATGATTCTTACAAGTATCCAATTTTTGATAAATTAACAACACAGCAACTGGGTTATTTCTGGAGACCCGAAGAAGTTTCTCTTCAAAAAGACCGTAGCGATTATCATATGCTACGCCCAGAGCAAAAACACATCTTCACCAGTAACCTGAAGTATCAGGTTATGCTTGACTCCGTTCAAGGAAGAGGTCCTGGTATGGCGTTCGCGCCTTACTGCTCTCTTCCTGAACTGGAAGCGTGTATGAAGGTATGGGAATTTATGGAGATGATTCATTCTCGCTCCTATACCTATATCATCAAAAACGTCTATTCAGATCCCTCTGAAGTCTTTGATACGATTCTAAAAGAGGATCGTATTATGGAACGTGCTGTGAGTGTAACTCAAGCATATAACGACTTCATCAATAGTGCTCATCATTATGATAATTCTAATGAATGGATTCATGCGTTAGAACAAGTCCCATACGCACAAGAGGCAAGGTATGAACTCAAGCGCAAACTTTTCAGAGCAGTTGCAAACGTTAATATTCTTGAAGGTATTCGCTTTTACGTGTCATTTGCTTGCAGTTTTGCTTTTGGCGAACTCAAACTTATGGAAGGAAGTGCAAAAATCATCTCACTAATTGCCCGTGATGAGAATCAGCACTTAGTCATTACCCAGAACATTATGAATAAATGGAAAGAAGGTGATGACCCCGAGATGGCACGTATTGCTAGGGAAGAAGAGCAGTGGGTTTATAAAACATTTGAAACTGCTGTAAACCAAGAAAAACTTTGGGCAGAGTATCTGTTCAAGGATGGTTCTATGATTGGTCTAAATGACAAACTGTTGCAGCAGTATGTTGAATGGATTGCTAATCGTAGAATGAAAGCGATTGGACTGAAACCTCTTTATGATATTTCTGCAAAGAACAATCCTCTTCCCTGGACTGAACATTGGATTTCTTCAAAAGGACTTCAAGTTGCTCCACAAGAAACCGAAGTTGAGTCCTACATAGTAGGTGGGATTAAGCAAGATGTTACCAAAGATACTTTCTCAGGATTCCAACTATGATGAATGGGTGGAACAAGAAATTTTAAATGCTTATAGAGAAGCAGCAGAATGCGATGATTTCTTGTTTGGTGATTATGATTATGAAAAAGAGTGGTTAGGTAAAAAAAATGATGATGTAACATGAGGGTCCTAGGACCCTCTTTTTTTATAAATAACTAGAAAGGTATTTTGTAGAGACAATGTTATTACCATCACAGCATAGAGAACTTACCGAAACTTACAGACAGGTATATCTTGGAGAAGTTGACGATATTACCGATGTAATGATTGAAGAAGTTGTAGAAGAACTTATTGAAGAATTTGTAGAATTTGGTTACGAACTTGATGAAGCAGCAGAGGCTGTAGAAGAAGCAGCAACTGAATATCTGATGGAACTCAATCCATATGCTCCAGCAGGTTCAAAAGAAGCAAGAGCATATCAAAAATCAACTACCTCCACAAAGCGTGGAGAGGCACGTAAAGCTGCCGTAAAAGGCGCTGTAGAGCGTGTTAAGGCAAAGGCAAAGAGTGTTAAGGCAGCTGCTGGTATCGCTGGTTCTATTGCCAAGGACGAGGCAAGAAGAGCAGGACGTGCTGCCGCTCACGGCGTTCAAAAGGCAGCATCTGCCGTTCATGCTGCTGCAAGCGCCAAGAAGGCAGAAGTAAAGAAAGGCGTTAAGAGCTTGCTCGGAAAGGGTTTACGCAAGGCAGCAGGCGCTGCTGGTGCAGTTGCTCAAAAGGCACGTAAGGCAGGTGCTGCTGCTGGTAGAGCTGCTGAAAGACTTGGAGAAGAGGCAGATCTTTTTGATTACATTCTTGAGTACTTGGTTGCTGAAGGGTATGCAGATACTAATGAAGCAGCACTCGTCATTATGACAAATATGAGTGAAGAGTGGAGAAATGAAATTGTTGAAGAAACTCTAACTGAAAAACTTGCTAAAGGAACAAAGGGAGTTTCATTTTCAACTGGCAGACATGCTGGTGGATTCGATCAAGCAATGACTGAAAAAAATCCTAGAACTGGTAGACAGAGAAAAACTTCCCCAGAATTGAAAGCAATTGGTGCTCACTCAAAAGCAAAATCTGCTCAGTGGAAAGCTGAACGTGAAGGAGATCATGAAACGGCGAACAGAAACAGAAGAAGAAGAGAAAAAATTGCTCATGTAGTTTACAATAAAACTAATAGAATTATTGATAGAGCTGACAACGATTGAATTTGATTTTAATTTGATGCAAGGGGGTTGACAAACCCCCTTTTTTATTGCTAGAATCGCTTTGCTAGGGTTGAAAGATAAATAATAGCTCTTAAAGATTACTATATGAGCTATGAGAACCCTTGGAAATATAATGGTGAAGTATTCGACTCTAATGATATTAACGAATACTTTGGATTTGTTTATTTGATTACTAATATAGTTACAGGAAGAAAGTATATTGGTAGAAAATATTTTTGGTCTTATAGAACTCCTCCAGGTAAAAAAAGAAGAGTAAAGCAAGAATCTGATTGGAAAAAGTATTATGGTTCTTGTCCAGAGTTAAAGGAAGATTATAAGAAATGTAATAAAGATATTTTCAATAGAGAGATATTGTCTCTTCATAAAACAAAAGGAGATTGTAACTACGAAGAAACAAAACAACTTTTTTTGAATAATGTATTAAAAGAAGCACTTGACGACGGAACACCAGCATACTACAATAGTAATATTCTAGGACGCTATATGCGAAAAGATTATGGTAACTTTGGAGCAAACACTTCGCCAAACTCATGATTGGGCAGTTGATAGGATTCATACACTATCTGAACAAGATCTTGAAAATGCTCGTGCTATTCAATTAGAGTTTAGTGAATGGTTGAATCCTGATATTGAGGATCATGATATATACTCTTTAGAATATATCGGAGAATAAAATAAATTTATGTTTTATAATAAATCTTTTCCCGTAACTATTATTGATAATTTTTATCCAGATCCATATGAAGTAAGAAATTACGCTTTATCTCAAAATTTTTATCCTAATAAAACTGGTAGGTGGCCTGGAGCAAGAACAAACCACATTAATAAAATTGATGAGCAAGGATTAATAATGACAAAATTTATGATTAAAAAAATTTTGTCATTATTTTATAGTGAACATGATATAAAAAGTATTTCTATAGATACTCATTTCCAACACATTAAACCTTTTAATAAAGATAAAAATCATCCACATAATCGTGGATATATTCATAGTGATTCAACAGTATTTGGTGGAGTTATTTACTTGGATCCAAATTCAGAAGAAGGAACTGGAACTTCAATATATTCTATCAAAAATAAACTGCAAACTGATGATTATCTTAATGGATATGTTAATGAATTAAAATTTAAATATCATAACAATAATTTAGATTTAAGTGAAAAAGAAATTAATACTTGGAATACACATAGAGAAAGATATCTAGAATCTGTTAGGATTGAGAATATTTTTAATAGATGTATATTATTTGATGGATATGAAGAGCATGGTGTTCCAAGTTTTGGGACAAAAGAAAGATTAACTCAAGTTTTTTTTGTTCATAGTTTAGAATTTAATGACCATGATCTAAGACTTCCATTACAGAAAGGATGTATTGGGGATTTTCAAATAAAATCCACATCGGGTTGACAAACGATAAATAATCACTTATTATGTAAAATCCCTATTATGAGTAGGGTAAACATCATGAGATTTTGATGTGACAATTAGAGCCGTGGGCACTGCCCCTGAGAAGGGGAACTACTCCTTTGCCTATACGGATGTAGAGTTCAATTAATTTTAATGCAACAATTCCTTACAGTAGCCTTGCCCCTTCTGGCAACGGTTACAACCATTTCGGCAACACTGCCATCATCTGCTAGTGCTCCTTCATATTCTATTATCAAGGAGTTTGAACCAGAGAAGACAGCGATCCTAGAGGTTGCTCCACCGAAGCCAAAAGAAAAAAGGTTAATTTGTAAAGGGTGTAATGAAAATGAAAATGTTGCCCTGAGTTATTTTCAGGACATTGGAATTAAAGACAGAAACGCCCTTGCTACTATCATGGGCAATATTAGGCAAGAATCTACGTTCGTGCCTAATATTTGCGAAGGTGGTAGTATCAGAGCATATCATTCCTGCTGGGGTGGTTATGGTCTGATTCAATGGACATCTGCCAACCGTTATTATGGATTGGGTGATTTTGCTAAGAAGTTTGGTGGCTCACCATCATCGCTTCACACGCAACTTCGTTATCTAACAAATGAAGTCCAATGGAAAGAGATTGAAGATAGGATGAAAATTCCTGGTAAATCTATCAATCGTTACATGGACTATGCGTATAGTTGGATTGGTTGGGGGCATCATGGTGCCCGTACATCTTATGCACATGATTATGCCAACCGACTGATCACGGTAGAAGTTTGATACAATAGAATAAATAAGGGGGAGCATACTCCCCCTTTAGTTGATAATTAATTTATGGATTTTAAAATATATAAGTCTGATTTTATTATTGAAAATCAAAAAGAATTAATAAATCAAATTCATCACTGCCACCAGTTACATCAACAATACTTTAACGGTAAAGATTCAACTTGGACATATTCTCAATATAATTTTTTTGCTTTATCTTCACCTTCAATTTTATTCAATAATTTATTTCAGGAATTAAAAAATATTATAACTGAATATGTACCAAACGAAACAAAATGGATGCAAAGTTGGTTGAATTATCATCATTCAAATCAAGTTTTAGATTGGCATGATCATTATTGGGATTATCATGGATATATTTGCATTGATCCTAAAAAAACAAGAACAATCTTTGAAAATTATGAAATAATTAATGAGGTTGGAAATATTTACATAGGACCTGGATATAGAAAACATAAAGTAATTGTTGATGAAGAGTATGAAGAACCAAGAATTACTCTAGGGTTTGATGTTCAAGTTTCTATAACTGATAATCAACAACCAAATAGTATGTTAAGTTTAATTCCAATATAATTAAGTTTACTTTAAATTTAAATTTTTCAAGACACTAAAATAAAAGTGTGCTATATAGATATATCTTATTTTTTGGAGATTATTATGTCACAAAGTATTCAAGAACTTACCACTTTGTTTGCAACATGGCAAACTGAAGATGAAAAGTTTGTAAACGGTAATAATGCTGCTGGAACTAGAGCACGTAAAGCATTGCAAGAAATTTCTAAACTTGTTAAAACTCGTAGGTTAGAAATTTCTCAAGAAAAAAATATCAGAAAAGAAAATAAAAATTAAATTTAATTTAAGATTGATGTAATTTTTTTAAATATCTTGTGAGTTTATTTTATGGGAGATAAACCTATTTTAGGGCATTATTATATACCTTCTCAAATGAGTAAGGATGTATGTGATCTCATTGTAAAAGATTTTTATGATGAAAGACTTTTGAAACCATCATTATTACATTCTAAAAACAACAATTTAAATACAAAAATTAGAAAGTCTAATCAACGTTGGCTTGACAAAGATACATGGGTTGCTTCTATGCTTTCCCATTTTATCAGATCAGCAAATATAGAATATTATCATTTTAATTTGACTGATTGGAAAGATCAAATACAGTTTACTGTATATGAACCACCAGATGGTCATTATAGATGGCACATTGACATGTTAGATTCAAATGGATTTAATGAAATTAGAAAATTAAGTATTGTTATGTGTTTAAGTTCTCAAAATGATTATGGGGGAGGAGAATTAGAATTGTTTCATCCAACAAAAAAAACGATTAGTTTTAAATTAGACGCTGGTGACGTTGTTATTTTTCCTTCAATAGTTTCTCATAGGGTAAAAAAAACAACTTGGGGAAGAAGAATTTCTTTAGTTGGGTGGTATGGTGGGCCACCTTTTGCATAAATGAAAATACCAAAAATAATTCATCAAACTGCTCCAGATCATGAAAAAGATTGGCATCCTATTTGGAAAGAGTGCCAAAAATCTTGGAAAACTAAATTTAAAGATTTTGAGTACATAATGTGGAGTGATGATGATCTTAGAAATCTTGTTAAAGTTGAGTATTCTGAATTTTTAGAATACTATGATTCTTGGCCATATCATATTATGAGAGTTGATTTTGCACGATTTTGCATTCTTCATAAGTATGGGGGAATATATGCAGATATGGATATGTATTGTTACTCTAATTTTTATAATTTTTTACAATACAAAAGTGTTTATCTCATAGAGTCTTGGCCTAATTGGGGAGAAAAAATTTCTAATTGTTTGATGGCATCTGTCAGAAAACATAATTTTTGGGAAACCTGTATGAAAAATAGTATTATAAATTTTGATATTATTGAAAATTCAAATTTGTCTTTTAATAAAGTTGATTTTATTTTAAATTCTTTTGGACCAAAATATATGTCCAAATTAATTACTGATGAAATTGGAATTTTACCAAAAGAGAGATTTTATCAAGTTCCAAAATATCAATTTAATAATGCTGGAAGTGATTATACTTCTAAAAAGTATAAAGAAATATTAGATGAATTTTATACTTTAATTGAAACTAACACTCAATTTTTTACTCGCCATTGCTTAACTAGCGTTTGGTAAGGACCCTTGACAACCTTACTACCATCCCTTATAATACTCTTATGGGCAGCGGGGTTCCAACCCTCGCATAAGACCCGCCCCTCTCATGCCTCTTAACAATGCACAAACAGAGAGGTCCCTATGGGACTGTTGCTTATTGGTTAAAGCCCACTGCTTATAACGGTGTGAACAGAGTTCAATTCTCTGCAGTCCTATTTGGAAGAATTTGCTCTTCCACAATGTCTCAGTAGCTCAGTGGAATAGAGCAACCGCCTTCTAAGCGGTCGGTCGCTGGTTCGAATCCAGCCTGAGACGTTGGAGAATTATTCTCCATATATAAAAGTGATAGAGGGTAAGTCCCTGTTATATCCTTATGAGGTATATCACACTTACTCCATCAAATGTAGGAAGTGCAACACCTCTCGCTGGTTTAGACTGGATGATGTGAAAGGTGATTCTGTCGGCACATAGAAATCCCTCCTACCATTATTCCCTTATAGCTCAATTGGCAGAGCACGGAGCTGTTAACTCTGGGGTTCCTGGTTCGAGTCCAGGTGGGGGAGTTGATAGGGTTGGAAATGTTCGATTCTATCATATTTTCACTGCCCTCTAATGCAGTGAAACTTGCAGAAAGTGTCTTCTGCGGGTGATGGGCACTCATCACCTTTCGCCTCTGTAGCTCAGTGGTAGAGCAACGGTTTTGTAAACCGTTGGTCGCTGGTTCAAATCCAGTCGGGGGCTTCTAAAAAAAATTGATATGATCAGAATAATAGATAACGTTATACCAAAAGATTACCAAGATAAATTAGAAACCTATTTTTTAGGAACAAATTTTCCTTGGTTTTTTACTTCTGATATAGTTGGTGGTGGGGAATTTTCTGGAGTAGGATTTTCTCATTCTTTGATTACTTTGGATAAAAAAAATAAGAGTCCAGCATATGAGCATGTAATTTCTTTAGTTAATCAAATTTCTAATAAAATAAAAATTAATATTTCCGCAATACATGGTAGAAGTTTTTTACAGATACCATCACGTTCTTCTAAATATAATGACTTATTTCATGTTGATATTGATGAACCACATTTAGTTTATTTGTATTATGTAAATAATTCTGATGGAAATACTATTATTTCTAAAGAAAAATTTGAAAAAAATAAATGTTTAATTAAACCAAAAGATTATAAACCAAAAATATTGCAAGAAGTATGTCCAAAAAAAGGTAGAGTCGTTGTTTTTGATGGATCTTTATATCATGCTGCAGGAATTCCTAAAAAAAATCCAAGATGTATTTTAAATTTTTCTGTAGTTGCAAACGACTTGACATAATTTAAAAATTACTATATAATATTCCTATCCGTGTGAAGGAAATGTGCTGGGAGATTTCTCCCATTTTGCGGGGTTAGTTCAGCGGTAGAACGCTATCCTTCCAAGTTAGATGTCGTCGGTTCGATTCCGATACCCCGCTCTTTTAAAAGTACGGTTTTCCCCCCACTTGACATGATCCCAAAGAGAATGTTAAAATAAATATGTTCAGGTGATGAGACCTCAAATACTCGTTGACTCACTGAAATAAACGGAGTTTGTCGAAACTCCTTACATCCGCAGGTATTACTCTGCGAGAAACTATAGAGGTACTATTATGTTTAAACCCGCTATCGCAGCTGTTGCTGCATCTCCTTTCCTTGCTTCGGCTGCGTTTGCTGGCCCTTATGTAGAAAGCAAGACTACCACTGCTCTTGTTGACGGTGATTACACTGGCGCTCAAACCGAACTTCGTGTTGGTTATGAGCAAAAAGTTAGCACTAATGGTGTAACTGTGTTTGGTGAAATTGGTCCTGGTTATGAGTGGCGTAATGGTCAAGATGGTCAAGGCGTTGCTGTTGGTGAAGTCGGTATCAACTTCCCTATTGCTAATCAACTGACTGGCAAATTCAAAGTTGCTGGTGAGTATGGTTTTGATTCCGAAGTGTTTGGACTCGGTGGCGAACTGAAAGTTCGTTATGCTTTCTGATACTTAACCTTATAAGGTAAGATTGGGGAGTTGACAAACTCCCCTTTTTAATGTATCCTATATAAGGAAAGAGAGAAATGAATGAAAATTAATCTTTGGTATTGCAAAGATATGAAGCAGTGGCGTTGGACTTTAACCGACGATCATCGACCAATCATTAAACAAGAATCTGGACAAAGAGAAAATTTACGCGATGCCATGAATGATGTGGCAAATACCGTAGAATATATGATGGACAAAAATTAATTTTTTATGGGCGATTAGCGCAGCGGTAGCGCAGCTGCTTTACACGCAGTTGGTCATTGGTTCGAATCCGATATTGCCCACTTTATAAATACCTAAAAAATGGTATAATGGAAACACTGTTTAAACTGTTAAGTGATGCCCAGGCATCTCTTTTCGTTCTATTTCATAAAACTTGGGTTTATCACTGGAATGTTGTTGGACAAGATTTTCAACAACTTCATACTCTTTTTGGTGGTCAATATGAGACCATGTTTGAAGAGATAGATAGATTATCAGAACATATGAGATACTTGAATGTAAAACCTTTGAGTAGTTTAAATCGTGTTCTTGAAGTTTCTAAAATCAAAGAAGCATCAAGTTCTGCAAATGCGGAAAATATGATTTCCGATCTTCTTCAATCAAATATTGATTTTTGTGATATGATGTCTAAAATATCCGAAGAATCTGAACAACAAAAATCATATGCGACTGCAAATCTAGTTCAAGATTTAATGGAGTCTCATGGTAAATTTGTATGGATGCTTCGTTCATTCTCTGATTCTGGATCCAAAAAAGTTCAAGAAGAAGTAGAAGAAGAAGTAATAGAAGAAATTATTGAAGAGCAAATAAAAGAAAATACTGAAGAACAAATAGAAGAATAGATGGTATCATGGAAAATTTAAGAATCAGATGTCGCTCCTGTGGTAGGGAGTTAGAGGGGCATCCTACTAAAACTGTAACATGTGGTTGTCCTAATATGGCAACAATTCGTGGAGGAGTTATCTCAGCAGTTGACTTATCACAAATTGTTATGCTAAACTCTATAAATAATAAATCTAAAAAAGGTGTTCTTACAAATGAAGATATTGCCTGGCAAGAGGCACGTCGTCAACGTAAAGTAAGACGTTTAGATTTTGAAGTTCGTTGAGGACTTTTTGGAAGTGTGACCGAGTGGTTTAAGGTACTTGTCTTGAAAACAAGCGTGTTAATAGCACCGTTGGTTCGAATCCAACCACTTCCGTTTTAAATTTAATAATTTCTTAATCACTTTCTTGAAACCAACACATAGTTGACAAGTTGAAACTACTGACTAGACTAACTAGTAGTATTCAACTTAAAATCCTATGGATCAGCACACCTATGATAATTGGGTGAAGATCAAGGCAACATTTGAAGAGTCTGGTAATACGGACAATATGTTTTATAAAAGAGCAGTGGAAATTGTAAAAACCCGCAGAGATCCCCTTGCAAAATTCTTGGAGATGAGAAATGATGTATGAGCAGGAAGAGTTTATTACACGTTCTGAAGTTCAGGAGATGATTGATGCAGCAATACGACGACACAACCGTAATGCTTCTATCATTAGTATGTGCGTCGGTTGGGTGGTTCTTGCTTTATTTGCTGAAGGACTTTTAAGGTTAGTAGGTGTTATTCCTCCGCTTTTACCATGGCTCAACATTACCCTGAAATAATTGGTATTGTATTGTTGTTGGTATTTGCAGCAACAATGTTTTATCAAGGTACATGTATTTTAAGAAATCAACGTGGTTATTCTTTACGCGATTACATGAAGCAAGATAGCAATAACATGAGAAAAAGATTAGAAGAACTATTAAAAGATAAAATAATTAAAGAGGAAGATGACTAAAACACTTTTGATTTCTACGCTGATTTATGCTATACTTATTGGGTCTTGGATTTATTGGGGTCTTACACATGCTTATCCACGATGATTTTTCACATAGTAGAAACACTTGCAAATAGTCCAATTTGGTTAGGACTTTGTGGATTTGGTATAATTGTAGTTCCTATTATGGGAATTGCATATATACATAATAGAAAATAAGTTTAAATAAAACATGGCAAATGTAACTTTTGAAATCACTTCAGTAAGTGGTGCTGAAATATTAGAAGGTGGACAGGGAATGAGTGGTGGAGTTTTTTTAGGATGGACGGGAACATTACTTAATATTGATCCTGATCTTCCAGCAATTTCTGCTCGCCCTGCTGATATAGATGTTGTTGTTTCTGGTCAAACTTATACATTTAGTCCTGATTCCACAAATGGAGTTAAAAATTGGCCAGCAGGAGAAACTTGGTATGATATTGCTTTAGATGATAATCCTTATTATAATTATATAACATATAAGAGTCAAAATAGTTCTAATCAATATCCAACTTCTGGAAAAAGTTTTGATATTTGGTCTGGAGGACTTTGGAAAGAAATTAATTTTTCTGGACAAAGTTGGAGAGATATACATGTTCAAGATCCTTTTAAACTAAGTACATCAAAATATACTTTAGTTTATGATTATACTTCTGGTAGTCCAACTGCCCATTGTTGGGTTAAAGGGGGGCAAATTAATTTCACTCTTGTGGAATGATTAAACGGGATGTAGCTCAGTTTGGTAGAGCACTCGCTTTGGGAGCGAGGGGCCGTAGGTTCAAATCCTATCATCCCGACTGTCCAGTTTCTTAATTGGACCACTTGACTAAAACGTTTTTAACTTTTATAATACTAGGGTAAACAATTCAAAACAATGTCTCTGATTCAAAAATTCAAGAAAGATGTAAACACTCTTCGCCTTGCTGCTAATGGCGAAATCTACCTTGATGTAAAAAGTCCAAAACTTTATAAGAAAGTTCGTCGTTTTTATGAAAATGAAGGCGTAGTATTTTCGGGAGATCCCTTGGATGATTATGAGATGCTCATGGAATACTTGTATCAAGATCTTGAATCTATTGAAGTAGCATCTTGATATGATTGATAATAAGGTTATTTTTAATTCCCAAACTTCAAGTACTGATTTATGTAAACTTGGTGCTATCTTTGAAGCAGATAAATCTCCATATAATCCAAGAAAGTGGCAACATGCTTACACTCCCTTTTATGATTTAATTTTTTCTCCAATTAGATATAAACCAATAGTTTTTGGTGAAATAGGAATTTTTAAAAATACTTCCATGCAAATGTGGAGAAAATATTTTCCAAATGCTATTCTTTACGGGTGGGACCACTCTGAAGAATTTTTACAGTATGCTAAAAATCAACAATTAGAAAACGTTCATTATGATTATATGAACGTTAAGGAAGAAACATCAATTAACGAATCTTTTCAAAAAACTAATGTTAAATTTGATGTTATTATTGATGATTCTAGTCATGAATTTTGGGATCAAATTAAAATAATTAGAAATGCTCATAAGTATTTAAATCCTGGAGGATATCTTATTATTGAAGATATTGATAGATTTAAAAACGAAGATGATTATTCAAGTCAAATTTGGATGTATAATCATATGTTATATTATAATCACATCTCATTTGTAGAAACTGAACATAAAAATAAATTTACAGAACCTTTTGATAATGACAAACTTTTAGTAATGGTTAGAAATAATACTCCACCATTTGATAATCCAAATTTATAATGTTTAAAGATGAGTTGCATAAACTCATCTTTTTTAGTATAATGTTGAAAAGTACTTTGCTTTATGAAAGTAGCATTAATAACAGGAATTACTGGACAAGACGGATCTTATCTTGCTGAACTTCTTTTAGAAAAAGGATATGAAGTTCATGGTATTGTTCGTCGAGCATCTTTGATTAATACCTATCGGATTGATCATATTTACGATCAAATTAAACTTCACTACGGTGATCTTACTGATTCTACAAATCTTGTAAGAGTGATTCAGCAAGTTCAACCAGATGAAATATATAATCTTGGCGCTCAAAGTCATGTAAAAGTGTCTTTTGAGATACCTGAATATACGGGTATGGTTGATGGCCTTGGAACTCTTCGTATTCTTGAGGCAGTTCGTCTTCTGGGAATGGAGAAAAAAACAAGAATCTATCAGGCATCAACGTCTGAAATGTTTGGTAAGGTTCAAGAAATTCCTCAATCAGAAACTACACCTTTTTATCCTCGTTCACCTTATGGAGTTGCAAAAGTTTATGGATACTGGATCGTCAAAAACTACAGAGAGTCTTATGGACTACATGCAAGTTCTGGAATTCTTTTCAATCACGAATCCTCTCGCAGAGGAGAAACTTTTGTCACAAGAAAAATCACTCGCGGACTATCACGAATTTCAACTGGGCAACAGGACGTATTATATCTCGGAAATTTAAACGCCAAACGTGACTGGGGACACGCTAAAGACTTCGTAGAGGCAATGTGGTTGATGCTTCAGCAGGATGAACCTGATGATTATGTGATTGCCACAGGGGAGCAATATTCCGTTCGCGCATTTGTTGAAACTGCTGCTCCTTATTTTGGTATGAACATCATTTGGAGAGGTGAAGGATTGGATGAAGTTGGTATTGATAAACACACCAAAAGAGAGGTTATTAGGGTGAGCCCTAAATATTTTAGACCTGCTGAAGTAGAGACCTTATTAGGTGATGCCACTAAGGCAAAAGAAAAATTAGGTTGGCAACCTAAGATTTCATTTAATCAATTAGTTGAGGACATGTGCATTTATGGACAGTGATTCTAGAGTATTAGTTTGTGGTGCCAATGGAATGGTTGGTTCTGCAATCGTGAGAAACCTTGAACAAAAAGGATATACAAACATTATTAAAGCAACTCGTAAATATGTAGACTTTACGGATGAATTAATAACTGATGAGTATATTCAATCCGTAGAACCTGATTATGTTTTTGTTGCCGCTGCTAAGGTTGGCGGCATTATGGCAAACAATAACTATAAAGCAGATTTCCTGACTGAAAATCTTCGCATCCAAACCAACATTATTGATTCTTCTTATCGTTGGGGTGTAAAGAAACTTCTGTTCCTTGGTTCATCCTGCATCTATCCTAAGATGGCAACACAACCAATTACTGAAGATCAGTTGATGACTGGTCCTTTAGAACCAACTAATGAAGGATATGCTCTTGCAAAAATAGTTGGTGTGAAGATGTGTGAAGCATATCGTCAGCAATATGGATTTAATGCCATTTCTCTGATGCCTACAAATCTTTATGGTCCGAATGACAACTTTGATCTGGAGTCATCCCATGTGCTTCCTGCGATGATTAGGAAGTTTCATGATGCTGTTCCTGGAGAAAGTGTCACTCTTTGGGGTGATGGTTCTGCTATGAGAGAGTTTCTACACGTTGATGATCTTGCAGAGGCGTGTTATGTTTGTATGCAGAAATATGATGAAGCAGGACATATTAATATTGGAACTGGTGAAGATGTAACGATTAAAGAACTTGCCAAAACAATTGTTAATGTTGTTAAGTTTATGGGAAATATTAAATGGGATAAAACAAAACCAAATGGAACTCCTCGTAAAGTTTTGAATGTGGATAAGATCAAGGCACTTGGATGGGAACCAAAGATTGGTCTTCGTGATGGTATTGAAACAACTTACAAATGGTATAAAGAAAATGCAATTTAAATGGCCTTTGATGAAAAATAATATCACTTTTAGTGATAGATTTAATCTTGCTAAATTTGTTTTAACTTCTGATCGTTTTACTAATGGTAAAATGGTTAAAAAGTTTGAAAGTGAATGGAGTAAATGGTTAGGTTCAAAATACTCTTTGTATGTTTCTTCTGGAAGTACTGCTAATTATTTACTTCTTTCTGCAGTAAAAGAACTGTATAATTTAAAAGATGGTGATAAGGTTTTAGTTCCTTCTTGTACGTGGGTAACTAATATTGGTCCAGTTATTCAATTGGGATTTACTCCCATCTTTTGCGATATTAATATAAACAATTTTAGTTTTTGTGAAGAAGATCTTCAATATATTGCAGAAAAACATCCCGATATTAAATTGATATTTGTTACTCATCTGATTGGATTTTCTGCTAATACTGAAAGATATCGTAGTCTTTTTCCAAATGCTTTAATTTTGGATGATATTTGCGAATCTCATGGATGCAAATCTCCAGATGGATCTAAAAGAGGATCTGACAGTTTAGGTGCAACTTTTAGTTTTTACTTTGGGCATCATATCTCAACAGTTGAAGGTGGAATGGTATCTACAAATAATTATGAACTGTATGACTTGATGAAGATGAAAAGAAGTCATGGTTTAGCAAGGGAATCTACCAGATATAAAGAGTATGTTGAAAAATATCCAGATATTTCTGATCAATTTCTTTTTGTGACAGATGGATATAATTTTAGGAATCATGAACTTGGTGCTGTTTTAGGATTATCTCAACTTAAAAGATTAGATAATTATATTGAAATAAGAAATAAAAATTATTTAAATTTTATAAATCTTGTAAAAAATTATTCAGATAAATTTATTATTCCAAAATATTATCCAACGTGTAGTAATTTTTGTTTTCCTCTAATTTGTAAGACTAAAGATATTGCAGATAGACTTAAAAAATTGTTTGCTGAAAATGGTGTAGAGCATAGACCTATAATTAGTGGAAATTTATTAAAACAACCATTCTTGGAAGGATATAAAATAATATCAAATAAAGATCAACTTAATGTTGATTTAATTCATGAGAATGGAATTTATCTCGGAAATAATCATTTTATTGGTGATAAAGAAATTAATTTGCTTAAAAATATTTTAGAAAAATTATGACTTTTTCTTTTAATCAGTTAGGTAATAATGGGCATTTAGGAAATCAAATGTTTCAATATGCCTTCATTAAAGCAGTTGCAAAAAAGTATAATACAACTTTTTGCATACCTCCAAAAGAAATTTTTGGTAAGTATTATTATCAAAGACTCTTTAGTAATATTGATGATTGTTTTGATATTAAATGTGATAGAGAACTAAAACAATATTCTTCTATTCATGAAAAATTTTTTCATTATGATAGTGATTTAGTTGAAAATATTAGTGGTAATTGCAATTTTGTTGGGTATTTTCAATCAGAAAAATATTTTAAAAGTATAGAAGACGAATTACGTTCTGTTGATTTTGTTTTTAAAAATAATATTCAAGAAGATTGTCAAGAAATAGTTGAAGAATATACGGGATCAATAGCACTTCATATACGACGAAATGATTATGTAACAAATCCAAGTCATCCTTTACAAAATAATCAATATTATAGTGATGCTCTTGAACAGTTTCCTCAAGATTTACCAGTTCTTGTTTTTTCGGATGATATTGAATGGTGTAAAAAACAAGAACTGTTTTCTGAAGATAGATTTTTAATTTCAGAAACTGAAAATCCTTACTTTGATTTGTATATTATGAGTCAGTGTGCTTATCATATTATTTGTAATAGCACTTTTAGTTGGTGGGGAGCATGGTTGGCGAATAGTAAAAATGTGATTGCTCCTAAAAATTGGTTTTCTGGGGATTGTATTAATCACAATACTAAAGATTTGTATTTGCCTCACTGGAAAATTTTATGAAAAATATAAATCAATATAATTGTGTTTATTATTGTTTTTATGGTGATTTTAGATATAAAGAATTGTTAGAATTGTCTGTTAATTCTTTAAATAAATTTATTAGTAAAGAAAATATTTTTGTTTTTAGTGAGTATGATATTCCAGAATTGCAAATTTATTGTAATGTAATTAAAACAGAGTTTCCACAAACTCACGCTAAGCGTATGGCATATCGCTTAATTTTGGGTAAAGAACTATTGAAAAATTATGATAGAGTTCTTCATTTAGATGTAGACACTCTTGTTCTTGATAATATTGATGACATTTTTATATCTTTTGAGGATGGAAAATTATCATTCGCAACAGAAGATTTAGAAAATCCGCATAAAATTACTGGAAGTTTTTGGGCAGGACCTTTATTAAATGAAGATGAACTAGTAAAATATTCTAATGTGAATAGTATATGTTGTGGTGTTTTTGGATTTAATAAAAGCGCATATAAAATTTTAGAAGATATTTATAAGTTTATTGTTGAGTGTGAAGACTCTGGATTTTATGGATCTCATGTTGATCAACATGGGTTTGTAACTTATGTGCTACGAAATAATTTATATAATTATAATCTTCAACAACATGTTTCTCATTTTCCAAGCTCTATCTTAGATAAAACTAAGTTTAAAATTTATCATTTTGCTGGTGGTGTAGTATCGGATAATAAGTATAATTATATGAAAAAATTTTTAATTCAAACTATAGATAATAGAAATAATCTTTTGGACTTTCTTCCAAAAAATTTAAAAATAGCAGAACTTGGTATTTTTAAAGGTGATTTTTCTAAAATTATTTTAGAAAAATTATTACCCTCTGAATTATTTCTTGTTGATATATTTCCAGAAAATATGTGTTCTGGTGACAAAGATGGAAATAATATTGTTTTTCTTAATCTTAGTGAAATGTATGATCAAATTTTGAAAGAATTTAAAGATTTTGATAACGTAAAAATAGTTAGATCATATACTTTAGATTTTCTAAATTCTCTAGAAGATGAATATTTAGATGCAGTTTATATTGATGCCGACCATACTTATGAAGCAGTAAAAAAAGATTTAGAATTATCTTTTAGAAAAGTTAAAACTGGTGGGATAATTATGGGACACGACTATAGCGATATTATGTTTCCTGACGTTGTAAAAGCTGTAGATGAATTTTGTAATAATATGGGATTGCAAATAAGTTATTTGACAAATGATGGGTGCCCAACATATTTAATATATAAAACATTAAATGATAAAACTTTATGAATTTGTATGTTTATTTAATCAAATAGAATTACCCCTCAAAAATGCTGTATAGATAATATTGAACATAACGTAATATTAGATAATTTGATAAAAATATGAAAATCTGTATCCTGTGTATTGCTACAAATAAGTACATTCGGTTTGTTGAAAGACTCCTTGATAATATTGAAGAAAACTTTCTTAATGGACATGAGATTGAGTGTTTACTGTTTACTGACCATGAAGTAGAAACATCTGATAACGTAAGAGTTTGTCAGATTGATCACGAACCTTGGCCAATGCCTACCCTGAAAAGGTACAACTACTTCATAAAAGAGAAGGAGTTTATCTCCCAGTTTGATTATTGTTTCTACTTCGACGTGGATATGGGTTTGGTAGATAAGGTCGGTGATGAGGTTCTAAGCGATCTAGTTGCCACTCAGCATCCCTACCAGTCCTTCTATCCAAAGGAACAGAGGACTTACGATAGAAACCCACAGTCGCTCGCATACGTGCCTGTGGGTCAGGAAGGGGAGAACTATTATGCTGGTGGGTTCAATGGTGGTTCTACCAAACGGTTTCTTGAGATGTCAGAAGTGATTGCTGAAAAAGTAAAAAAAGATCTTGAAAATGAAGTGATTGCTCTTTGGCATGATGAATCTCATATGAATCGTTATTTGATTGACAATCCCCCAACATTAAGTTTAACACCTTCATATTGTTTTGCTGAAGAGCAACTTGACAATCTAAATTATCCATTTCATGCTAAAATTATTGCATTAAAGAAAAATCATCAAGAACTTAGAAATTAATAATGAAAAATATTGCTATTATTTTTATTGGAACTGGAAAGTATGCAGATTTCTTTCCAAAATATTATGAAAATTGTGAAAAATATTTTTTAACAAATTCTGAAAAAACATATTTTTGTTTTACCGATGCTGATTTTGGAGGAGAAATTCCTAATAATATTAAAATAATTGAAACCCAACTTGAGAAATGGCCATTACCAACTTTACATAGATTTAAAACTATTTTAAAAGAAAAAAATAATTTACTTAATTACGATTATTTGATTTATCTAGATGCTGATATGTTAGTAAATCAAAAAATTTTGGAGGAAGAAATTTTAACAGAAAAAGATTTCATAGGAGTTTATCACCCAGGATTCTATAAAAAGTCTCAAGGAATTCCTTATGAAAAAAGAAGAATTTCTCAAGCATATGTTGAAGAAGATACTGGTAGGTATTGGCAAGGATCTCTATGGGGTGGAAGAGTTCCTTATGTGTTTGAAATGATTCAAAAACTTCATCAACAAATTCAAATAGATTTGGAAAAAAATATAATTGCAGAATGGCATGATGAAAGTCATATTAATAAGTTTTTCTTGGAAAATAGTGAAAGGGTTTATACTCTTGGACCAGAATATTCTTTTCCAGAAGTTTATGATATTGATCCGAATAAAGATCTAAATTATCCTAATATTGATCCAACCCAAAGAAAAATAATTCATTTATTAAAAAATCATTCTGAAATTAGAAAATAATATGAAACTTAATTTATTGGAAATTCCAGTTTACTATATCAATATGGAAAAAGATATTGATAAAAATAAAAAAATAAAAAAAATAATATCTGATTGTGGATTTACAAATTCTACTAGAGTTGAGGGGTTGGAGCATAAAAATCCCATGTCTGGATGTGCAGCATCCCACTACACGATATTAAGTTCTTTTGAACCACCTTATATAATTTTGGAAGATGATTGTGACATTAAAAATTTTCATCCAATTATAGAAGTTCCTGATGATTCTGATATAATTTATCTTGGAATATCTTCTTGGGGAAGAATGAATTCGCATTCTGGACCGTGTGTGAAATATGATATTTTAGATAATGGGTTATTGAAAATATATAATATGCTTAGTACACATGCTATGCTATTTCTTACAGAAGAATATTGTTCTATATGTAAAAATATAGCAAAATATTTTTATCAAATAGGAGATCATCTTGATATCGGATTTGCTGAAATTCAAAAATATTATAATGCTTATGCGTTTGATGATCCTATGTTTTATCAAACAAGTTCAAATGGAACTGATATGAAATTAAGTTCTTATCCTAGTGTTGATTTTTTTAACTTAAATAGAAATTTTTGGAAACCTTTGGAGATTAAAAAATGAAGAGTTTAGTAACTGGTGGTGCTGGATTTATCGGATCAAATCTTGTAGATCGTCTTATTGATTTGGGGCACGAAGTAATTGTAATTGATAATGAATATTCTGATGTTCATGAACACTTTTATTGGAATGACAGGGCACAAAATTACAAGTATGATATTCGTGACTATGAAAATACACGACCTCTTTACGATGGTGTAGATTATGTTTTTCATCTTGCTGCGGAAGCACGTATTCAACCTGCTATTTTAAATCCAATTGAAGCAGTTAGTATCAACTCTGTAGGAACTTGTACTGTTCTTCAATGTGCTAGAGAAGCGGGAGTGAAAAGAGTAATGTATTCTTCTACTTCTTCTGGATATGGAATGAATGAACCACCTAATATAGAAACTCAACCCGACGATTGTTTAAATCCATATTCGGTTTCAAAAGTAAATGGTGAAAAATTATGTAAAATGTATACGAAACTCTATGGTCTTCAAACTATATGCTTTAGGTATTTTAATGTTTATGGTGAAAGACAACCACTTCGTGGTCAATATGCTCCCGTAATTGGTATTTTCTTACGTCAACGTGCAGCAGGTGAAGAATTGACTATTGTTGGTGATGGAAATCAAAGAAGAGATTTTACTTATGTTGGTGATGTTGTGAATGCAAATATCCTTGCTGCAACAACCAATGTTGATTCAGAGGCATTTGGGCAAGTTTATAATGTTGGAACTGGCAATAATTATTCCATTAATCAAATTGCTAGGATGATTGGACATCCTTCAATAAATATTTCTCCTCGTCCTGGAGAAGCAAGAGTAAGTCTTGCCAATAATCAAAAACTTCGCAAAACTTTTGGTTGGGAACCAACTGTAAAACTTGAAGAATGGATTAATTCTCAACTCTAATATTTTAATAACATGAAAATAAAAATTTTTTCTTTCGTTTTTAATAGACCAGATATTTTACAACATCAAATAAACTCTATTAAAAAGTTTTTAATTGGTGATTGTGAAATTAATGTAGTTTATGATACTAGAGATAATGAATATTATGAGCAGTTTAAAAATATATGTCAAAATAATGATGTAAATTTTTATTGCCATGTATCTGAACCAGGTCAAACACCAAGTTTTTATAATGGACAGGTAATTAGTTGGATTTATGAAAATCAGATCTTAAAAGATGATGATGATTATATGGTTATTTTTTTAGATCATGATATGTTTTTAATTAGTGATTTTAATCCATATCTTGAAGTTGGTGAATATGATGTATTTGGATTATTGCAAACCCGTAAAAATATTCAATATGTTTGGCCTGGACTTTGTGGATTTAAAAAATCTTCTGTAAAAAATATTGAATTTGATTTTTATCCAAAAATTGTAGATGGACAATCTTTAGACACAGGTGGTGGGACATATTCTTTATTAAGTAATCAAAAAATTAAATTTTTTGATAGTGGAGTTGAATATCCAGATGAATACTGTGGGTTAAATTTAAAAGATAAATCTTTAACCAATGGATATAATTATGAACTTCATTTTAAAGGTAAATTTTTACATTTTAGAAATGCTTGTAGTTGGCATAATGAATATCAAGTAAATGATATTGAAAAAACAAACCTTTTATTTAAAATTTTATCTGATGTTATAGAAGATAATGATAAAAAATATTTTGAAATAGTTGTTGCCAGATATAATGAAAATATTGAATGGACAAAAAATTATTTAAATTATATCACTCTTTATAATAAAGGGGATGATATAATTGATAATGCAATTCCTTTAAAAAATATTGGTAGAGAACCTCATACATACCTGCATCATATTATTAATAATTATGATAATCTAGCAAATTATACTATATTTCTTCAGGGAAATCCTTTTGATCACATTTACCCTCATCAGGATCAACAAGAAAGACTTTTTAATCTTTTAAATGATATCATTTTTAATGATAAACAAATTGGAGATTTTTATAAAATACTTGCATGTGTTATAACTGGTGATTATGAATATATAAGAGAACCGTATCATATGGAGTGTCCAAATATAGTGGATGCTTATGTTAAAGTGTTTGATCGTTTACCTGCAGAAGGGGAAACGTATACTTATGCATCTGGTGCTCAATTTGTCGTATCAAAAAAAGCAATACATTCAAGACCAATAGAGTTTTATAAGAATATACTTAAAATATTTGAATACGATCCAAGTGTTGATGGATATGATGAAGTAAATGAAAAACTACTTCAAGTTAATGAAAGATATTTTGATGGTAAAAATAGATATAATCCAAATAATCCACAAATGGCATATCATGTTGAAAGATTTTGGAGATTAATATTTAATGAAATATGATTATTTAATAATTGGTTGTGGTTTGTTCGGATCTACATTTGCAAGACTTGCCGTAGATAATGGCAAGTCTTGTTTAATTATAGATAAGAGAAATCATATTGCTGGAAATTGCTATACTAAAAATATTGAAGGGATAAATGTTCATGAATATGGTCCACATATATTTCATACTAGTAACAAACTAGTTTGGAATTTTGTAAATAGATTTGCTGAATTTAACAATTATATACATTCTCCTAAAGCATGGCATAAGAATAAATTATATTCTTTGCCATTTAATATGAATACTTTTTATGAATTGTGGAATACTAAAGATCCTCAACAGGTAAAAACAATAATAGAATCTCAAAAATTTAAGGGAACTGTTGGAAATCTTGAAGAACAGGCGCTGGCTCTTGTTGGTGAGGATATATACAACACTTTAATTAAAGGATATACTGAAAAACATTGGGGAAGATCTGCAAAGGATCTTCCCTCCTTTATAATTAAAAGACTTCCTTTAAGATTTACTTTTGATAATAATTATTTCAATGATAGATATCAAGGTATTCCAGTAGGTGGATATACTAAAATGTTTGAAAACATGCTTGAGGGAATACCAATTCAACTAGGTGTTGATTATTTTTCTGACAAAAATTATTACAATTCCTTGGCAAAAACTATAGTATATACTGGATGTATAGATGAATTTTTTGATTATGAGTATGGAAATTTACAGTATCGGTCATTAAAATTTGATACTGAAATTATTAATTCAGATAATTATCAAGCAGTTTCTCAAATGAATTATACTTGTGATACTAAAAAATGGACTAGAATTGTAGAGCATAAGCACTTTGAAAACGTAAACACAAAAAATACTATCATTACTAAAGAATATTCTATAGAATATAGGATTGGATTAACACCATATTATCCAATAAACGATTTTTATAACCAAAATATTTTTAATAAGTATAAAGAAAAATCTAAATTATTGACAAATACTATATTTGGGGGTAGACTATCTGAATATAAGTATATGGATATGCATGTTGTGATTGAATCTGCATTTAATAAATTTAAGAAACAATGAGTATAAGTAGAAGAATTGTAGTCACAAATCATTCTAGTCATGATTTAGAATGGTTAAAAGATCTTGAAGATCATGGAATAACCTCAGAACATATTTACATTTATGATAGAAGTGGAAATGGAGTAGATCAATACAAACATTTGGGAAAAGTATTTGAGTCACCAAATGTTGGATCTAACATATATGATTATGGTAGATATATTGTCGAAAATTATGATGATCTTGCTGATATTAATATTTTAATTAAAGGTAATATAACTTGGAGAACTTATACTAATCGGGAAAGATTAATTTATGCTTTGAATGCAAATTGGTTTGTCCCAATAGATAACGATCCAATAGGAACTGGAGAAAAAAATTATTTTGAACCATGGGGAGAAGGATTTTATGTAAATGATTCTTCTCACTTGGAAAAAACTGAAAGATTTATGGGAGATAATAAAGATTTAAAAGTTTATCCCAGAATAAAAAATATAAAAGATTTTTTGGAAGATTTATTCATTATAAAACAAATTCCAGAATATTTGTCATTCTGCCCAGGTGCAAATTTTGTTGTCCCCAAACAGAATATTTTAAAGTACACTAAAAAGTTTTATCAAAAAATGATAGATTATACTGATTATGATCCAAATCCTATGGAATCTCATTTCTTTGAAAGAGTTTTACCACTTGCTTGGCAAGGTTGTTTATTAGAAAATTTAGATTGATATGGATAAAAATAAATCTGCATATAAACTTAAGGGTCTTCCACACATCTATTATATTAATTTAGATGATAAACAAGAACGTGCCAAATACATGGAGGAACAATTTAAATATTGGCAAATAGAAAATTATACTCGTATATCTGCTTATGATGGTAGAGATGATGATCTTGGACATTTGCTTAAAGGAAGATATCCAGATATGATGAATTCTGGAGAAGTAGGGTGCGTTACTTCACATTTAAAAGCATTAAAGCATTTTTTAGAATTTTCTAATGAACAAGTTGCTTTAATTATGGAAGATGATTGTGATTTAGATACTGTAAAACATTGGCCATTTAATTGGAAAGACTTTTATTGTAAGATTCCTTATGATTATGATGTAATACAATTAGCGATTATTAATCCATCTCAAATACATATGAGACTTCATCGTAGATTTGTTAATGATTTTTCTACGGCATGTTATTTAATAACTCGTCATCATGCACAAAAACTTATCAATCTTCATTGTAGGGAAGATAAGTATAAACTTGATAACGGAGTAAAACCAAGAGCAGTAGCAGATGATTTAATTTACAATTCTGGAAATACTTTTGCAATGCCTTTGTTTATGTATAAAATTGAGTTGGGATCCGATATTCATGATGACCATATAGATAGTTTTCATAGAAGTAGTTATGAGGGTCTGTGGCAATTTTGGAGAAATGAAGCAGTTGATATTTCAGATTGGAACTTTATATTTGATTATGATGCTTATGCTAACAGAATACCAATTGTTAAATCGTCTGAGTAAATATACTTATTGTGTTAGGATATCCGAACAAAGAGGGTCTTGACCCCTCTTTATTTTTGCTATATAATATTGTAACAGTTCTTTACAAAACTACAATGACTGTAACAACTAATGAGTACGGACAACAAAACATGTGGGCCAAAGAGCCTGAAATGGTTTATCAAGAATACAAACGTAAAGGTCTTCTGACCCCCATGCAAACTACGGAGATGTATAATGGGCGCTGGGCAATGGTCGGGATTTTTGCTGGTGCTATTTCTTATTTTATCACTGGCAAACTCTTCTTCGGGATCTTCTGATTAGGGGCTTGACAATGACTTCAACTATCTTTACAATTACTAGTGTTGCTTTCTTTGTTTTACTGGCAGCATCTGTAGAAAAAATTTGTGAGACTTATTAATGGCATTTAACATTACCCTCCAATCTCCCGATGGAACTGAAACTACCATTCAGTGTCCTGAAGATCAATATATTATGGACGCTGCTGAAGAGGCAGGCGTAGATCTTCCTTCCAGTTGCCGTGCTGGTGCTTGTTCCGCTTGTGCTGGTAAACTTATCAGTGGTACAGTAGATAATGAGGATCAATCTTTTCTTGATGATGAACAAGTTGCAGATGGTTGGGTGCTAACCTGTGTAGCATACCCCACTAGCGATTGTGTGATCCTTACTGAACAGGAAGAGAATCTGTGAGTGCAAACATGCTTGGGCAATTTAATCTTGCCCTTCAAGAGTTAATTAATACTGGTGCCTGGGACAAAAATGCAGAACTAGAAGTTAAAATTGCAGGCACTCTTAAAAGTGATAAGTTTATTGTGATTAAACCTATCAAACAAAAACTGGTTTGTAATCCAAACCCAGACCTTAAACAAAAACACTCTTATCAAGGAGAAAACAAATGAAATTTGGATTTACCCCCGAAGCAGAAATTCTTAATGCTCGTTTTGCGATGATTGGATTTGTTGCTGGAGTTGCTTCTTATCTTACCACTGGTCAAATTATTCCTGGTATTTTTTAAATAATATGATATGATATAGAGAACATATTATATCATAATTAGAATGAAACTTCCTTCTTTATATGAATTTAAAATTAATGATGAATCTCTAAATTTTTTATTAGATAAATTGGAGTTTTATAAAAAAAATTCAATTTATTGGAGGAATGAAGAAAACTATTCTCCAGCGAATAAAGTTGTTACTGAAAATGGAGATCATACTGATAATTTATTAGATTATGATGATGACCTAGTTAATTTTTTAGAATCTATAAAACAAGATTTTGAAAAAAAATTTGAACAAAAATTTGAATTATTTTGGTCTCATATTATACATTATTATCCTGGAGGATATCAAAAATTTCATAAGCATGATCATAATGAAGATTTTGGGTTTTTAATTTATTTAAATGATTGTGATGGTGGGGAAACTGTATTTACTTTAAATGAAAAAAGAAAAACAATAAAATCAATTAAACCTAGAAAAGGAAATGGAATCTTTTTTCTTGCTTCATTAGGACATTATGGTGATGTGTGTAAAACAGAAAAAAAAGTTCTTTTTTGTGGATTAAAATTAAAAAACTAATAAAAAAATTATGGAGGTTAAAATGCGTAGCGAAGGATATACTATTCCTGAAGTTCAATTTTTATTCAGGGAAAATGGAGAATTTGTAAATCGTACAACATCAGAACTGTTTAATGATAAACGTGTGGTCATTTTTAGTTTGCCTGGTGCTTTCACTCCTACTTGCAGTGCCTATCAGTTACCTGGATTCGAAGAGAAATACGACGACTTTATTGGTCTTGGCATCGACGATATTTATTGCATCTCTGTTAATGATGGGTTTGTGATGAATGCCTGGGCAAAGGACCAAAATATTGAAAAGATTACTTTAATTCCAGATGGTAATGCATATTTCACACGCTCTATGGGTATGCTTGTGAATAAATCAAATCTTGGTTTTGGTAATCGTTCTTGGCGATATGCTGCTGTTGTAGATAACGGAATTATTGAAAAACTTTTTGTTGAAGAGGGTTTACGTGATAATGGGGATACCGATCCTTATGAAGAAACAACTCCAGATAAAGTTCTTGAATATGTTTCTGCAAATGTAAAAGTTGGTGCCACTGTTTGAAATAATAAGTAATATTATTTGACTCTGTTGCTAAATAAGCAGCAGAGTTTTTTTATGTCTATGCCACGCGGACAACTGACTAGGGATATTATAAAGTGTGAAGTTCTTAAAATTAAAAGAGATTTGGATAGAGAATGGATGGATAAATCTAGTTATGATCCAAAATGGTTAGCACATCAATACCTTAATAAAGTATTAGATAAGATTGAAGAATACTCATATTAATAAATACTTTAGTTGCATTCGGGAGAAAGGCATGACATTAGATCTTCATAATTTTTTCAAATATTATGATGATGGTAATGCGAACCATGTGGCGGCAGTTCAGTGGTTGGAAGATAACCTTCCTGCTCAATTCCTTGATGATTCGGAAACAGAATGGATTGGAATTTTTAGAACTAAACCACCTACACCAGAAGTTCTTGCAGTTCCATACTTCAATCAAGTAGACAATTATAGAGATGCACATAGAACTTGCAACTCTTCATCGTGCGCTATGTGCCTTGCTTTCCTCAAGCCAGGAAGCATTAAAGGTGATGACGAATACGTTAAGAAAGTATTTGCAATTGGTGATACAACTGACCATGCGGTACAGACGAAAGTTCTGGCAGGTTATGGTGTTAAGTCACACTTTAGTTACAATTTATCTTTTGCTGATATTGATAAAAGTTTGGACGCTGGAAAGCCCGTTGTTATTGGCATACTCCATAGGGGTTCTCTTTCTGCACCTACTGGTGGGCACATGTGTGTTGTAATTGGTAAGACCCCAGATGGTAAAGGATACTATGTAAATGATCCTTATGGTTCACTTAATGACAACTACACGGGTCCAGTAACAAATGGCAAGAAAACCATTTACACCAAAGCAGTTCTTAAGCACCGTTGGTGTCCAGGAGGCAACGATGGATGGGGAAGAATCTTCGACTAATTTTAAAAGAAAGATGCTTAAAGTGATTAAGGATCTTACAAATAACGGTAGGCATAAGGAAGCAAACGAACTTTATCAAAGGTATTTCGGAGGACAAAATGGCAAGAATTGATTTACATAACTTCTTCAAGTTTTATGACGAGAAGAATCCTAATCACGTTAAAGCTGTACAGTGGTTAGAAGATAATCTGCCAGTCAAGTATCTAGAAGATAATATTGATTGGGCGGAGATTTATAGGGGAAAAAAGGGTAATGCTGCACCAGCACCCACTGCTGCTGCAGCTCCTGTAGCAGGTGGTGATGATGTTCCACAAATGGGAATCAAATTAGTGAAAGAGTTTGAAGGATGTAGATTGAATGCTTATCCAGATCCTCTCTCAGGTAATCTTCCAATCACTATTGGTTGGGGATGCACTCGTAAGAAGGATGGATCACCATTCAAGATGGGAGATACGATTACTCAAGCAGAAGCAGATGAGCTACTGATTGATGAAGCGAAGAAACATTTCCTACCAGCACTTCGTAAAATTCCATATTGGAATGAAATGAGTGATGGCAAAAGAGGTGCCCTTCTATCCTTCGCTTATAATTTGGGCGCTGGGTTTTATGGTGGCGATAATTTTAATACTATTACTCGTGTCTTAAAAAATAAAGAATGGGATAAGGTGCCCGATGCGCTTTACCTCTACAGAAATCCTGGTTCTAATGTAGAAGCAGGACTAGCACGTAGAAGAAAAGCAGAAGGTGAAGCTTGGAAAAAAGGTTAACTTCACACTAAGGACAAATGGAAAACACAAAAAGAGAAAAATGTATGGGACAAGTTATTCGTATTGCCATTCTGGGATGGTCTGCTGCCCTTCTCACCGCTAGTTATGCTGGTGCCCTATCCAAGATGGACCCAACCTTTATTGCTACGGTCTTCACGGCTTCTGCTGCTACCTTTGGTATTAATACTATGAAAAAAGGTGGAGATGATGATGAAAAAAAAGATCAACCACGTAGAGAAGAATTTGTAGAAGCGCCACCAGAACCACCAGCAGTTTTAGAAACATCAGTAACTCTTGAAGAAAGAGTTGAAGCACTTGAAACTAAAGTTGATGATACTGAAGGATATGTTCAACCCCGCACAGGAGTCTAATGTCTAAATCTCCAAATAAAGGTAAAAAAGGATCTGCTAATAATAAAAAGCAGAATTGTGGAAATGCCACTGCCAAAAAGGCAAAAAATGGGGGTAAAAAGAAGTAATGTTAGTTGAAGTTTTGATTGCTGGTAATGTTATGATTGGTCCTAATTTATGCCAAGCAGATTTGATTTATAAAAACCAACTTTATACAGTTGAATACAAATGCCCAGAGAATGGAACACTCCAAAGAGGGAGTGTTGGAATGCTCCAATCCACCAAATACTTAAAGCTATAGATAATCACACCCGTCTCTTTATGGAAACGGGTGATTTTTGGCATGAAGAGCAAGCAAACATATTAAGAAAATATGTAAAAGATTTAAAAGTCTGGATACATAAACAGGAGGGATGGTGGAATGAATGATTTTCCTTGGGGAGTTGTAATAATATTATCTTGTGGTCTTTTATTTACATTATATTGCATTTACTACATATTAAAATTAGCAAACGAGGAAATGAAAGATGAAACATCTAGCACTCATTCTGTCCATCACAAGTCTGACAATTAGTGGAGCACTATGTTATGGTGCTTATGTAACTTATAAAAAAGCAGAATCAATTCTCAATAACCCAGAAGAGTTTGTTGGAAAAGTTGTTGAGAATCAAGTGAATAAAGCATTTGAAAAACTACCTATTCCTAAACTAAATACTGGGAGTATTAAGTTTCCTTTCTAATGGCAGATAAAGACCCATACATATATCGGATCCGCGAAGTTCATAAGGTAGTCGATGGAGATACTATTGACGCTGATATTGACCTGGGGTTTGATATTTCTCTCACTAAACGTATTCGCCTCGCTGGTGTGGATACTCCTGAAAGTCGTACCACTGATGCGTATGAAAAAAAACTTGGACTTGAAGTCAAAGATTGGCTCAAGCATAGATTAGAGTTTGCTAAAGATATTATAATCAAAACAGAATTGCCCGATAGTACGGAAAAGTATGGACGTATTATTGGGCATTTGTTTATAAATGGAGAATCAACTTCAATTAACAATCAAATGGTTTCTGAAGGATATGCTTGGGAATATGATGGTGGTACAAAGAAAAAAGATTTTGCTTTATTGGAGGCAAAACGAAATGCAAGCAAAAAGTCTATCTGAAGAAGAACAGAAAGAAAAACTTCAAAAAAAGTCATCTAAATTTGATAACGTATTGCTTGATGCACTTTATAATATAATTGCTTATATTCCAGCAGCAATTATTACTTGGTTTATTTCAAACTTTGAACTTTAGAATGATAATCTAGCTGCTAATTTTTTAGCAATCTTTTGTGGTGGGGCATAGAGAGATTTAAATCTTTCTTGCCCTTCTTTTGTGAATTTGTCTTTTATTACATCATCAATAATAATTTTATTGTCTATTTCATAAAGAGAATTTGTATCTACTTGGTCACGTATGTATTGCTCTACATTATCAGTTTGTGTTATTAAACGTGTTCCCTCTGATGAATATTCAAATATATCAACATGCCCTTCTTCTGCCATAACATAATGGAGAACAGGTTTGACTTGTTTGATTTTAATTTTAAATTTGTTTTTTGTTGCTTCTCTTATTACTGGTTCTGCCGCATTTTTAACTACGTTTAATACTTGTGTGGCAATCATCGTAGAAGCTGTAGTAACTACTGCGACAGCACCAGCCGTAGCAACAAGAGAAGGATCAGGTAAATTAATATTGATTCCACCGACAGTAAAGGTTGGAGTAGTGTTTGGTTTGTCTGCTGGTATTTCAGCAATTGGCGTTTGAACGGGGGGGGTTTGAACAACCTGTGGCAGTTGAGGGGCAGGAGTAGGTGTTGAGGGAAGTCCTCTAGTTTTTTCTTGTTTTTCTGCTTCTTGTTTTTCACGTTCTGCCTTTACTGCCGCATCAAATTCTGCTTGAGTTGGAACATTAATAACTGGGTAGTTTATTGTAGTATTTGGAGCATTAATTATAGGAATGGATAATCCACGAACAACGGGTTGTTCAACATCATAAATTGTTGGTTTTTCTATAGTTGAAATTATAGATGGACCAGTAATTTTATTAATGTTTGAATTTGGTATATTGATCGGATTATTTCCGATTATTGGTTTTAAATTTGGATTATCAATTTGTGCGATTGGATCCATTAACTACATCCTCAACTTTTGGATATTTGACAACAACATCGGCACATATTTTGTAGTAAGGACTATCAGGATGAAACATAACTCCATTTTTATATGCTTCACCACATTTTAATAATCTAACTAATTCAAAATCTAATCTTGCTTTGTCTGCTTCTGCTTGTTGTCTAGCAATTTCTGTTCTTGCTCTTTCTTTACACAGTTCACTTAAACTTCCATCTAACGGAAAATTAAATCCCATACTGACACCAGCGTTGCCACTATAGGATTTAAATGTTTCTGGATCATCACTTCCATTTCCTGTTGTTAAAACAAACGGAGCAAAACTCATCGTCGGTCCTTGACAGGATACACCACCACCGTATGTGTTGACGGCATAAGGACCTTGTAATACTTGGACAGCCTGGTTTGTAACGTTACCAGTAGCACTGGCACTAGGACCAGCGATGTTAGTGTTTGACGGAGCAGTTTGAGCTGCTGTGGATCCACAAAGTAAGGCACTAGTTACTGTGTAAAGACAGATATTGATGTAGTGGTTGATTGGGTTTCTGTGGTGCGATCTATCCATGTTTCTTTTGCCACTCCAGGGCCGAGATAGGTTTCGCTGAACTGGAATGGAGCACCTTGTGTCATAATGGAATAATTAGCACCTCTTTGTGGAATGCTAGGAATGTTGATGTTTGTTCCAGTTACAGTATAAGATTCACCAGTTGTATATTCAACTTGGCGGATTGTTTCTATAATCTTTGTAGTCGATTCGGTTGTTGCGTTGATTGTACCTCTAGTAAAATTAGGCACAACACTTTCAGCTAGGGCAGGACAAGAAAACCCTAGCAGGAACAACCCTGCTAGGATATGTCTCATTTGAATACGCTCAACTCAATACTACGTTGTGCTGTTGCTGTGGTTCCAGCACCACCTGCAGTAACAGTAGGAACACCTGTAGTTGAAAGAGTACCAGCAAGAGAACCTTTGTCACCTCCAGGTTGTGTAATCGTATCTCCATAAAGATTTGGAGAACCAACAACACCGTTAGTAACAGTTTGATTGGTTACTGGAACATCACCAACAATAGCAGTTTCTGAAAATGTAAATGCTTGACCGTTAGTATTAATACCATAGGTTCCATCAGTAATAGAAGCGGGTGCTGTTGTGGAACCAGTTGATAATCCACCAAGGGTGGTTACATCTATATTTGAACCTGAAGCGGAGTATGAACTACCAATTCGTGTTGATTGAATCGCGGCACCATCAACTTTCAATTGAACGGAATCAGTAATTCTTGATGTGATTTCAGCAGCATTAACTGGAATAGTGAAGAATAACGAAAAAACTAATAGAAGTCTTTTCATTTTCTTATGTTGTGATAAACACTATTTTTATTTAGGAACAAGTTTTCGTTTGGGGGCTTGACAGGGACGGGAAACCGTAGTATGATAAATAGGTAAACAAATGTTACAAGATCTTAATCTTTTGTAACAAGTTCCTCTTTCAACCGAGACCTATGGGGAGGTTAAACACAGTCTCTCATATCCCCGCTGAGGGTGCGGGGAGCATAGTATCACCACCATTTCCCTGATGGTCCTACTATTCTTTTAAACGATTATGACTGCTTCAATTGCTCAACAACGATCTACTTCCACTTGGGAATCTTTTTGCCAGTGGGTTACTTCAACGAACAACCGCCTGTATGTGGGTTGGTTCGGAGTCCTGATGATTCCTACTCTGCTCGCTGCAGCAACGTGTTTCATCATCGCCTTCATCGGTGCTCCCCCTGTGGACATCGACGGCATTCGTGAACCTGTTTCTGGTTCACTAATGTGGGGAAACAACATCATCTCAGGTGCTGTAGTTCCTTCAAGCAACGCTATTGGATTGCACTTTTATCCCATTTGGGAAGCCGCATCTCTTGATGAATGGCTCTATAATGGTGGTCCTTTCCAACTGATTGTGTTCCACTTCCTGATTGGTATTTACGCCTATATGGGTCGTGAGTGGGAACTTTCCTACCGTCTTGGTATGCGTCCTTGGATCTGTGTTGCATACTCTGCACCTGTTGCTGCTGCTTCTGCAGTGTTCCTGGTCTATCCTTTCGGTCAAGGTTCTTTCTCTGATGCGATGCCTCTGGGTATCTCTGGCACCTTCAACTATATGCTTGTGTTCCAGGCAGAGCACAACATCCTGATGCACCCCTTCCACATGCTTGGAGTTGCTGGTGTGTTCGGTGGTTCTCTGTTCAGTGCGATGCATGGTTCTCTGGTTACTTCCTCGCTGGTTCGTGAAACCACCGAAACCGAATCTCAAAACTACGGTTACAAGTTCGGTCAAGAAGAAGAGACTTATAACATCGTTGCTGCACACGGTTATTTTGGTCGCCTGATCTTCCAATATGCTTCGTTCAACAATTCTCGTTCGCTACACTTTTTCCTTGCTGCTTGGCCTGTTGTCGGTATCTGGTTTGCTGCCCTGGGCGTTTCAACAATGGCGTTCAACCTCAACGGATTCAACTTCAACCAATCTCTGCTTGATAGTTCCAATCGCGTAATTCCTACTTGGGCTGACGTTCTCAACCGTGCCAATCTTGGTTTTGAAGTGATGCACGAGCGCAACGCTCACAACTTCCCTCTTGACCTTGCTGCTGCAGATGTAACCCCTGTTGCTCTGACTGCACCTGCAATCGGTTGATATAAAACTGAATAACTGATATAATTAAGAGGGTATAACAACCCTCTTTTTTTATGTCTCATAAACCCCAACATGAACCTATGGAACCCTGGGTAGTCTGGGCAGGTGTAGGAATTATGATGTTTACAGTTATTATATTTCTCATATTTACTCTCAGTTTAATGTATTTTTAGTAAATATGTTCAATTCATAACAATTTAAAGACACTCAAACAAGAACTCCGTATAATTACTTAGGAGTTCTTTTTCTTTTATGAAGATCTTTTTAGACACGGCAGATGTTGATATGATTGGTCCAGCATATGATACTGGACTATTGGATGGAGTCACTACAAATCCCACCCTCATTCTCAAAAGTGGAAAGCAATTAAAAGAAGTTATTGAAAACATATCACAATCATTTCCAAATTTAACAAGCATTTCTGCAGAAGTTGTTGCAGATTCTCATGAAGAAATGCTTTCACAGGCACAAAAGTATTACTCAATTTCCCCAACAGTTACAATTAAAGTTCCCTGCACGGTAGAAGGACTTAAGGCTTGTAAGTTTCTTTCTGATAAAGGAATTCAAGTCAATGTAACTTTGGTTTTCTCAGTTGCACAAGCAATTCTCGCATCTAAGGCTGGTGCAACATTCATCTCTCCTTTTGTTGGTAGATGGATGGATAATTCAATTGATGGTATTGAACTTATCAGAAACATTCGTAGGGCATTTGATTATTCTGGAACATTTACACAAATTCTTGCCGCATCTCTTCGTGATGTTAGGCAAGTAGAACAATCGGCACTAAATGGAGCAGATGTTGCTACAATACCACCAGTTGTTTTTTGGGGAATGTATAAGAACATTATGACTGAGAAGGGATTGGATTTATTCCAAAAAGATTGGGATGAAGTTATTAAGAGTAAAGGTGAATAATGAAAGGTCTAGTTATATTTGGTGCAACTGGAGATCTCTGTAAGAAGAAACTAATTCCAGCACTTTATACTCTTCATAAGAAAGGTCTCTTACCAAAGGACCTGAAGATTATTGGTGCATCTAGGACACAACATTCTAAAGATAGTTGGGTAGAAGTTCTTGGCAATTATTCCCAAGAGTTTATTAAGAGACTTGAATATGTTCCTTGTGATTTGAGTGATGCAGAGTCTCTTAAGTCACTGGATTCTTCTGATGATACGACTTATTTTCTTTCTGTTCCACCAGAAAGATATGCTGATGCAGTTACAAACCTCAAAGAAGCAGGTAAGGTAGATGACGCAGAAAAATCACGAGTTATTATTGAGAAGCCTTTTGGCACCGATCTTCAATCTGCTAATTATTTACAATCTGTGGTGGCTGGGTATTTACGCGAAAAACAAGTATATCGCATTGACCATTATCTCGGTAAAGATACTGTTAATAATATCCTTGCCACCCGCTTTAGCAATATACTTCTGGAGCCACTCTGGAACAGGAACTTCATAGAAGAGGTTCAGATCTTTGCTACTGAAACAATCGGTTGTGAAGGTCGTGCCCAGTATTATGATACCGCTGGTGCCGTGAGAGACATGCTTCAGAATCATATGCTCCAGGTGCTTGCTCTGATTGCAATGGAACCACCTTGTAGAAATGATGCTAAAGAGATTCGTAGAGAGAAAGTTAAAGTTCTTGCTGCGACAAGACTTGGTGATAATGTGGTTCTTGGACAATATGATGGATACAAGAATGAAGAAGGTGTAAAACCCGAATCACAGACACCAACATTTGTTGCTGGTGAGTTGTATGTTGATAACTGGAGATGGAAAGGAGTTCCTTTTTACTTTATGACTGGTAAAAAAATGCCAGTTGGTTGTGTTGAAGTTGTGATTAAATTTAAAGCACCTCCACAACAATTGTTTGAAGGGCATGAATGTAATGATAGAATAGTAATGAGACTGCAACCAGACCCACATCTGGATATGCGGATTGATATTAAGTCTCCTGGACTAAATGATAATGTAGAACCAGCACTTCTTCAGTATCATTATCCAGTGGAAAAAGCAATTGATGGTTATGTAAAACTTTTTTATGATGCGATTAATGAAGATCAGTCACACTTTGTTCATGCAGATGAAGTGTTGGAGTCTTGGAGAATTGTTGATGATCTTCTTTGCACTGGAGATCAATGCCGCATTATGACATTACCATATCTTTATGATGGTGGAAATTGGGGACCAATAACTAAAACAGAACTTATTACAAAGTGGGATTATCCACTTAAACTCAAGTAGGAGAAAGAGATGAAAGTAGGACTAATTGGACTCGGACGAATGGGAGAAGGAATGTCCCGTCGTATGATGAAAGCAGGCATAGAAGTTTGGGGTTATAGAAGAAATTATGAAAAAGCACAAGAAGCATACGAAAACGGATATGTTAATGGTGTTACAACTTCTATACAAAGCCTTGTTCAAGTAGTTAAAAGTTGTGGAACGCAACCAGGAATTTTCCAAATGGTGGTTCCTGCCGAAACAGTAGAGGAGACGATCAATGAGTTACTACGATATTGTGGTGAAGGAGATATTATTATTGATCATGGCAATAGCAATTTTAAAGACAGTCGGAAAAGAGCAGAACGCTTGGCAAAACTTGGTATCCAATATATTGATTGTGGCACTAGCGGTGGCGTTTACGGTTTGGATCGTGGATACTGTCTTATGGTTGGTGGCGGAAATACTGCGGTCGCCACTTGTGCAAGAATTTTTGATGCCCTCGCACCAGGCATCGCATCTGCCCCCAGAACTAACTTTGACTCGGACATAACATCAGCAGAACACGGTTGGTTACATTGTGGTGGTCCTGGTGCTGGTCACTTTGTAAAGATGGTGCATAATGGCATTGAGTATGGTATTATGCAAGCATATGCTGAAGGATTCAATATCATCAAGAACGCTAATGCAGGTGCCAAGTATGTCAGAGAAGGAGACGCAGAGGTTGCCCCTATGGCAGATCCAGAAAGTTACTGCTATGATATTGACGTTGCTGAGGTTGCTGAGTTATGGCGTCGTGGTAGCGTTGTTGGTAGCTGGTTACTTGACCTTACTGCTGATGTGTTGCGCCGCAGCCCACATCTTTCTAACTTCTCTGGAGGAGTATCCGACAGTGGTGAAGGTAGGTGGACGGTTAATGCTGCTGTGGATTTGGGGGTTCCCGCTCCTGTCATCACCACTGCTCTTTATGAAAGATTTAATTCACGCAATCTGGGCACTTTCGCTGCCAAGATTTTAAATGGTATGAGATTTATGTTTGGAGGACATCACGTCCGATGATTACTTCAGAAACTCCATATAAACTTGCGGAAATTATTAGAGACACTTGGCCTGGTCTTTACAGGAAACCTCATGTGTCCTATAATAATCAAAAGACTTCTAAAAATGAAAAGATACAATGAAGAATATTTTTCAGTATTAAATAAAAAAACTGGAAAAAAACTTTTAGATTGTGGTGACGAACAAGATGCTCTTGCAATGGTTTCTATGGATCCAGAGAATAGAATTTATACTCGTAATAAGTTCTTAATGGGTCCTGTTGTGGACATTGAAATTCCAAAGGCACTTCCAACAACCGAAATTGTTGCTGTTCACACGGTGCCTTCGGAAAAATTTGATGAGTATATTGATAACTTACTTGAACCTAGGAAATTAAAACTTCCAGAGGGTCAAGGGAAACCAGTTGTTGTATGAACCATCGTAAACGTAAACGAGAACAAAATCAAAAAAATAGAATGTATACGCCAGAAGGATATAATGCAGATCCTCCAGATGCAGTATGTCCTTATTGTGGAAAAAAACAAAGATCTTGTTCTTATGTAAATAGTTTAAGTCGTGCTTGGGCAAGGAGTGCTTGTGCTAAAAAATATAGATAGAAAAAAGAAAATTGCAATTGTTGGTGCTGGTAATGCTGCTTCCGCAACAGCACTTTGTCTTTATCGACATGCTTCCGATTTAATTGATAGTATAACAATATATTATGATCCTTCTATACCTATAGAAAAAGTTGGACAAGGAACTACCTTAGATTTTCCAGATTATATTTTTACAGTTCTTGGAATTAATTGGCATGAAAATGATAATTTGATAAAGGCAACATATAAAAGTGGAATTCTTTATGAGAATTGGGGAAATAAAAAAGAAAAAATATTTCATCCATTTCCTTTAGATACTACTGGAATTCATTTTGTTCCTCATTTATTATCTAAAGTAATTTTAGAATGTGGATTGTTTAATGTAGTTGAAAAAAATATAGTTGATCCGGAAAAAGAAATTGATGCAGATTATATTTTTGATTGTAGGGGTAAAAATAATAGAAATCCAGAATTATATGATAAATTAATTAATCCACTCAATCACGTGATTGTTGGTAAAAAGTTAAAACCAGATTTAAAATTAAATTATACTAGAACTGTAGCAACTCCTGATGGGTGGACTTTTGTTATTCCAAATCAAGACAGTGTATCTTATGGATATCTGTTTAATGATAATATAACTAATTTTGAAGAAGCATCAAATAATTTTTTTAATATGTTTAATGTTGATTTAGATTTTGATTTTAAATTTGAAAATTATATTGCTAAAAATTGTTTTTGTGGTGAAAAAACAATTTTGAATGGGAATAGATTGTGTTTTTTGGAACCATTAGAAGCATCTTCCATGACTTATTATTTGTCTGTTGTTAGAATTTGTTTAGATTATATTTTTAATAATAAAAGTAAAGAACAATGCAACACAGAAATTAGAAATGAAATGTATAAAATTCAAAATTTTATACTATGGCATTACCAATATGGGTCAAAATATGATACGACATTTTGGAAATATGCAAAATCATTAAAATTTGAACCTGATTGTCAATTTAAATTTGCGTTAGATTATGCGAAAAATAATACGTTTTTTGATTGTATAACAAAAAGTAAAGGTTTTAGTCAATGGGGATCTGCTAGCATTAAAAACTGGATTGATGGTGTAGAATATGATTAACGTATTATTTTTTTCCAGAAATTGTAGGGAAGAAGTGTGGGAATATGATTTCATTATGAATAGTATTTTACCAAAAGAAATTGAAAAAAGTATATATTTTTTAGATTTAGAACAAGTTAGAAATTCGGAAAAACAATTTGATGTTTTTGTTTATAGTTGTAGAGATCCTAAAAAATATGAATGGGGATATATGCCAACATATGAAGAAACCTTGGAATGTGTTTTAAAAATAAAACCTAAGGTTATAATTCAATTGTCTGACGAATATTCTCACGAAAATTTGGAGATACATAATAGTCTTTCTTTGCACTGCAATTTAATGTTAAGGCAGCATAATCATAGTGAATTTAGAAATGTTCAATTTGGAACAGGTATCCCAAAATTTGAAAATTTAATTCACATGCCTCTTGGATATTTAAATGATACTCATATTAACAAAAATGATATAATACCTATGTGTAATAGAAAGTTAAATTGGTCTTTTGTTGGTGCTATAAAAGACTATCAATTTTATTATTATGATTTTACGTATGAAAAATGGCTTCCAACAACTGATAGGGGGAAGATGATTGATATATTTTCATCTAATGTTGACAATTATATTTTTAAAGAAAGTGGAGTAAGTAAAAAACAGTTGGTTGATCTCTATAATAATTCTATATTTGTTCCGTGTGGGAGAGGTAATACATCATTAAATTGTTTTAGGAATTATGAATGTACTATTTGTGGAGCAATACCTGTTGTTGTTGAAAGATTTCCAAATGAAATATCAATCGTATTTAACTTTTTAGAACATCCTCCTTGGTTATATGCAAGTTCTTGGGAAGATGCTGTAGTTAAATGTAATAACCTATTAAAATATCCTGAAAAATTGCAAGAAATGCAAGAAAAAAATTTAAATTGGTGGAACAATTTAATGAATCAAATTGCAAATAAAGTTAAAGATGCATTATTATAAAAAATATATTCAAAATTTTAAATTTTTTTTAGAAAGAGATTCTGACATTACTTATTATGAAGAGTTTCATTATATTTTTATAACTCTAAAAGAAACTGCAAAAATACTATTAAAGATTAAATAAATAAGTATAAGTTATATTTTCTTTATGGAATTGTTTCATTCTTCCGAATGTTATTTGTACAATCTTGAAACTACTTCATCAAATAAAGCAAAAAAAATTTGGAAAGAAGCAATAAAAGAAAAATGGAATTATGAGTGTGCTTATTGTGGATCTAAAACTGATATTACATTAGATCATGTAATTCCTCAATCGTTTGGTGGACTTGACGTTTCAACTAATATTGTTTGTTGTTGTAAAACTTGTAATCATGATAAAGGACATAAAAAATGGGATGAATGGTTTTTTAAAAAAGAGTTTTTTTCGGAGAACAAATATAATAAAATAAGTGATTGGATTACTAAAAAACAAGTAAAAGAATTGTATCCATATAGATTGAGGAGGAATAATTGTACTTAAATAAATATACATAACAGAGAATTTTTTGATTTATCAGCGAGAGAAATCATCTAATGGCAGACATACGGGTTCGTGTAAATTCTGGAAATCAACCAACCGTTAGGGTCGGCCAAGAAAATGCTGTAAAAATAGTTGCCAGTAGTTCTGGTGCTCAAGGCACTCAAGGATTGCAGGGACAAAAAGGATCTGATGGATCTATTGGTGAACAGGGAACTCAAGGTTTATCTGGAGGATTTGTTGGTAAAGGTGACCAAGGAATCCAAGGTCTTCAAGGTGAACAAGGTATTCAAGGATTATCTGGTGAATTTGCAGGTCAAGGCGTTCAAGGAACACAAGGACTCCAAGGTGAGCAAGGTGTTCAAGGATTTAGTGGTGGGCAAGGAACTCAAGGAACTCAAGGAACTCAAGGAAATCAAGGAACACAAGGACTCCAAGGTGAGCAAGGTGTTCAAGGTGTTCAAGGATTTAGTGGTGGGCAAGGAACTCAAGGAACCCAAGGTTTACAAGGAACACAAGGAACTCAAGGATTGCAGGGAGTTCAAGGAACTCAAGGACTCCAGGGTGATCAAGGAGTTCAGGGAATTCAAGGTTTAAGTAATCAAGGTGTTCAAGGAACACAAGGACTTCAAGGTGATCAAGGAATACAGGGAACTCAAGGTACTCAAGGTACTCAAGGTTTACAGGGAGTTCAAGGATCCGGTAATCAAGGAGTTCAGGGAACTCAAGGACTTCAGGGTAATCAAGGAACTCAAGGACTTCAGGGTAATCAAGGAACTCAAGGACTTCAGGGTAATCAAGGAATCCAAGGTCTTCAAGGTGAACAAGGTATTCAAGGGATTCAAGGTTTACAAGGAACTCAAAGTACTCAAGGAACACAAGGAACTCAAGGACTTCAGGGTGATCAAGGAGTTCAAGGAACACAGGGTAATCAAGGAACTCAAGGTACTCAAGGACTTCAGGGTGATCAAGGAATTCAAGGTGTTCAAGGTACTCAAGGACTTCAAGGTGTTCAAGGAACTCAAGGAACACAAGGACTTCAGGGTAATCAAGGAATTCAAGGTGTTCAAGGTTTAAGTAATCAAGGAGTTCAAGGACTTCAAGGAATACAAGGAATTTTAGGGCAAAAAGGTGATAAAGGTGACACAGGAACATCCGTTAAAATTATTGGATCAGTACCTTCAAAAACTACTTCTATTGGATCATCTACTTTAACTAATAATGATACTGTTTATTCTTGGTATCCTGCTTCAACTGGTGATGGTGTTATTGCTTCAGATACTGGAAATTTGTGGGTATATGATTCAACAACACCAGTTTGGAATGATGTTGGAAATATTAGAGGTCCGCAAGGTACTCAAGGATTACAAGGTTTAAGTAATCAAGGAGTTCAAGGTATTCAAGGACTTCAGGGGGATCAAGGAGTTCAAGGTACTCAAGGACTCCAAGGAAATCAAGGAGTTCAAGGAACTCAGGGATTACAAGGAATTCAAGGAACTCAAGGTACTCAAGGACTTCAGGGTGATCAAGGAGTTCAAGGAACACAAGGATTACAAGGAACCCAAGGATTACAAGGTACTCAAGGACTTCAGGGTAATCAAGGTGTTCAAGGTACTCAAGGACTCCAAGGAAATCAAGGAGTTCAAGGAACTCAAGGAACCCAAGGTTTACAAGGAACACAAGGAACTCAAGGATTGCAGGGAGTTCAAGGAACTCAAGGACTCCAGGGTGATCAAGGAGTTCAGGGAATTCAAGGTTTAAGTAATCAAGGTGTTCAAGGAACACAAGGACTTCAAGGTTTACAAGGAACACAAGGACTTCAAGGAGTTCAAGGTACTCAAGGACTTCAAGGTGACCAAGGAGTTCAAGGAACTCAAGGATTGCAGGGAGTTCAAGGAACACAAGGACTTCAAGGTGATCAAGGAACACAAGGACTTCAAGGTGATCAAGGAGTTCAAGGTACTCAAGGACTTCAAGGTGTTCAAGGAACTCAAGGAACTCAAGGAACACAAGGACTTCAGGGTGATCAGGGAATTCAAGGAACTCAAGGATTGCAGGGAGTTCAAGGTACTCAAGGACTTCAGGGGGATCAAGGAGTACAGGGAACTCAAGGATTGCAGGGAGTTCAAGGTGTTGGATTGCAAGGATTTCAGGGTATTCAAGGAACATCTGCACCAGCTTTAACTGTTAGCACTAGAAATGGATATTCTGGTAGTAACAATAGTGATGTTGTATCTAATGTAAGTGCTATAAGATTTGACAAAACTACTGGATTTGCGGTTACAAGTCTTGGTGGTGGTGAAGTATTTGTTGAGTTGGGTAGTAGCTTTAAAACTTGGAACGTTGCTGGTCAAGATACATTAGAAGCTGTTGGTGAAGATACTGTTGAGTTTATTGCTGGTCCTGGAATTGCAATTACAACTAAAGCTTCTGCTCCAAAATCAATAACATTTTCTGCCACTGGAACTTCTGGTGCTCAAGGCACTCAGGGAACACAAGGACTTCAAGGTGATCAAGGAGTTCAAGGTACTCAAGGTTTACAGGGAGTTCAGGGAACACAAGGTTTACAGGGAGTTCAAGGACTTCAAGGTGATCAAGGAGTTCAAGGTACTCAAGGACTTCAAGGTGATCAAGGAACACAAGGACTTCAAGGTGATCAAGGAGTTCAAGGTACTCAAGGACTTCAAGGTGATCAAGGAGTTCAAGGTACTCAAGGACTTCAAGGTGTTCAAGGAACTCAAGGAACACAAGGACTTCAGGGTGATCAGGGAATTCAAGGACTTCAAGGTGATCAAGGAGTTCAAGGTACTCAAGGACTTCAGGGTGACCAAGGAACCCAAGGTACTCAAGGTTTGCAAGGAGTTCAAGGAACTCAAGGTTTACAGGGAATTCAAGGTTTTGGTGGACAGGGAACTCAGGGAATTCAAGGATTGCAAGGTGATCAGGGGGTTCAAGGAACTCAAGGTTTACAGGGAATTCAAGGTTCTGGTGGACAGGGAACTCAAGGGACACAAGGACTTCAAGGTGACCAAGGAACTCAAGGTGTTCAAGGATCTGGTAATCAAGGTACTCAAGGAACTCAAGGTTTACAGGGAGTTCAAGGAACTCAAGGTGTTCAAGGATCTGGTAATCAAGGTACTCAAGGAATTCAAGGACTTCAAGGTGACCAAGGAACTCAAGGTTTACAGGGAGTTCAAGGAACTCAAGGTGTTCAAGGTTTAAGTAATCAAGGAGTTCAAGGTACTCAAGGACTTCAGGGTGATCAGGGAGTTCAAGGAACTCAAGGGTTACAGGGAACTCAAGGTATCCAAGGATTACAAGGTGACCAAGGAATCCAAGGTGTCCAAGGTTTAAGTAATCAGGGAATTCAAGGAACTCAAGGTTTACAGGGAACTCAAGGTGTTTTGGGGCAAAAAGGTGATAAAGGTGATGCTGGAACTTCAGTTACTATTGTTGGATCAGTACCATCAAAAACTACTTCTGTTGGATCTACAACATTAACAAATAATGACACTATCTATTCATGGTATCCTCCAGGAACTGGTGATGGTGTTATTGCTTCGGATACTGGAAATTTATGGGTTTTTGATGGATCTATTTGGAATGATGTTGGAACTGTTAGAGGACCTCAAGGCACTCAAGGATTGCAGGGTTTAAGTAATCAAGGAGTTCAGGGTACTCAAGGACTTCAGGGTGATCAAGGTGTTCAAGGAATACAAGGATTTCAAGGAGTTCAAGGTACTCAAGGATTACAGGGAACTCAAGGACTTCAAGGTGATCAAGGAACTCAAGGATTGCAGGGAGTTCAAGGAACACAAGGACTTCAAGGTGGCCAAGGAACTCAAGGTGTTCAAGGATCTGGTAATCAAGGAGTTCAGGGAACGCAAGGACTTCAAGGTGTTCAAGGAACCCAAGGACTTCAAGGTGTTCAAGGTACTCAAGGATTACAGGGAGTTCAAGGAACTCAAGGTTTACAAGGAGTTCAAGGCACTCAAGGTGTTCAGGGATCTGGTAATCAAGGTGTTCAAGGAACACAAGGAACTCAAGGACTTCAAGGTGATCAAGGAACTCAAGGTGTTCAAGGTTCTGGCAATCAAGGTTCTCAAGGACTTCAGGGTACTCAAGGAGTTCAAGGTACTCAAGGACTTCAAGGTGACCAAGGAACTCAAGGTTTACAGGGAGTTCAAGGAACTCAAGGAACCCAAGGACTTCAGGGTGATCAAGGAACACAAGGACTCCAGGGTGATCAAGGAATTCAAGGTATTCAAGGATTAAGTAATCAAGGTTCTCAAGGACTTCAGGGTACTCAAGGATTTCGTGGAAGTGTAGGAAATACAGGATCTCAGGGTAATCAAGGTATTCAAGGAAGACAAGGAACTCAAGGACTTCAGGGTGACCAAGGAATCCAAGGATTGCAAGGTAATCAAGGAATCCAAGGATTGCAAGGTGATCAAGGAATTCAGGGAATTCAAGGATTGCAAGGTGATCAAGGAATTCAAGGAATTCAAGGATTGCAAGGTGACCAAGGTACTCAAGGAACTCAAGGTATTCAAGGACTTCAGGGTGATCAAGGAATTCAAGGTGTTCAGGGATTAAGTAATCAAGGAGTTCAAGGTACTCAAGGACTTCAAGGTGATCAAGGAATCCAAGGTGTTCAAGGATTAAGTAATCAAGGAATTCAAGGAACACAGGGGACACAAGGATTGCAAGGATTCCAGGGAATTCAAGGTTCTGGAACTCAAGGAACTCAAGGAACTCAAGCAACACAAGGACTTCAAGGAACTCAAGGACCAAGAGGTAGAGATGGTAATTTTGGTGGAGCTAGTTTTGATTATACTTTTGAGTCTGATTATGATAATTCTGACCCTGGAACTGGTAGATTAAAGTTTAATAATAGTGATTATAAATTATCAGATTCAATGTATATTGATAATCTTGATGATAATTCAACTGATATACAATCATTTTTAACAACTATTAATGATTCTAGTTCTGTAATAAAGGGACATTTTAGAATCTCTAAAAAATTTGATTCTTCTGTATTTGCTTTATTTACAATAAATTCAATAACTGGTCAAGGTGGAGGACCAGGAGCTGAACTGCAAACTGGATATTGGGATGTAAACTGTAATTTTATTGTTGGTAGTAGTACTTATTTTAGTGATAATGATGATGTTATTATCACGTTTGCTAGAACTGGAGATGTTGGAGATCAAGGACCTCAAGGAAATCAAGGTACTCAAGGTTTACAAGGTGTTCAGGGATTCCAAGGAACTCAAGGGTTGCAGGGAAGACAGGGAATTCAAGGTCTTCAAGGTACACAAGGACTACAAGGTATTCAAGGTTTAAGTAATCAAGGTGTTCAGGGAACTCAAGGACTTCAAGGTGATCAAGGAATTCAAGGTGTTCAGGGATTAAGTAATCAAGGAGTTCAAGGTACTCAAGGACTTCAAGGTGATCAAGGAATCCAAGGTGTTCAAGGATTAAGTAATCAAGGTGTTCAGGGTGTTCAAGGAACACAAGGACTTCAGGGTGATCAGGGAATCCAAGGATTGCAAGGTGATCAGGGAATTCAAGGTTTAAGTAATCAAGGAGTTCAGGGTACTCAAGGATTACAGGGAGTTCAAGGAACCCAAGGACTGCAAGGACTTCAAGGTGTTGGATCGCAAGGACCTCAAGGAACACAAGGACTCCAAGGTGATCAAGGTTTACAGGGAGTTCAAGGATCCGGTAATCAAGGAGTTCAGGGAACTCAAGGGCTTCAAGGTGATCAGGGTGTTCAAGGTCTTCAAGGTTTAAGTAATCAGGGTGTTCAAGGTCTTCAAGGTCTTCAAGGAGATCAAGGAGTACAAGGAACTCAAGGTTTACAAGGAATTCAAGGTTCAGGTGGGCAAGGGACTCAAGGAACCCAAGGTTTACAAGGAACACAAGGTACTCAAGGATTGCAGGGAGTTCAAGGTACTCAAGGACTTCAAGGTGATCAAGGTACTCAAGGTACTCAAGGACTTCAAGGAGTTCAGGGAACTCAAGGTTTGCAGGGGACTCAAGGCACTCAAGGACTTCAAGGAGATCAAGGAGTACAAGGAACTCAAGGTTTGCAGGGGACTCAAGGTTCAGGTGGGCAAGGGACTCAAGGAACCCAAGGTTTACAAGGAACACAAGGAACTCAAGGAACTCAAGGATTGCAGGGAGTTCAAGGTACTCAAGGACTTCAAGGTGATCAAGGTGTTCAAGGAACCCAAGGACTTCAAGGTGTTCAAGGTACTCAAGGTTTACAAGGAGTTCAAGGTACTCAAGGACTTCAAGGTGATCAAGGTACTCAAGGTACTCAAGGACTTCAAGGAGTTCAGGGAACTCAAGGTTTGCAGGGGACTCAAGGCACTCAAGGACTTCAAGGAGATCAAGGAGTACAAGGAACCCAAGGTTTACAAGGAACACAAGGAGCACAAGGACTTCAAGGTGTTCAGGGTGTTCAAGGCACCCAAGGACTTCAAGGAGTTCAAGGTACTCAAGGACTTCAAGGAGTTCAAGGAACCCAAGGTTTACAAGGAACACAAGGAGCACAAGGACTTCAAGGTGTTCAGGGTGTTCAGGGCATCCAAGGACTACAAGGAGTTCAAGGAACCCAAGGTTTACAAGGTACTCAAGGTACTCAAGGACTTCAAGGTGTTCAAGGTACTCAAGGTTTACAAGGAGTTCAAGGTGTTCAGGGAACACAAGGATTGCAGGGAGTTCAAGGAACACAAGGTTTACAGGGAGTTCAAGGACAAACTGGACCTGTAGCAGGATCTGCCAATCAAATTGTTTATAAAGATGGCTCCAACAATCCTACTGGTTCTGGTAATTTAACTTTTGATGGATCTAATCTTTATGTTGGTGGTAATATTACTATCGGAGGTACATCATCATATATTGTATCTAATGAACTTAGAATCAAAGATAAGGATATTGTAGTTGGTGTAATAACAGATGCATTTGGTAATGATGTTTCTACAGATACCACTGCAAACACTGGTGGTATTGCGATTGCATCCACTGAAGGTAGTCCATTAGTTAATTTTAATTCTGGTGGAGAAATAACTCCAGATACTTATAAGCAATTAATGTGGTTCAAGTCTGGTACTTTCACTGGATTGAACACTGATGCTTGGGCATTTAACTATGCTCTTGGTATTGGAACTTTAACAATTCCTAATGGTGTAAGGCTTGCTGCTGGTGGAATGCAAGTTAGTGATACATCTCTTAACTTTAATGGTGGAGAAATCAAAGCAGGTAGAGTTGATACGGGTAGTGAAGGTGGTCAGTTAAGTTTTGGTAGAGCAACTGATAATGCTACTTCTTGGTATATTGATGTTTATGGCAATACATCAACACCAAGTCTTCGTTTTGTTGATGCTAGTTCTGCTGCAGTAAGAGCACAAATTGATGGTACTGGAAACTTCCTTTTTGAAGGTCCTATTGAACTGAATTCTACATTAAAGGACATTTATAATAATGTAGGCGCTGCTGGATCAGTTCTTATTTCTACTGGCGCTGGAGTTTCTTGGACTACTCCTTATGCTGCTGGGTTACAAGGATTACAAGGTCTTCGTGGGCAAGATGGTGTTATAGGTGTTGATGGATTTCAAGGTACTCAAGGTTTACAGGGAGTTCAAGGAACACAAGGACTTCAAGGTGTTCAGGGAACACAAGGACTTCAAGGTTTACAAGGAGTTCAAGGTACTCAAGGACTCCAAGGAACTCAAGGAACTCAAGGATTGCAGGGAGTTCAAGGTACTCAAGGACTCCAAGGTGTTCAAGGAACTCAAGGAACTCAAGGATTGCAGGGAGTTCAAGGTACTCAAGGACTTCAAGGACTTCAAGGACTTCAAGGTGATCAAGGTACTCAAGGTACTCAAGGACTTCAAGGAGTTCAGGGAACTCAAGGTTTGCAGGGGACTCAAGGCACTCAAGGACTCCAGGGTGATCAGGGAGTTCAAGGAACACAAGGACTCCAAGGTGTTCAAGGCACTCAAGGACTTCAAGGTGTCCAAGGAGTTCAAGGAACCCAAGGTTTACAAGGAACACAAGGAACTCAAGGAACTCAAGGAACTCAAGGATTGCAGGGAGTTCAAGGAATCCAAGGACTTCAAGGTGATCAAGGTGTTCAAGGAACCCAAGGACTTCAAGGTGTTCAAGGTACTCAAGGTTTACAGGGAGTTCAAGGAACACAAGGAACCCAAGGACTTCAAGGTGTTCAAGGTACTCAAGGTTTACAGGGAGTTCAAGGAACACAAGGAACCCAAGGACTTCAAGGTGTTCAAGGTACTCAAGGTTTACAGGGAGTTCAAGGAACACAAGGACTCCAGGGTGATCAGGGAGTTCAAGGAACACAAGGACTCCAAGGTGTTCAAGGCACTCAAGGACTTCAAGGTGTCCAAGGAGTTCAAGGAACACAAGGATTGCAGGGAGTTCAGGGAACACAAGGTTTACAGGGAGTTCAAGGACTTCAAGGTGTTCAGGGAACCCAAGGACTCCAGGGTGATCAGGGAGTTCAAGGAACACAAGGACTCCAGGGTGATCAGGGAATACAAGGATTGCAGGGAGTTCAGGGAACCCAAGGACTCCAGGGTGATCAGGGTGTTCAAGGAACTCAAGGACTTCAAGGAATTCAGGGAACCCAAGGACTTCAAGGTGTTCAGGGAACACAAGGACTTCAAGGTTTGCAGGGAACAATAGGACCTGTTGCTGGATCTGATAAGCAAATTATATTTAATGATAATAATTCTGCTGGAGCATCTGCAAATTTAACATTTGATAAAACAACTCAAGTAATGCAAGTTGGTTCTGCAATTACATTCTATGGTTCTTTGGGAATTGTTAGTGCAACTTCTTATTATGGTGATGGATCTAAATTATCAAACATAAATGCTAGCGGATCTGTAACAATATATGATGATACAACTACAAATTCAAATTGGTATGTCGGTATTCTTTCTGTTACTGCTGGAGCTGCACAAACTGCTTATGTATCATCAACAAAACTTACATTTAATCCATCGACAGGAAATCTTGTTGCTGGTGGAACATTAACGGCAAATTCCGATGAAATATTAAAAATAAATGTTAAAACTATAGAAAATGCTTTAGATAAAGTTCTAATGTTACGTGGAGTCGAATTTGATCGCACAGATAGTGGAGATCATCAAATAGGACTTATAGCTCAAGAAATTGAAAAGATTGTTCCTGATGTAGTGTACCCTAAGAAAAAAACAGAAAATTATGAAGTTAAATCAGTTGCATATTCTAATTTGGTTGCTTTATTGATTGAAGCAATTAAAGAACTTAACTTAAAAATAGATAGTAAATAAAAAAATGCCAGTAAGTATAGGTAATACTCATATTAGTGGTATAACAACTACAGTTGATTCTTATGATGCAGTCTACAAAGAACATGTAGACGGTATGAATACTATAACAACTCCAACTAGCACTGAAATTTATGAATTTCTTTATACAGATGGATCTACAAACTCTTGGGTTGGAATTACTTCATATATTCAATATACAACTTCTGGAAGTTCAACCTTCACAATACCTACTCAAGCTAAAGAATTTACTTTTATTTTAACTGGCGGTGGAGGTGGCGGAGGTGGTGGAGGTAGTGGACCAAGTGGATTTTATGGATATGATTCTGGTGGAGGTGGCGGCGGAGGAGGATCTTCTGCAATGTGGATAATTCCCAGATCTAATATAACAGGATCTACAATAGATATTACTGTTGGTGCGGGTGGACCTGGTGGACCTGGATCACCAGCAGCAGGTTCAAGTGGAACTGTAGGAACTGCAGGAGGATCTACGACAGTTTCTTGGACTGGAACTGGGGGATATACTTATACACTAACAGCTCCTGGTGGATCTGGTGGAGGTGCTGGAATTGGAGGCAATACTGCTCCATCTGTAGGTGGCGCTGGTGGTCCTGGTGGAGTAATTACCACTGATCCTAACTATGTTTGGGCCACTGCTGGAACTGCTGGTGGTAGAGGCGCAAGAATTTCCGCACCAAATATACAAACTGCTGGTAATGGAACTAATATGAGTTCAAGATATCAGTGTACTGGTGGAGGTGGGGGAGGATCAAATGCTGGATCTGATTATGTACAGGGAGTTGGTGGAGCAATATATGTATACAATAATACTTATCAAACAACAACTACGTCTAGAGCTTCTACTGCAATCACTGGATTATCATATGGATATGGTGGTTCAGGAGGACCAGGTTCTCAAGCTAGTGGAACTCCTGGAGGAGTTGGTACTCGTGGTGGTGGCGGCGGCGGCGGAGGAGGAGGACAAGGAAATTCTGTTTTTGGAAGTCAAGCATCTGGAAATGGTGGAAATGGCGGTGCTGGATATGTAATGATAATGTGGAGAGGATAAGACATGACAACCGCACATTCTAACAAAATATCTGGAATAACAACAAATGTTTTTGAATTAACTGAAGTTGTCAATAAACAATATGTTGATCAAGTTGTTCCAATACCATCTGTAACTGGAAATAGTGGAAAATATTTATATTCTACTGATGGAATATCACAATCATGGAATTATATATCAAACAGTCAAGAATTTACTTCTGTAGGACAGCAAACTTTTACAGTTTATTCTGGATCTAATATTTTGTTTATTGAAATAATGGGAGGAGGTGGCGGAGGTGGATCTGGTGCTAGTAATGGAACTTCTGGACATGGTGGTGGATCTGGATCTTATACTAGTTGGTATATACCAACTAATTTAATTAATTCCGATTTAACAATTATAGTTGGTTCTGGTGGAACAGGTGGAATTTCTGATGGACAATCTGGATCTGCAGGAGTTGCTTCTACAGTTTCATTTACTTCAAACAATACAGTTGGAGTTGTAACTCTAACTTCATTGGGCGCTGGTTCTTCTGGAGTTGCTGCATTATCTCAAGGATTTCAAACTGGTAGGCACTACACTACTGTGGGACTTGCTGGAGCTTCTGGAAGAGCTACAGATGGAACTGGTAGTTCTGCTACTGCACAAAGTAATTCATATCAAGCAACTGGTGGAGGTTCAGGTGCAAGATCCACTACTTCTACTTCTTATACTGGTGGATCAGGAGGATCTATAAGTTTGTATGGAAATACACTAGCGGCATCTGGTGGTTCTGGAAATGCTAATGGAACTTCTTCCACCGCAATAGATGGAATTAATTATGGATATGGTGGTGGGGGAGGAGGTGCTGTTAATACTAGTGGTGCTGGAGCAGGAGGACAAGGTAGTCGCGGAAGTGGTGGTGGAGGAGGTGGAAGTGTTGTATCTGGGTTTGGAACAGGTGGAAATGGTGGAAATGGTTTTGTTAGGGTCACTTGGTTCTGATAAATATTTTTACGGTAAAAGTAATTAAATGGCTTCATTAGATAGCAATAAAGTTACGGGTGTAAGTTCTTCAATATTAAATTCAGATGATGCAGTTAACCGACGTTATGTTGATTTAATTGCAAGACCATATCCAGTGCAGGATTCTTTCTTAGTTATTGATTCTGCAAGTGTTGGTATAGTTACTGCTAGTTGGGAATCAGTTGATTCTAGATTTTCTTCTTCAAGTTCTAATACATATAAAGGATACCAAGAATTTACTTCTATTGGTAGTAGTACTTTTTACATTCCCCCTGCAGCATCGTTTTTTACAATTGAATTAGTTGGTGCTGGTGGTGGTGGGCAAACTGCAACTGGTGGTGCATCTGGTGGAGGTGGTGGTGGTGGTATATATGCTAAATTTGAAATTAGACGTTCTGAAATAGCATCTTCTGAAACTACATTTACAGTTGATGTTGGTAAAGGAGGAACTGGGGGAACAACTCCAACCGCTGGATATGCATCTACAGTTTCTTGGACTGGAAACTCAACTAGTGGAACTACTACTTATTCTGTTAATGCTGCTGGTGGATCTGCAGCTTCTGGATCAACCAAAGGTCCTGGGGGAGCTTCTGTAACTTATAATTATACTGTTGGTTATACTGGAGGTGATGGTGGATCTGGATCTGCGATTGGAAGTGGTGAAAATGTAAGTCAAACGGTAGTCCCTTCTGGTGGTGGTGGAGGATCTTATGGCACACAATCTGGTGTTTCTGGTGGAAGTGTAACTGCTTATGCATTTAATAATACTTATTTAATATCTGGGGGAAGTTCATCTGGAGGAAATGGTAGTTCTGGAATTGATCCATTATATTATGGTGGAAAACACGGATCTGGTGGTTCTGGTGGTGGGGCAATATCTTCAGGATTTAATGGATGGTCTTTTAGAACTTCTGGTTTTGGAAGTAGCGCAATTAATAATCTTTTATATGGAAATTCATTATATCTTGCATCTGGTCCTGGAACTAGCGGTGGGACATTAAGATCATCTACAGATTCTGTATCTTGGACTTTCAGAACATCTGGATTTGGAAGCAGTCTTATTCAATCCATGGTTTATGGATCTGGATTAACTGAAGGTTATTTGATTGCTGGAACTGGTGGAACATTAAAATCATCTAGTGATGGTATCGCTTGGACTTTTAGAACAGCAAGTGGTTTTGGTTCTTCTGCAATCACTGGTCTTATTTTTGGATCAACATACAAATATCTTGCTGTAAGTTCTTCTGGAGTCGTTTCTAATTCTTCTGATGGTATTCAGTGGGAATTAAGAACTTCTGGACTTGAAACATATGGAGTTTCTGCCATTGGATATTTAAATCCTTACTACATGATTGGGTATGGTAATACTTTTGATTGGATTTTAAGAACTTCTGGATTTGGATCTTCTAGTATTACTTTATTATCATCTGGAAATTTATTTGAAAGTAATACAAGTTATTATGTTGCTGCAGGTCCTGGTACTGGAGGCGGTCCACTAAGGTCTTCTACTGATACTATTGCTTGGTCTTTTAGAACTTCTGGATTTGGATCAACAAATGTTTCTGGATTAGCGTATTCGCCATACAATAATAAAGAATTTTTAATAGGTGGTACTGCAACTTATTTTATATGGTCTTTAAGAACTTCTGGATTTGGTTCTACTTCTATTTCTTTTTTAACATCCAATGGCAGTCCATTAAGTGGAATTACAACTTATGTTGCGGGTGGAGCAGGTGCCACTCTAACTTCATCAACTGATGGAACTATTTGGGAATTAAGAACTTCTGGGTTTGGATCAACTGCTATTACTGGTCTTACTTACAATTATGGTGAATATTTAATAGGTGGAACTTTACAACCACTTACCGTTTGGACTTTAAGAACTGCTGCTAATTATGCAAACAATATTTTAAATGTTGCGTCTAACAATTTAAATTCAAGTACTAATAGTAATTTTGTATTTTCTGGACTTTCTGGAACTGTTGGTGGATCTACTGATGGGGTAAATTGGATTTTAAGAACTTCTGGTTTTGGATCAACATCAGTAACTAGTTTAACATATTCAACATTTAATGGAGAAGTTGGTGAATATTTAATAGGTGGTTATGCTACAGATGTAACATGGTATGTAAGAACTACAACCATATTCTCTACAAATAGTATTATTGCAGTAGCATCTAATGGTAGTCCATCAAGTGGAATTACAACTTATATTGCTGGAGGTGCTGGTGCTACTTTAGCTTCATCTACTGATACTGTTATTTGGCAATTAAGAACTTCTGGGTTTGGTTCTACTTCTATTTCTGGTGCTACTTATAATTCTAATGAATTTTTAATAGGTGGCACTTTACAACCACTTACTGTTTGGACTTTAAGAACTTCTGTTCAAACTTTAGGCAGCACAGTAATTAATTATGTAACTTCTAATAATTTAAATTCAAGTACTGATGGTAATTTTGTCTATCTTAGTCCAACAATAAATGGGTTAGGATCTTCAACTGACGCAATTGTTTGGTTTGCAAGAACCACTGTTGGTGGATCTGGATCTAGTGGAGGATTAACTTATTCTACACTCAGCAATGAATATTTGTTGTGTGGTAATGCAACAGCATCAACAACTTGGACTGCAAGAACATCTGGAGTTGCAACAGCGATTAATTTAGTAACATTTAATAATCAATCTTCTTCAACAATTCCTAATTTTGCTTATGTTACTGGTGCTTCTATATATGGATCTACAGACTCAATAGCATGGGTTTCTCCTGCTGCAACTGGATTTGGTTCTACCACCATATCATCTCTAACATATTTTAATGGTGAATATTTAATTGGTGGATTTTCTGGAAACGTAACAACTTGGATCTTAAGAACTGCGGTTACAACACAACAAGTTAATCAAATTGCATATACTAATAAAGCTACTCTTTCTCCACCTAATCTTTTTGTTAATGCTTATAGTGGGGGATCATTAAGATCTTCTACAGATACAATTGCATGGTCTTTAAGAACTTCTGGTTTTGGGACAAGTTCTATTGCAACTATAACATATTCTTCTTTTAATAATGGAGAATTTTTAGCTGCTGCTGCTACTACAATTTCAACTCTTTGGACTTTAAGAACCGCAGGATTTGGAACAACTCACATATGGGACTTAGCAAATAATAATAAAACATCTTCAACTATTAGTAATTTTATATCTGCTGGAACTAATGGATTTGTTGGTGGATCAACTGATGGTATTCGTTGGGTTTTAAGAACTTGTGGTTTTGGAACAACAAGAATTGATTCTGCTACTTGGTCTTCTTTTGGTGGAGAATCTAATCAAGGTGAATATTTAATTGGAGGATTTACACCAACAACAACTTGGACATTTAGAACTTCTGGATTTGGAACTAGTGCGATTTCTTCTATAGTTTACAATTTTAGAACATCATCTACGATAAGTAACTTAGCTGCTTTTGGATCTCAAGGTTCTGTTGCAGGATCAACTGATGGTGTAGTTTGGATTCAAAGAACTTCTGGATTTGGAACTAGTGCAATTAGTACTTTAGTATGGTCTTCATTAAATGGTGGAGAATTTTTAATCGGAGGATCAACAGTAAGTAGAGTTTGGAGTTTAAGAACAACTCCATTTAATGTAGCAAATGCTCAAGTTTATACATTAAGTTATGGTTCAACTGCACCGTCTGCAAGTGACAAATATGTTGCTGCTACTGGAAATATTTCCCCATATCAAGTTGCTTCTTCGTCAGATTCAATCATATGGATTATTAGAACAACCGCAGTTGCATTTGGATCTTTTACTCCTCAAGGATCTGCTTGGTCTTCTTTATCATCCGAATATTTGATTACATCTTATGGTTCTACAATGTGGACTTTTAGAACTACAAGTGGATTTGGATCTACTGGTATATTCGGCAGTTCTTATTATTCTTCTACAAATGAATTTGTTGCTGTTGGATTATCCAATAATACATCATGGAACTTAAGAACTGCAGTATTTGGAGCTACAGAAAATGTTAACTGCTCAACTTACGACGGCAGTAATTTTATTTTAGGTGGTGCATCTGGAACGATTTCAGTTTCTACAAATACTATTAATTGGGTTTTAAGGACATCATCAACAGCATCAACTTCTATAACTGCTTTATTATATGCTTCTGGTTCACCATTTCCATATGTTTATGGTGGATCTACTGGGCAAATTTCATCTTCTAGTGATGGTATTCGTTGGTCTTTAAGAACTGCTGGATTTGGAACTAGTCAAGTTTATTCTTTAGCATATGGATTTGTTAATAGTACCCATACTTATATTATATGTGGTGGGGCATCAATTAAAACTTCAACAGATACTATTGCATGGACATTTAGAACTTCTGGATTTGGATCAACTTCAATTGGAGCTGTTACATTTAGTAATGCAACATCAGAAAAATTTGTTGCCGTTGGTAATAACGGAACAACTAGGTCTTCTACAGATGGAATTGCATGGACATTTAGAACTGCTGGTACAGCACCATCAGGATTTTTAAGCTTAATTTATAGCAATTCAACTTATGGATATGTTACTGGTGGAACTTCTGGCGCTTTAAGTGTTTCAACAGATGCGATTGCCTGGACATTAAGAACAACTGGATTTGGAACTACAAGTGTTAGCACTATTTCTTTTGATTCTATTTCTAATAGTTATGTAATTGGTGGACCAAATGGAACAGTTAAAACTTCAACAGATACAATTAGTTGGATATTTAGAACAAGCACTACTGCTAATGGATTTTTAACTCTTGCTTATGCCAATGAATTGCACGTATCTGGATCTCAAAATGGTTTTGTTCAATCTTCAACTACAAGTAGATTAAATGGTGTGGGTGCAGGAGCATTAATTGCAACTTCATCCGATTCCATTTATTGGGTTTTAAGAACAACATGTTCAAATATACAAGGTGTTTCTGCTTCTGCTTATCGACCAATTGCAAGTGGTTCTGGGTATACACTTGGTGGATTTACTAATTATTTGGGAGCTGGTGGAATTTTAGCGTCTTCTACTGATAATATTAGTTGGTTTATTAGAACTATTGGATTTGGAACAAGTGCAATTACTGCTGTTGCGTTCTTGAATAGTAATTACTATGCAGCATCAATTACTGGAGATTTATCATTCTCTACAGATACAATTAACTGGACCTTTAGAACTTCTGGATTTGGAACCAGTGCAATTAATAATCTTGCATATGGTGCTCTTCCTGCGGTTAATTTCCTTGCAGTTGGACCTGCTGCAACTTTAAGATCATCTACTGATGGAATTGCATGGACGTTTAGAACTTCTGGATTTGGAGCGACTGGAATTACTCAAGTTGTTTATGCTGGAGATCAATCTTCAAACAAATATGTAATTGGGGGAGTGAATGGATTAGTAAGATCATCTACAGACGCAATTGCTTGGGTTCTTAGAACTGTATCGGGATTATCAACTAATACTGTTACTTCACTTGAATATAATAGTGGTGTTTTTGTTATTTCTGGATCTTCTGTTTCATTAACTTCGACTGATAGCATTGTTTGGGTAATTAGAACTTCTGGTTTTGGATCATCTACAATTAATACAACTGCATATGGAAATAATATTTGGATGCAAGGTGGAAATGGAGCAACTGTTATTGCTTCACGACAAGATATATTATCTCAATTAGGAACAGGATTTACATTACAAGCTTCAACAGATGGAATTTCTTGGGTTGCTAGAACAACTCCTTTTGGGTCTGCAAACCCAACTTTTTTAGCTACACAATCTGTGGGGTCTTATAGTTTAGTTGGATGCCAGGATTATTTTGGATTTAATAATGGAATAATTTGTGCTTCTAGTGATAATGTTATATGGACATTAAGAACTTCTGGTTTTGGAAATACTGCTGTAAGAGGATTTACTTATGACGGATCAACCACTTACTTAGCTGTTGGTAATAGTGGAATAATAATGGCTTCAACTGATACTATTAGTTGGGTATACAGAACATCGCCATCTACTGGATATCTTTTATATTCTGCCACATATGCTCCAGAATTTGAACAAAAATATATTGTTTCAGGAAATCAAGTTACTTTAACATCTACAGATTCAATTCGTTGGGTTATACGAACAACTGCTAATATAATTGGATCTTATACTCCTGTTGTATATTCAAATGGTGTTGCACTTCTTAATGCGGCATCAGCATCTTCAACTGATGCAATTACATGGATATTGAGAACTACAGGTATTGCGGGGCAAAACATAGCATCGCCAGGAAATGGTATATTTTTAATAGGTGGACTATTTACTGGATCAAATGCTGCAATAGCAATATCAACACCATTACTATTATCTTCTCTTGGAACTGGCGGAGTTTTAAGAGCATCAACTGATACTATAGCATGGGTTACTAGAACTTCTCCATATAATATTGAATCCATAGATCAATTTTCTTCAACACCATCTTATGTGTTTAGTAGAGTAACTAATCAAATTAGTCAATCTGCATTAATATCTTCAACAGACAACATTACTTGGGAATTAAGAACGCAAGGTATAGGATCATTTGGGTCGTCTAGTATTCTTTCTGTTGCGTATGGAAATAATACATATTCTTTAACTTTATCTGCAAATGGTCAAGTTTTTAGTTCAGATGACTCTTTATCTTGGATAGCAAGAACTTCAGCATCTGGTAATGCAACTTCAACTATGTTACTTTATGGTGAAAGATTCTTAACATACGATATTACGAATGGTATAAGAGTTTCTACCGATTCAATTAATTGGTTTATAAGGACACAGGCGACAGCAATAGCATCGGGTACATATTCTAGTGGATACTATGATAATGGTTTATATGTTCTTTCCAGTGCATCTTCTCCATTTGGAAATACAATAACATCAACTGACACTATAAATTGGGTTTTAAGAACAACTGGATTTGGAAGTTCTCTCATACTTACTACAAGTGAATTGACTGATGTTTGGATTATTGGTGGTCAAGGTGGAACTATTCAATCTGCTACCAGATCAAGTTTAGATCTTTTAGGATCTGGTGCTTTACTTCGCGCTTCTACTGATAGTATTGCTTGGACTACTAGAACAACTCCACTTTCTACGGTTGGTATTAATAACTGGTCTTTAAAACAAAATGGTTCTTATGTTTTTTGTGGATTGCGTGATTATCGTGGATCTAATACTGCTCTTGCATTATCTACTGATAACGTTATATGGACTTTAAGAACTACTGGTCTTTTAGGAAATCAATTAGTATACGGATCTCTTTATGATGGTAGCAATTATTTGGTAACATCTGATCTCGGTGGAATTGCGATATCTTCAGATTCTATTTTTTGGACTTTGAGAACTTCTGGATTTGGAACTAGTGCAATTTATATTGCTCAATATGCAAGTGATCAATCACAAAGATACCTTATTGCGGGAGCAAATTCCACTATTGCTTCTTCTACTGATGCAATAACATGGTTTATAAGAACATTAGGATTTGCTGGATCTGATGTTAGGGATATTAATTATTCTAATAATGTTTATCTTGCAAATTTAACAACAGCACTACTTGTTTCAACTGATACAATTACTTGGCAATTAAGAACTTCGGTGTTTACTAATATTAATGCTATAACATATCATAGTTTACTTGATAGTTATGTTGTTGGTGGTGATAATGGGGCAATGGAATATGCTACGGCATCATTAGTAAAATCAAATGGAACTGGAGCTTTTTTAAGAGCATCTACTGATTCTATAGCATGGGTTACTAGAACTGCTCCTTATAATACACAAAATGCTGGAGCAATAGAATTTGGTGGTTCTTATGTAGTATTTCAATCTCCAGATTATAGTGGAAATGGTACAAATATTTGCGTTTCTACTGATAATATTATTTGGATATTGAGAACAACTGGACTTGATGGCGATCAAATTAGATCTCTTTGGTATGCTAGTGGTCAAACAAATCCTTATATTGCTGCAGGAACTAGAGGATCTTTCATAGTTTCAAGTGATACTATTTCTTGGACTTTGAGAACAACGGGATATCAAACCGCAACAATTACGTCATTAACTTTTGGTAGTTTACCATCATCAACTTATGTAATTGGTCTTAATACTGGGGAAATAGCAACTTCAACCGATTCAATTACCTGGGAAGCTGGAAATGCTGCTGGTGGTTTATCTACTAATGTATCTAAACTTTATTATAGTAATGGAGATTATTTGTGTGTCAGTAATGGAACTACTAATTATGTGGCATCTTCAACTAATGGAATTATGTGGGTTTTGAGAACAAATGCCACCACAACAGCTTCTTACAATGCAATTATTTCTAATTCTACAGGTAGTGAATTTTTAATAGGTTCAACGGGTGGATCTGTTCAATATGCAACAAGTTCAAGTATTTCTTTGGGTACTGGAGGTATTTTACGAGCTTCTGCAGATCTTTCTTCATGGACTACAAGAACAACTACTTATGATAGTTTGTCTGTAACTTATTTAAATGCTGCTGGATCATATGTTTTTGGTAATTTAAGTAATTATTATGGTGGAACTGGAGCAGATTTAATAATGTCTACCAATAATATATCGTGGTCTTTATTAAATACTGGTTTAGGAACTGGAGTTAATTCTATTTTATATGATGGAACTAATTATGTTGCAGCAGGTGCGATTGGTTCTCTAGCAACTTCAACTGATACTATTTCTTGGACTTTGCGAACAGCAGGATTTGGAACATCTACAATTAATGGTATTTCTTATGGATCTGATAAAGTAGAAAAATATGTTGCGATTGGTGTAAATGGAACTTTAAGATCTTCTACAGATTCAATTTCTTGGTCAATAAGAACTTCTGGATTTGGAACATCTACCATCACAAGTATTTTATACAGAAGTCCTTTTTATCTTATAGCAGGTGCTCAAGGAAGAAATCAAACTTCTACCGATGGAATTACCTGGATTATAAGGACAACAACTGGATTTGGAACATCGCAAATTAATTCAGTTACATATGGAAATAATAATTATCTCATGGTTGGTGGATCAGGAATAATGAATTCCTCAATTAATTTATCTTATGGATATGGTGGTGTGATAGGAGCATCTACAGATAGTATTATTTGGGTTTTAAGAACTTCTCCGACAGGAATAATAGGAATATCTGCAATAGAATCTGTTGGTTCTTATGTTTTAGCAGGATCTTCTGATATTACTGGTGGGTCTGGAGGTTTAATTGCTTCTACTAACAATATAATATGGCAATTCAGAAGTTCTGGATTTGGAATTAGTGCAATTAATGCCTTTACTTATGGTTCACTTCCCACAGATACTTATGTTGCTGCTGGTGCTAGTGGAACTTTAATGACTTCTACAGATACTATTTCTTGGACTCTTCAAACTTCTGGATTTGGAACTACATCTATTTCATCACTTACATATAGTTCATCTCCTTCTGCAACTTATGTTGCTGGTGGTCCTAGTGGAACTTTAACATCTTCTACTGATGGTATTGCTTGGACACTAAGAACAACGGGATTGGGAACAACTACTATTAATGCTGTTAATTCTTATTCTGGAACATATGTAATTGCTGCTAGCAACGGAAGAACTTTAACTTCAACTGATACGATTGTATGGATACTAAGAACAAACTCTGGTTTTGGAACTTCTGCAATTACTGATATTGCTTATGGTTCTGGTGCTGATGTTTGGATTGCAAGTGGAAATAGTGGCAATCTTATAATGACATCTAATCATTTAAGCATTAGAAATTTAGGAACAGGAGGATTGCTAAGAGCATCTACTGATTCTATAGCATGGGTTACACGAACCACTTCGGCAAGTGTTCAAGCAATTTCCGTAATGGAAAAAGAGGGATCTTATTCTATTGCAACTGGTACTAATTCGCTTTCTCAAACAATTATTACGGTTTCTACTGATAATATTATATGGGTTCTAAGAACTTCTGGATTTGGAACAACTGCAATTAATGCGTTTACTTATGGTTCACTTCCCACAGATACTTATGTTGCTGCTGGTGCTAGTGGAACTTTAATGACTTCTACAGATACTATTTCTTGGACTCTTCAAACTTCTGGATTTGGAACTAGTAATTTAGCAAGTTTAGCATATGGAACTGTAGGACCATCATCTCAACCATATTATGTTGTTGGTTCTGCTGGTGGAGCAATAGGGGCTTCAACTGATGCTATTGCCTGGACAATTAGAACTTCTGGTGCTGGGTTTGGAACTTCTACCGCAAACGTTGCCTCTTATATTAATTTTGACTTAGATGCTTTTGTTGTTGGTGGTTCTAGCGGAAGAATTTTAACCTCAACAGATTCATTTGTATGGATATTGAGAACATCTGGATTTGGAACTAGTTCAATTAATTGTATTGCTTCTGGTGGTTCTGGATTTAATTCTACTTATATAATTGGTGGAGTAAATGGAACATTGGCATCTTCAACTGGACCTATTTTATATGGTTTAGGTGCTGGATCTTTAATTAGTGCTTCAACAGATAGTATTTCTTGGCAAATAAGAACTACTCCATTAAGTAATCAAAATACTACGGATCTTGAATATTCTGGTTCTTATGTTTTAGCACATACGACAAATTATCTTGGACAATCTGGAGGTTTAATTGTCTCTACAAATAATATTATATGGGTTCTAAGAACTTCTGGATTTGGATTAACTGCAATTAATGCCTTTACTTATGGTTCACTTCCCACAGATACTTATGTTGCTGCTGGTGCTAGTGGAACTTTAATGACTTCTACAGATACTATTTCTTGGACTCTTCAAACTTCTGGATTTGGTGCAACAAATATTAATGGATTGGCATATGGTAATCAACCAACATCTACTTATGTTGCTGCTGGAAATAATGCAACTATAATGACTTCTACTGATGCTATTGCTTGGGCATTTAGAACAACACCTTCTGGATTGGGTACAACTACTATTAATTCTGTTAGATATTATGATGGTGCGTATGTAATTGCTGCCAATACTGGAAGAAGTTTAACTTCAACAGATGGAATTGTGTGGATAATGAGAACAACTGGATCAGCTACTGCAAATCTTTGTCTTACTTATGGTTCTGGTGCTGATGTGTGGTTAATGGCTGGAGTTATTAGTACTAATGCCACGATAATGACATCTAATCATTTAAGCATTAGAAATTTAGGAACAGGAGGATTGCTAAGAGCATCTACTGATTCTATAGCATGGGTTACACGAACCACTTCGGCAAGTGTTCAAGCAATTTCCGTAATGGAAAAAGAGGGATCTTATTCTATTGCAACTGGTACTAATTCGCTTTCTCAAACAATTATTACGGTTTCTACTGATAATATTATATGGGTTCTAAGAACTTCTGGATTTGGAACAACTGCAATTAATGCGTTTACTTATGGTTCACTTCCCACAGATACTTATGTTGCTGCTGGTGCTAGTGGAACTTTAATGACTTCTACAGATACTATTTCTTGGACTCTTCAAACTTCTGGATTTTTAACTAATTCAATTAATAATTTAGCATATGGATCATCTCCTACTACAACTTATGTTGCTTCTGGAACTTCTGGTAGATTAGCAACTTCTACTGATGGAATTGCTTGGACAATAAGAACAACTGGATTTGGAACATCATCAATAAATTCATTGATGTATATTAATGATACTAATATCTATGTAATTGGTGGACAAAGTGGCACAAATAGAATTTCTACTGATGCAATTTCTTGGGTCATAAGAACAACTACTGGATTTGGAAGTTCTTCAATTTCTGCAATGACTTATGGTGGAACCCTTGCATTGATTGGTGGTGGATTAAATGGTTTGTTAAACAGTGCCGTAATAAAAACATTAACTTACGGATCTTCTGGGGCATTACTAGCAGCTTCAACTGATACTATTTCTTGGTCTTTAAGAACTTCTCCTATTGAAATATTCTCACTATCTACAATTAAACAAGTGGGATCATATGTTTTAGCATCTGCGCTAGACGGTGCTTCTCAGAGACAAATTATTGCATCTACAAATAATATTATATGGGTTCTAAGAACTTCTGGATTTGGAACAACTGCAATTAATGCGTTTACTTATGGTTCACTTCCCACAGATACTTATGTTGCATCTGGAGATAGTGGAACATTAATGACTTCTACTGATACTATTAGATGGACCCTTCAAACTTCTGGATTCGGAACATCTAATATACAATCTCTTGTGTATTCATCTTCTCCAACAACAACTTATGTTGCAATTGGTATAAAAGGAACATTGACAACTTCTACAGATGCGATTGCATGGACATTAAGAACAACTGGATTTGGAACTTCTGATATAAATTCTATTTCTTATAATAATAATTTATATGTTATAGGTGGTGCTAATGGAACAGTTTCCATTTCAACAGATGCAATTATTTGGAGATTTAGAACTTCTGGATTTGGTTCTAGTACAATTAATACTATGACATATTTAAATGATATTTTTGTAATTGGTGGAATAAATGCGACAATGTCTTCTGCCAGTTATATTGGATTAACAGAAGGAAATGGTAGAATGGTAGTTTCAACTGATACTATTTCTTGGCAATCTAGAACAGTTAAAAATAATCTTCAAACTTTTAATTCTGTTTATTCAATAAATTCTTCTGGAACTCGGTATTTAATTGGTGGAACCGATAATTCAAATCAACCTATATTGATTTATTCAACTGATAGTATTTCTTGGCAATTAAGAACTTCTGGATTTGGATCTACCGCAATCAATGGATTTGCCCATGATGGATTATATTATGCTGCCATAGGAGGTTCAACAATTGTTTATTCTACAGATGCAATTACATGGCGTTTAAGAACTTCTACTTATGGTGGTTTTGGATCAACTGCAATTTCCGCAATAGTATATGGTAATTCATTATATCTTGTTGGTGGACCTCAAGCAACTATGTCATCTTTTAATGGTGGTGAACCAGTTTCTGCAGCTGGAAATGGTGGAGATGGAACTCGCGGCGGCGGCGGAGGCGGAGGAGGTTATTCTGTAGAAAATAATTTGTCTGGAACTGGTGGAAATGGTGGAGATGGATATGTTAGAATTACCTGGTGGTAAATTACATATATAAACATATACTATTTTGATTTATGTTAAATTATTCAAATCAACCGAAAAATGATTTTAGAGGAAAAACAATTGCATTTTGTTTACCTGGATTTTCTTATTCTGGAACTTTTCTTACACAATTTGTTAGGTTATTGTTTGATTTAAATCAGCAAGGAATTAATTTTTATATTTCGCAAAAATACAGTTCCATGGTAAATTTTGCCAGAACTGATTGTTTGCAGGCAGATAACTTTGCGGGAACAATGCTCACGCCTTGGCGTGGGCAAATTGCGTATGATTATATTATGTGGATTGATAGTGATATTATTTTTAAAACAGAAGATCTTTTAGAACTTCTTCAAATGGATAAGGATATTGCAACTGGATGGTATGTTCAATCAAATGGAACACCAGTTTCAAATCAAACAACTGTTGTTGTTAATATGGATAAAAAAAGACTTCTTGAGCAAGGTTCTTATTATTTTGAAACGGTTGAAGACATGGCAAAACGCCCAGGACCATTTAAGATTGAATATTGTGGATTTGGTTGGGTTCTTATGAAGAAAGGAGTTTTTGAAAAAATTCCTTATCCTTGGTTTGCTCCTAAAAAGGTGCAATTAATTAGAGAAGATGGTATAATTCTTGAAGATATGTGTTCTGAAGATGTTGCTATGTGTGAAGATATTCGTGAACATGGATTTGAAATTTGGTGTAATCCAAAAGTAAAAGTCGGTCATCAAAAAATGGTAATTCTATAATGGAAAATCAAGATCAAGTAATAGACGTAGAAACTGTTCAAGAAGAAATTAAAGAGCAGCAGCAAGAGAATCAAAAACCACATGTAAATGTGGTGATTGCAACACCAGGTAGAATTTTAAATGCCGAATATGTTAAATCTTTATTGGCAACAATTCAAATATTAAATGCGAACGGAATTACCTGGCACTACCAAAATGAATATGCATCTTTAGTTACTAATGCTAGAGAGGCAACAATTACTGGGAGTAGAAATTTAGAAATTTTTAATACATCACCAGGAAAAGGAATTTATACATACGATAAAATTTTTTGTATTGATAGTGATATTGTTTGGAATCCTGAACACTTTATTAAACTTTATACATCAGGTTATGATGTAATTTCTGGTGTTTATTTTGAAGCAGAAGGAAGGGATGCAGTAGTTCACCAAACAAAAGATAGTTTTAGATTTATGACTCGCTCTGAATTAGAAGTCTATCAAAAAATAGGAGATCCAATTCCAGTATATGGTGTTGGTCTTGGATTTATGTGTATTCGTCAAGGAGTTTTTGAAAAACTTAAACGCCCTTGGTATGGATTAGGTAAAGTTAAACAAGAAGTTGATGGAATTGAATATGAGATTCCTCTTGGTGAAGATCTTTATTGGTGTGAAAGAGTTACTGAAAACGGAGATATTGTTCATCTAGATCCTACAGTTGTTGTTGGACATGTAAAATCAAACATTGTTGTATGAAAAAAATTGCTGTTTTTTATCATTTAGGAGCAGTTAATAGCCTTTGGAATAAATTTCTTGATGAGCAATTCGGACTACTCAAATCTTCTGGTCTTTCCGATGTTGCAAATGTGTATATGTGCTATGCTGCTCCAGATCATGCTATTAATGAAATTAGAATTTATGTTCGGCAAAAATATCCATTTGTAAATATTCTTTCATCTAGAGTTTTGGAGGGTCAAGGAGAACAAGAAAATATTTTTGAAGGTCAAACACTTAAAGAAATTCAAACATATTCAAAAACAAATGATGGATATGTTCTTTATTTCCATTCAAAAGGAATGCTTCATGCTGTAAATTCATATCAAACTGCTCCAACAACTGACTGGAGACACTATATGAACTATTGGTGTGTGGAAAGATGGAAAGATTGTATTCAAAAAATTGAAGACGATCAAGTAGATGCTGTTGGAACAAACTGGTCAAGAGAACCATACCCCCATTTTGCTGGAAATTTCTGGTGGGCAACAACAGATTATATTAAAACATTACCAAATGTTTTAGATCGTACTTTATATTATGATGAAAAGTTTACGGAAAGGTTTGAAGGTCATAGATTTTGTTATGAAGTTTGGTTGTGCTCCAATAAACCAAAAGTAAGATCAATACATTACAGTGCTGTAGATCATTATTTTGCACTTTATCCAAGAGAACGTTATGCAAATTAAAAATATTAGTGTTTTTTATCATTTTTATGTGCCAGATACATCGGTAGATTGGGTTTGGTGGATTGATGAACAAATGGAACTGTTGAGATCTACTGGACTTGCAGATGCATCAACGGTTAATATGTGCATTACTATTCCTTTGGGTTTAGTTAACCAAAAAAATAATTACACATATGATCAATTGGTCATTAATTACATCAAAGAAAATTATTCTTTTGTTAATATTCTTGATGTGAGAAATGTAACAGATCAACCTAATTTGTTTGAGGGGCAAACACTTGCTAGATTGTATGACCACTGCCAAAAAACTGATGGATATGTATTGTATTTCCATAACAAAGGAATGACTTCATATGGAACTCATGTTCCTGGTGGTTTGCATGATTGGAGAGAATACATGCACTATTTTAATATTGAAAAGTGGGAAGATTGTGTTGCAAAATTAGATGAAGGATACGATTGTTGTGGTGTTAATTGGTTAGTAGAAAAGAATTTAACTAATAAAGCTTTTACTGAAGAACAAAGATTTTTATGTTATCATTTTGCTGGTAATTTTTGGTGGGCAAACAATAAGTATATTCGTACACTTCCAAATCCATTAGAAATTGATAAGTATGCAAATTATGAATATCTCATGTCAAAACTAAAGACTTATCGGTATGCATTTGAATCGTGGATTGGTACAGAAAAAACAAAAGAATATTGTTTTCATTTAAGTGATACTCATCATTATTTCCAACTTTATGATCGTAGCGAATATGATCCAAATGAAGAAAAAAATATTTTAACACAAGATAATTTTATGCTTGAAATAGCATGTTCTAGTGGATTTACTTGGAAGGATCATAAAAAGTTTGCCGAATGGATTGTTAGAAAAAAACAACCTGAAGTAATTGTTGATTTGGGAGTTGATCATGGATATTCAACTTTTTCATTTGCATTACCTAAAATCGGTCATGTGTACGGTGTAGATAGTTTTGAAGGTGATAAACATGCGGGGTTTAGAAATACTTATGATTATGTTGTTGAAAAACAAACCCAATTAAACCTTGAGAATATTACTTTTATTAAAGGATACTTTGATGAAATAGAAAAAACGTGGGATAAAAAAATTGATATTTTACATATTGATGGTCTCCACACATACGAAGCAATTAAAAATGATTTTGAAAAGTGGAATAAATTTGTTAAGGAAGATGGAATAATATTAATGCATGATACTTGTGTTGAAAATCCAAGTTTTGGAGTAAGGAAATTTTTCAACGAAATTGATCTTCCAAAAACTAATTTTATAGTTTCAAATGGACTTGGTGTTGTATCAAAAAATGAAAAATTAATTGAAGAAATTAATAAAACATTTGAGGATATTATAGAAATAAAATACATTAATAAGAATCAATATATTAATTGATATGGCACATCAAGAACAATTTGATTACACAGAAAATTTAAGGCAAAGATTTCCAGAATTTTTCAAGGAAAAAAAAGTTCTTGAAATTGGAAGTTTAAATATCAATGGAACTATCAAAGGATTTTTTGATAAGTGTGATTATACTGGAGTAGATTTAGAACCTGGATACTGTGTCGATGTTGTCTGTGAGGGGCAAAACTATGATGCCCCAGATGAAACTTTTGATACAGTATTTTCCGCAGAATGTTTTGAGCATAATCCTTATTGGAAAGAAACTTTTTTAAACATGATACGCATGTGTAAAAAAGATGGTTTAGTTTTTTTTACTTGTGCAACTGATGGAAGAGAAGAACATGGAACTTCTAATCATAAACCAGAAGATTCTCCATTTACAATCCAAAAAGGATGGAATTATTATAAAAATTTAAATCAATCTCATTTTGAAGATTTAAATTTAGAGCAATATTTTTCTGAATATGGATTTGAAGTAAATTCACATTCAAAAGATTTGTATTTTTACGGCATTAAAAATAATCAAAAGAAAGACATGTTAAGTATTTTTTATCATCTTTTTATTCCCAATACTTCTGGAATGTGGGTTTGGTGGATTAATGAACAATTAGGACTTCTCAAAAAAACTGGTCTTAGTAAAAAAGCAAAAGTTAACGTATGCATTACTATGCCATTGGCATTGAGTGGAGAATTAAAAGTAGGTGAAGAACGTATAATAAAAAATTACGATCAATTAGTTTCTGAATATATCATTAGAAAGTATCCATTTGTAGATATTATTTCGTATCGTGACATTAATGCCCAAGAAAATATTTACGAGGGGCAAACTCTAAAAGAATTGTATGATTATTCCCTTAAAAATGAAGGATATGTTTTATACTTCCATAATAAAGGAATAACAAATAGTTCTTACATACAACATGGACTTATTGATGAAGATAAAAAATGGAGACAATACATGCAAAAGCATTGTATTGAAAACTGGGAAGAATGTATTCAAAAACTAAATGATGGGTATGATGTAATTGGATCTAATTTTTATAAAGATTATTATCCATTTGCTGGAAATTTTTGGTGGGCAAAAACTGATTATATCAAAACTCTTTCTGATCCTTTAAATATTAATAAGTATTATTCAAAACAGGATAATAAAGAAGCTTATAAAAAATGGATTGGATCTGGTAATGGAAAACTTCATTACATACATGTTAGGCAGGAAAAAGCACCCTTATCTGCTAATCCCGTAGTTGATAATGCTGTATTAAAAGAAGTTTTATTAAAGGATAATGATTACCATAATCAAAATTCTCAATTTTTAAATTCTTCAATTTCATATGCTACACCTGCAACAAATAAATTTAACATGTGTCGCATCGTTCCTGATAATCATTTTAATATTCACTCTAATGTATTCCATGAGATTGAAGCTGCGGTATTCTTCACTCTACAACGAATGGGGTATGAGGTTACGAACAGTGTAAATGAATTTAGACAGGATGCCCGAAATATCGTATTTGGAATGCATCACTGTCCAGTAGATATGGTAAGACATGATGTCCCAAAAAATACAATCATTTATTCTTTGGAACAAATGAGAGATAGTCCAGAATGTCTTCGTTGGTGTCGTAAGTATCGCGGTCTTGAGGTGTGGGATTATTCAATGAGAAACAGTAATATTCTTCGTAAAGCTGGTGTAGATAATATTAAACATGTTCAGATTGGATATGTTCCTGAGATTTCTTACTTTGAAAGAAATAAACCAGAGGAAAGAGACATTGATATTCTTGCTTACATGTATACTTCTGATAGGAGAATTAAAATTTTAAATCAGTTTGCCGAAAATAAAAACATTAACTTTGTTCATTTCCATAGTGTTTATGGTGATGATCGTGATGCATATATTAAGAGAGCAAAATTGGTGATTAATTTACATAATCATGAGAATAAAATTTTTGAAATGGTTCGTGTAAGTCATTTGATTCAAAATAAAGTTCCTGTTCTTTGTGAAAGAAGTTCAGAAACTGATTTTCCAGATTACATGGAGGGTACTGTTTTTACGACAACGTATGAAAACTTTGTTGAAAAGGCATATGAACTTCTAAAAAATCCTCAAGAACTTGATTTGCAGGCAGAAAAAGGTCTTGATATCTTTAAGAAGACCCCTATGGAAAATTTTATTAGAGAAGCACTTAAATGAAAATAACCATATTGTCTTCTTATTTTAATCGTCCTAATATGATTAGATATACTGCGGAGTCTATAAAGTATCAATCTCATAAAGACTGGGAATGGATTTTCGTTGATGACTCTAGTGATTATCCAGGAAAACCAATTGTTGAAGATATACTAGGTAGTGAAACTGAAAAAGTAAAATTTTATCATACTCATGATACTTTTGAAGGAAAACAAAAAAGATTTAGCACTCATGGTCATTATTGGAATAGGGCAGTTTTAGAAAGTGATTCTGATATTTGCATAATTTTATGCGACGATGATGCTCTATATCCTGGATATCTTGAAGGTTTATGTAAATGGTATGAAAGAAGTCCTCAAAAAAATTATTCATATGGACACTCTGTTATTTTTGATCCATTTGAAGTGCGTTCTTTAAATGATATAAAATTCAATAATAATTATCATTTAAATAGAATTGATGATTTAAATCCACATTTACAACTAGATGCTAGTCAAGTTTCTTGGAGAACTAATGTTTTTCATAGAAAAGATGTTGATATAAGATTTCCATCTTTCCAAACGTTTTGCCTTGACGCGGAAATTTTTAAACAACTTTATTCTTTGTTTGGTAATTGTTCATTCAATAATTTGATTACTCAATATAAAGCAATTCACAAAGATCAATTAGGAACTAGAAATGAATATCACAAGACCATAGATATAACAAAACCATTACAAAGTCTTAAACAATGAAAGTAATTGATAGTTTTATATTCTTTAATGAAAAGAATATGTTAAAATTAAGAACTGAATACCTTAAAGATGTTGTTGATTGCTTTTTAGTCTGTGAATCTAAATATACTTTTTCTGGAAAAGAAAAACCTTATTATCTTGATGAGTATATTAATGAATTGGATGATGAAATAAAGAAAAAAATTATCCGTCTTTATTATGAACCAGATATCAGTGATTGTAAGTTTGGAGAGACTGATAAATGTGATTTTGAATCTGATTTTTGGAAAATAGAATTCGGTCAGAGAGATTACATGGGAGAAAATCTACAACAGTTTTCTCCTGATGACCTTTTAATGTTAAGTGATGTTGATGAAATACCTGATAAAAGATTAATATCTCAGTTAAGGGTAGAAAATCTTCCACAAAATTTTTGTTCTACCGCAAACTTTTTTGGTTTATATTTTAATTTTACTACAGTAAACACTAACGTTTGGCCAGGGACAATTTTTGTTAAAGTTCAAAATGCTTCTAAAATAAAATTTACACAATTGAGATGGCAAAGAGGTGAGTTTAATTGCTACAATAATAGTGGATGGCACTTCTCATATTTTGGTGATGTTAAAACAATTCAACACAAAATAGAATCTTTTTCTCATCAAGAATTTAATAAAGAAAAATATAAAAATGAAAAAAATATACTAGAATGTATAAAAACTAGAAAAGATTTATTTCATAGATCCGATCCTCTTAAATTTTTTAGTTTTAATAATTTTCCAAAAGATCTTCAAGACATAATTATAAAAATTTTTCCAAAAGAAATGTATAATATGAATGCAATTGAAGAGTTTAAAAATAAAGAAGTTATTGAAAATTTTTCTTGGGAAACTAATACAGATTTTAAAAACTATGTAAAGAATCTTCCAGACAATGATATTGAAGATATTATATCTAATATTCCATCTGCGTGGAATCAAAAACCAGTAGGGCATAGAAAGTTTATTAAATGGTTAATTGAATATAAAAATCCAGAAACTATTGTTGAATTAGGTGTTGATTACGGATACTCATCATTTTTGATGAGTTTATATTCAAATGGAAAAGTTTATGGAATAGATTCTTATTCTGGAAGAGAGAATGAAGAAATTGATAAGTTTGTTTTGGATATTTCAAAAAAATTAAATCTTGATAATTTTAATTTTATATTTGGAGACTTTTCTGAAATATCAAAACAATGGAATAAGAGTATTGATATTTTACATATTGATGGGCATCATTCTTACGATGCTGCCAAAAATGATTTTGAAAATTGGAATAAATTTGTTAAAGAAGATGGTATAATATTATTTCATGATACAGTTAGTTTTAAAGAACTTGTTGGGAAATTTTTTGATGAAATAACTGGTTATTATAAGATTAATTTTATAAATTCTCATGGGTTAGGTGTAATTAGTAAAAACAAAACATTAATAAACGATATTAAAATCAATTTTCCAGATATGACTATTGACTCAATCTCAGATTTATACAAATCCGAAAAAGATTTGGTAAACACAAAACCAGAATATTTGCACAATAATATGCCTCCACTTTTGGAAGCATCATTAAATCCAGATGGAACTGGAGGAACGGAAATTATGGGTCGTGCCTGGCAAGATCTTGTTCTCCCTAAAGCTCCAGATTTGGCAGATTGGCATTGGTGTGTTATTCCTGGTGATAATATAATTGCTCCAGATAATTCTAATATTGTTTGGTTGCATCCTCATCATAATGAGCAAAATCTTGAACAGTTAATGGATAAGCAGTTTCAAAAACATTTTAAAGCATATGTTTTTGTTTCTAACTGGCAATATGAACGGTTTGGTGAGAAGTTTAATCTTCCTATGGAAAAGTGCTACGTTCTTAAGAATGCTATTCAACCATTTGAACCACATAAAAAACCTGAAGGAAAGTTACAATTAATTTTTCATCCTAATCCTATTCGTGGATTAGATCTTCTTTTGGAAGCAATTCGTCTTATCCCAGATGAGGATTTTGAATTGCATATTTTCCACGAACTTGATCCCGATGAAAGGAAAAAGCAGTATCTAGATGGATTCCAAACATACGAATATGCACATGTTTGTGAGGATGAAGAAAAGTTTCTTCGGTATTGTTTAGCACTTGCTAATGCTGACAGTAGAGTTGTTCGCCATACAAGAACAAATAACTCCAAGATTCGTGAACAATTAATGAAGACTCATATCTTTGCTTATCCATCATACTTCCAGGAGACTTCTTGTATTTGTATGATTGAAGCACTTGCTGCTGGGTGTTCTGTTCTTTCTAGCAATCTTGCCGCTCTTCCAGAAACTGGTCTTGGATTTGCCCGTCATTATGGATACATTCCAGATCGTAACAAGCACATTGTTAAGTTTGCTTCTGAACTTAAGAAGACGATTGTAGAATATCATGAAGGTAAATTTGACAACACTCGTCAAGTAGAAGTTTGTAATGATTATTATAGTTGGGACACAAGAGTAAAAGAATGGATTGAATTTTCAAAAGAACTTTGGATTAAAGATGGTGAAATTCCAAATAATTTAAAAAAAAAATTTAAATGGGAAGATGATTTAATTCAAGATATTCGGTATCATGACCCAAGGGATGACCAAGATTTTCCTGGAGTAGGAGCACATCCTTTACGATATGATTTGAATCCAGACAATACTTTTTCTGCTCCTCCTGAAATTAGTGACTGCAACCTCAAGAATCTTGAAGAAAAGTTTTTGACTGTTAAAGAAAATTGTAAAGCAATTCTAGAAATAGGAATTGGCAGAAATGATGATAGGTCTTTTGCACACATCTTCTCAAAAAATAAAAATCCAGATTCAATTTATATTGGGATTGATATTGAAGACAGAAGTTTCTTAAATGATTCTCAAAATAAAGTATATACGTTTAAAACAGATAGTTCTAATTATGAGTATAATGTTCAATTATTTAAATCTTTAGGTGTTGATAAATTTGACTTTATTTTTATTGATGGGTATCACAGCATCAATCAAGTTCTTAAAGATTGGGAATATACAAAACTTCTAAATCCTGGAGGTGTAGTTGGATTTCATGATACGACATGCCATTTCGGCCCTAACAGATTTGTTAATGCACTAGATAAGAATAAATGGGATGTTCAAGAAAATCTTTGCCCAGAAGATTGGGGAATAGGATTTGCTATATATAAAAAATAATTACAATAAGGTAGATTATGGACCCAAGAGATCCTAGTATGTTTGATCATGAAGTTACTTCAAGTATGCCTCTTGCTCATCTATATCAATTAGCACATGAACAATATGCAGAAGTAAGTTTGTCTATTCAAGAAATTGTTGATCTTAAAGATGAATATGGTTGGGATTATCCAGTTGAAGCAACTGTAAAAATTTATAGAAGACCAGAATCTATCGTAGAAAATCAACCATTAATTTCAGAAACTATGACGACTATTGAATAAATTTGAAAATAATTAAAATCTATTGTATAATAAAATTAAGAACGAAATAATTATGTCAAATTTTGTAAAACTTGCGTTGGAAAATGGTGGAAGTATTCATCCTCTTATTATTCCTTCTTCAGATTTAAAAGGACCAGCTGTTACAAATCCATCCATTTATAATGATAATGGTAGAATTTTAGTTAATTTGAGAAATATTAATTATACTTTATATCATTCTGAAAAGAAAAAGTTTGAACATCACTGGGGTCCTCTAGTTTATATTCATCCAGAAAATGATCTTCGCCTTCGCACAAAAAATATAATGTGCGAAATGGATGATACTATGAATATGAAATGGTATCATCACATTGATACTTCAAAATTTCCAGATCAAGAACTATGGGAATTTGTTGGATTGGAAGATTGTCGTATTATGAGATGGGACGGTAAACTCTATACTTGTGGAGTAAGAAGAGACACCACATATAATGGACAGGGTAGAATGGAGTTATCTGAAATTGAGATAACTGATAGTGGTGTGAAGGAAGTAAATCAATATCGTATTCCTGTTCCTGGAGTTGATAAAGGTGATGAAACTTCGTATTGCGAAAAAAATTGGATGCCTATTTTAGATCTTCCATTTCATTTTGTTAAGTGGACAAATGGAACTGAAGTTGTTAAATATGATATTAAATCTAACACTACTGAAAGAGTTGCAGTTAAAGATTGGCAAGATTTAGGTTGTATAGATCTTCGTGGTGGATCACAAGTTCTTAAACTTGGCGAGTATAGATTTTGCTTGAATCATGAAACTTTTCTTTTCCAAAGTCCAGCAGGTAGAAAAGATGGAACTTATCGTCATAGATTTGTAGTTTGGGACAATGATTGGAATATTGTTAAAGTTTCTGAAAGATTTTCTTTCTTAAATGCAGAAATAGAATTTGCGGTTGGTATGTGTGAGTATGGTGATGATTACTTAATCACATTTGGATTCCAGGATAATGCGGCATACTTGCTGAGAGTTTCTAAATCATTTACACAAGATTATATTTTTAAAGCATGAAAATAGCAGTTTGTTTATCTGGGGCTATTAGATATCCTCATATTGGATTGAAAAGTATAAAAAATATTTTTCCAAATGACCATGTAAAAATTTTTATTCATACTTGGAAAATTTCTAATAGAGAAGAATTTTTAAAAACTGTTTCTGGATTAGAATTTAAAGAGTATAATAATATTGTTGAAACTCAATTTAGTTTTTTAGAAAAATATAATTATGAAAAACTTTTAATTGAAGATTATGAAACTAAAAAACATAAGTTTCAAGAAATTTATAACTCATTAAATCTACTTCCATTTGAAAACCCCGAAGGGTGCATCAAACCTCGGTATGATGTGGGACCAATTAGTATGCATCATTCAATTAACATGTCAAATAATCTAAAAGTTATATATGAAAAAGAAAATAATATGACTTTTGATACTGTGATTAGAATGAGGTTTGATAGTGATTTTGAAAACAAAACACTCAATCTTGAAGAATATCCAAAAAGTCTAAACATACCAAAGGGTGAAGATTGGTGTGGTGGAATTAATGATCAATTTGCATTTGGACCATCAAATGTAATGGATGAATATTCCAATTTTTATAATAATATAATTGAAATTGAAGGTGTTCCATATCATCCAGAAACAATGCTTTTAAAATATTTTAATTTGAAAAAAATCAATATAAACAGGTGTGATTTTAGAGTTAGGATTAATAATAATATTGATTTTCGTAGGATTTGGTATCCCAACCTATATTAAAACAATAAATAATTTTTTTTATTCGGATTAATTACTTATGAAATGGGAAAACGATTTAACAAAAGATATTAGAACATTCACTGCATATGATGATGTTGATGGTGTAGCAGATTCTCATCCATATAGATATGGGCATAAATGTGATTTTGAAGGTAACATGATTTATCCTGAAGAAGTTACTATTTGTAATAGGTATTATTTACTTGAAAATTTCTTAAAAGTTCGTGATACTGCAAAAGCAATTTTGGAAATAGGTGTAGGTAGGAATGCAGAAGATTCTTTTGTTCATGTTTTAACAAAAAATAAAAAAAAGGATACTGTTTATGTTGGTCTAGATATTGCTGATAGATCATTCTTAAGAAACGCTGAAAATAATATTCACACTATTCAAAATGATAGTTCATTTTATGATGAAAATCTTGATATTTTTAAAATGGTATTAGGAACTGATGATGTAAAATTTGATTTTATTTTTATTGATGGGTGGCATAGTATTAATCAAGTTTTAAGAGATTGGGAATATACAAATTTATTATCTGATAGTGGTGTTGTTGGATTTCATGATGTATCATGTCATCCTGGACCTAAAGAATTTGTTAATGCTTTAGATAAAACTAAATGGGAAATCACGCAAAATTGTTGCCCTAAAGATTGGGGAATTGCTTTTGCAAGAAAGCGTATATGAAGGTTTTATTTGTCTATAATTTTGAGTATCCAGATTATCAATCAGATACAATTTATCATGGTTTGATTGATAATGGTATAGAAGTATATGAAACTCATTATCCTTCTTATATGTTAAAATCTTTTACAGAAAGATCTCACATTTATGGAAAAGGTTTTACAATATTTGGTAAGTTAGAACATACTCCAAAACTAGATTCTCCAGAAACAATAATTGAAAAAATTAAATCAAGATTTTATGATGCTATAATTTATGGATGCATCTATACTCATGAAGGATTTAATAAAAGACAATGTTTAGATTATTTTGAATATGTAAAACAATATTATTCAAAAGATAAAATTCATTTAATTGATGGTTCAGATAATACTTGGAATTTTGCACATGCTCATGGTCTAAATTCCTATGGAACTATTTGGAAAACTCATTTGATAGATCCTGGAGCTGCAAATCCAATTACTTTTGGAATTCCAGAATCACAATTAATTAATTATACTCCAACTAAAGAAAAAATATTTGCTTACATTATTCCAGGAAAATTTGAAACTTATATTTACGATAATGAAAATGATTACTATAATGATTATGCAAGTTCTTATTATGGTATGACTTGGAAAAAATCTCAATGGAATTGTATGAGGCATTATGAAATATTGGCAAACAAATGCATTCCTTATTTTCCAGATATTGAAGATTGTCCTCCTTTAACAATGGTAAATTTTCCAAAAGATATTATTAAAGAAACCAATAAATATGCCAGAAGATACGAAATTCATCCTTGTTATGATGAATTAAATGAATATCTTTTTGATTATACTAAAAATAATTTAACAACTAAAAAAATAGTTAAGGTAATGTTTGAATAAAAAGTAATGAATATAATAATTCCAATGGCAGGTGAAGGGACTAGATTTCCTAGAGATACCTATAAAATTCCAAAACCATTAATTGAAATTGATGGAATTGCAATGATTCAAAGAGCAGTTCATTCTCTTGGATTAACGGGAACCTATCATTTTATCATAAGAAAAGATAGTTATTATGATCAAGTATGTACATTATTACATTCCATACTTCCAACTTCAAAAATTATTAGCGTAGAAGAAACTACAGAAGGACCTGCTTCCAGTTGTCTTTTGTTTAAAGATTTTATTAATAATGAGGATGAATTAATAATTGCTAACTGTGATCAGATTATGTGGTGGGATTCTGATTTATTTTTAACATCTGCAAGATATTATAAGTATGATGGGTTGATTGTGACTTATACCACATCTACACCAAAAAATAGTTACGCTAGAATTGATCGTAAAGGATTTGTTCAGGAAATAAAAGAAAAAGAAGTTATAAGTGATATATCCTTAAATGGAATTCATTATTGGAGAAAGGGGAAATATTTTGTACAAAGTGCAGAAGATATGATACAATGTAATGATAGAGCACCTAATGGTGAGTTTTATGTTGGCCCATCTTATAATCATATGATTAAGAAAGGACTTAAAGTTGGAATACATCATATTCCAAATTATCAACATAATCCAGTTGGAGTTCCAGAAGATTTGAATTCTTTTTTAGAAAAGTATGAACACATCAAAAATTACTGATTATGTGAGAGGTTGGTTTATAGGAAACTTTAAACCTTCAGTATTGAAAACAGACCAATTTGAAGTTGGGTTACTTACGCATAAAAAGGGAGAGTATTGGGCACCGCACTACCATAAAGAAAGTGTAGAATATAATGTTCTTGTTTCTGGAAAAATGACCATTCAAGGAAAAGAATTAAATAGTGGAGATGTATTTATTTTTGAAAAAGGAGAAGTTGCAGATCCAGTTTTTCTTGAAGATTGTACATTAGTTGTCGTTAAAGTTCCTTCTATTCCATCAGATAAGTTTGAGGTTTAAAAGTGAAGTTTAATCAAATATTGTATAATAGTTTTTCATCTCCTACAGATTTGTGTTTTATTGGTGAAAAGTATGGAACTGATAAATCTCCTCTGGCGCGTTCTATGGGGCATCACGCATACACTCCGTTTTATAATTTTTTATTTTCTAATATTAGACATAAGAATATTGTTTTTGGTGAGATTGGAATATATAAAAACGCATCTATGAGAATGTGGAGAGAATACTTTTCAAATGCAACTCTTTATGGGTGGGATTGTAAAGTAGGAGAATCTTCTGAAGATAGATATCAAGAGGATTTTATACAAAATGCCAAAACTGAAAATTTACATAATGTGTTTTATGATTATATGAATGTCAAATCCGAAGAGTCAATTAATAATTCTTTTGAAAAATCTAATACTAAATTTGATGTTATTATAGATGATTCTAGCCATAAGTTTTGGGATCAAATTAAAGTAATTAGAAATGCTTATAAGTATTTAAATCCTGGAGGATGTCTTATAATTGAAGATATTGTTTATAGAATTTACAGTTATGCTGATGAAATTAAACTTTATGGGCATGATAAGTATTATAGTAATATAACTCAAGTAAAAACTTGTAATTCTAATCAACAATATGGATTTGATGGTGATGAGATATTAGTCTTAGTAAGAAATGAGGTTGAAGCATGAAATTTTTTAGAGAACTAACAGAACAAGAAAGAGATCGTTGTGTAGTAGCAACGTATTATATTGAAGCAAATCATCAAGTTGGTGATTTGAGAGATGCTGCTTGGAATCTTGCCATTGGGCAGAGTGTGGGAAATCCAAAGGTTCGTAATCGCTGGGAGAGTGATGAACTTTTTGAGTTAGCATCTTGTGTCATCTATGATACGGAAGAAAACCTTACTGGGGTTCACTCTGGGCAAGTGAAGATTGGATTCCCCAAAGTCAATACTGATTGGGAAGGTGATGGTATCTCACATCTTCTCTGTCAGGTAATGGGTGGACAACTTGATATTGATGTATTTAAAGTTTGTCGCCTTCAGAAACTGGAGTTTCCTGCTGATGTAGAAGCACAATTTCTTGGACCAAAATATGGAATTGAAGGTATTCGTAGGTTCGTTAACAGGTTTGATAAACCACTTTCTGGTGCAATCGTAAAACCTAAAACAGGCATTACACCACAAACTCTTGCCGATATGGTTAAAGAACTTCTTGATGGTGGTGTTGATTTTATTAAGGAAGATGAAATTCTTTCCAATCCTGCATTCTGCCGTCTTGAAGATCGTGTAGAACTTATTTCAAACATTGTAAATGAATGTGGAAGAGGAGTAATTTACTGCTTCTGTATTAATGGAGATCATCACACCATTCTTGAACGTGCAAATTTTGTTGCAAATAATGGTGGTAATGGTATCCACATTAATTTCTGGTCTGGTCTTGGTGTTTATAATTCAATTAGAAGAATGGACCTTCCAATGTTTATTCATTACCAAAAGAGTGGAGATAAAATCCTTACTGATAAGAGACATGCATTTGGTATTGATTGGGATGTTCTCTGTGATCTTGCTGGTCTTTGTGGAGTGGATACCATTCATGCTGGAATGTGGGGTGGATATCTCAGTGATGATGAGACAGAACTTCGTAAGACTTTAACGACACTTTACAATAGAAATGTTCTTCCAGCATTGAGTTGTGGTATGCATCCAGGGATCGTTAACACCACTGCAGAGAAGTTTGGAACAGACTTCCTTGCTAACTGTGGCGGCGCTGTTCACGGGCATCCTGGGGGTACTCTGGCAGGTGCTCTGGCAATGCGTCAGGCAATTGATAAAACTCCTGGACCAGAGTTTCGTGCTGCTATTGATAAGTGGGGATATGAAACTGGTGGAGGTTCTCTTCCTGAGTGGGTGTTGGATTTTTGATATGAAAATTATTTCTCATCGTGGAAATTTGACTGGTCCAAATCCAATCAAGGAAAATAGTGTTGATTATATTGAAGAAGCAATTGCTGAAGGATTTGATGTTGAGATTGATTTAAGAGTTGAAAATAATGAGTGTTATCTTGGACATGATAAACCACAATATCATGTTCCTATTAATTGGTTGGTAAAACACAAAGATGTTTTATGGATTCACTGTAAAAATAGAGAAGCACTGGAAAAATTATCTACATCTATGGTAGAATTTAACTATTTTTGGCATGAAACTGATAGGTATACTATCACCAGTAAAGGATTTGGTTGGATTTTGATAGGGCAATTTCCATACTCAAAAGGAATCATTGTTCTTCCAGAATCAATAAATTATTATGATCATCTAGAAAATTTAAAAAAAGGATTCGGTGTATGCACCGACAAAGCAATTTTTTATAAAAAGTTTATATCAAGTAACTGATTTATATGTCTATTTCTTTAATTTGTGCTTGCAAAAATCGCAATTCAGCTTTAAATGTTTCTTTAAATTCTTGGTTAAATCATAAAGAAATTACTGAAATAATAATCGTTGATTGGAGTTCCGATGAAAGTTTAGAGCATTTAATTTCTTTAGATGAAAGAATTAAAATTATTAGAGTTCAGAATCAAAAATATTTTAATCAACCACAACCGCTTAATCTTGCGGTTTCTGTGGCAAAAGGAGATTATATTCTAAAAGTTGATTGTGATTATGTATTTAATTGTTATTATTCTTTTTTTGATAAGTACAAAATAGATAGTCAATCATTTGTAAGCGGAAAAAGTTCTATTGTAAATAATGAATTTTATGATGAAAGAACTGGTAATTATATTGTAGACCGCAATAAGATGTCTTTAGATCAATTAACTGATTACTATAATTCTTATAGTTCTTATTATAGATTTTTAACTGGTCTTTTATTTGTATCAAAAGAAAATTTTTTAAAAGTTGGTGGATATAATGAAGATTTTTGTGAATATTATTCTTTTGAAGATGATGAAATCTATAAAAGATTAGAAATGGTGGGGTTGGAGCACAAGAAAATGGATTTTGATTATCATGTGTTCCATATACCTCATCCAGATACAAAACGAGTTGAAAATTTTAAATCTTCCGAAACTGATAAAGATCTTAGAGAGACTATTCGTATTAATTTAAGCAATGTATATTTTGGAGATGAATTGGAGTGGCAAACTGATTATGTTCTTACAATGGAACATAATAGAATTAACTCTCAAAAATTGGAAAACATAGTTGATTATTATAATAAATCAAATACAGAATGGGTAATTGATGAACAAAAAGATAGGTTTTATATTGCCAGTATAAAAGAAGAGACTGATAATGATTTTAACAAATTAAAAAATTTTCCACCAGTTCATTACGTTAGCATAGAAAATTCTACTTTTAGAAGAAAAAAATTATATGAAAAATTTAAAAAGTATGGAGTAACTAATATAACCTCACACATATTCAAAAGATATAATGATGATGAGCACGTAATTCTTAGTGATTATTTAAATGCAGTTGGTCAATGGAAATTAAGCCAAGGTAGTAGAGGACCAGTTACTTCACACCTTAAAGCAATTAAACAATGGTTAAACAGTACAAATGATGAATATGCATTCTTCTGTGAAGATGATTTAAGTCTTCAAACAGTTGAATACTGGAATTTTACCTGGGAAGAATTTATGGATATTCTTCCTCCTAAGTGGGATTGTATTCAACTTTGTTTACTAAGAGAATATTATACCGACTACTTAAATCCTTTTGAGTTTAGAAAAAGATGGCCATGTGATTGGTCTTGTTGTGCATATTTAATTACTAGAGAATATGCACAAAAATTGATAGATACATACTATTACGATGATTATTTTCATTTAGACTGTAAGTGTTATGATGTAGATACTCGTCCAGATTGGGCAGTTATTCCAGTAGTAGAAACTATTATTTTAGGTTTAACTAATAGAGTATATGTTTATCCTCTTTTTGTTGAAGATGTTTCATTTAAATCTTCTTATGAAATAGAAAATGTTACTAATGATTTGAATGATCATCATTATAATTCTCACAATACAATTCTTAATTGGTGGAAAGAAATGGGCTTTAAATTAACTTCTGATAAAATTATTCCAAATAAAATTAAATTTGTAGATTTTCCTAGTGTTTATTACATTAGTCTAGAGGAAAGTGTAGATAGAAGGGAAAAATTACACAAACAATTTTTAGATCTTGGAGTTACAAACCTTCATGGGATTATTTCTAAAAGATTTCATGAATGTGACGATGTAGTTTATGGTAAACAACTTCATATTCTTGACTCTGGAACAACTGGGTGTTGCATATCTCATTTAAAGGCAATTAAAAAATGGTATGAAGAAACTGAAGATGATTATGCATTTTTCTGCGAAGATGATTTGAGCCTTGAAACAGTTGAATATTGGAACTTTACTTGGAATGATTTTATAGAAAATTTACCAGAAGATGCTGAGTGTGTTCAACTTTGTTGTATAAATGAAAATCAACAAGAAGTAAAAATAAGAAATAGATCAATGATGGATTGGTCTGTTACTGCATATATTTTAACTAGAGATTATGCAAGAAAAATAATTGAAACTTATATCGAAGGAGATTGTTATAAATTAGAAATTCCAGGAACAGATTTTTATCCAATGCCTGAAAATCTTTTATTTTATAACTTGGGGAAAGTTTATTCTGTAAATCTTTTTGTTGAAGACCAAAATCTTAAATCTACTTTTTATGGTCATTCTGAACTTGAAAAAGAAAATAAAGATTATCATGTAGAAACATATGAACATGTTATTGGGTGGTGGAAAAAAAATTATCAATCAAAAATTTTAGATTTAGTTGAATCTAATGATGAAATTTCTATTTCTAGGAATAAAACTGATCTTGAAGTGTTACTAACTGAATATTCGTTAGATCCAGAAAATCCCCAAAGAAATTATGATTTGGGTCTTTGGTATGAAAAAGAGGGACACACGGCTCCTGCATTATCTTATTTTTTGAGAGCATCTGAAAGATACGAAGATGAGAATATGATCTATGAATCTTTAATCAAATGCCACCATTGTTATGATAAGCAAGGAACTAGAGATGGAACTGCAATATCTTTACTTCAACAAGCTCTCTGCACTCTTCCAAATAGACCTGAGGCATATTTCTTACTTGCTAGATTTCATGAAAGAAGACATCAATGGAATGACTGCTACAAGTATGCTTCATTAGGACTAAGTATTTGTGAATTGTTTGACCCATCAACAACTTCTGATGTTGAGTATCCAGGTAAGTATGGTCTTTTATTTGAAAAGGCTTTGTCTGGATGGTATTGGGGTAAAGTAGAAGAATCCAAAAATATTTTTGTATCTTTATCTGAAGATGATAATGTTGGTGAAGATTATTATGATATTATTGTTGAAAATTTAAAGCACTATGACATTCATCTTGAAAAAAAGATCTGATGCAGAATAATAACTTTGAAAAAATTGATATTGTTCTGCAAGGAAGATATGATGAATTTACTAATGAGGTTATAGATTCATACTTTGAACTACCTTTCGTAAACAACATTATTCTTTCTTGTTGGGATGATGATATTGTCAATTATCATCCCACTTCAAGATTTTTTGTTGTTTCAAATAAATTTCCAATTACTCCTGGAACAGATAATAGAAATCTTCAGATCGTAACTTCTTTTTCTGGATTGCAGAAAGTTACAACTGAATATGCAATTAAAATGAGAACCGATCAGAAATATACTTATCAAAGTATGTTGAATATGTATCAGTTCTTTATTGAAAATAGGAATGAAGATAGAATTTTTGTTCCTGGAATGTATCCACATCTTTTATTTCATCCCAGAGATCATGTTTTCTGGGGAAAAACAGAACACTTATTAAAAATGTTTGATATTCCATTAGAATTAAATGGACTTATTGACAAAGTGAGAATAAGCAAGTATGATTTGTGGAAGTATTATGGTCATTATACGAGAACAGAAACTTATATTGGAGCACACTATTGTTCTAACTATGATGACAGGATTAAATTATTTTTACTTTATCCTAACGAATATCTTTATGATTATGCTCCCAAATGGCAAGAGGCATATGAACTTAGTCAAAGTTTAAGTAAAAAAATATTTAAATCTTTTCCAAGAACTGGTATTGATTTAGTTTGGCCAAAGAAAGAACTAAATTCTTACCCATATGATGATCAAAAAAATGGATATAATGAATGTTGGCATGAAGATGGAGCGTAAGTTTTATGAAAAATAATTTAAACATTTATACTCTGTTTCCAGTTCCAGTAATTGAAAAACAAATTGAAAATTTTTATCAAATAAAAGATTCTTTAGTCGATGACATATACGAATATGAAAGTAAATTTCCTAAAAAACAATCTTATAACAACTGTGGAGGATGGCAATCATTAGAAGAACATTCCTTACTTCATACTAAAAAATTTGAAAAATATTTTGATATTTTATATCAAGAAATAAGATATTGTCTATCAAAAGTTTTAGATAGATCTATTGAATTAACTCATGAAAATATAATAAATTCTTGGGCAAATATTAATAGGAAAGGAAATTGTAATATTTGTAATCATCATTCAAAAGGTATATTATCTGCTGTTCTTTTTGTAAGTAGTCCGTATAGGTTTTCTGGTGATTTAGTGTTTAACAATTTATATACTAATTTAGGGCATCATGAAATCTATAATGAAAAAATTAAAAAAGATCTTAACTTAAAAACTTTTCATAAAGTTGAACCATTTGATGGAAAATTAATTATATTTCCAGCATCTACTTTTCATTATGTTGAAAGTAATGAAACTGATATGGATAGAATTACTATTTCTCTAGATATTGATTTTTAATATATACTAAAAGCTGCATTTAATAAAAATATGAATTTTACTGTTTATACAAAGTCTGATTGTCCACATTGCTATAAAGTTAAACAAGTACTGGAGTTGACAGGAAACAAGTTTGTGGAGTATACTTTAGATAAGGACTTCACTAAAGATCAGTTTTATGCTGAATTTGGTGAGGGATCTACTTTTCCACAAGTTTTATGCAACTCTGAAAAACTTGGTGGATGTACAGATACTGTTAAATTTTTGAAAGAAAAGCAAATTGTCTGATACGAACATAAATAATTCCAAGATTCATGTTAATCGTGGACTAGAACTTATCTTAAGCGGAGGTAAGAGGAGGCAACCCAAAGATTTTCACATTATTTTTGAAAAGTTGGTTTGCTTTCTCAAACGGGAAGTAACCATCTATTTTGAATTTTCTTTGTCTATAAAGAAATCCAGTAGTTCCCGAGGAAGAAAAAAATGTTAGCAACAAGTTTAGTTTTTGGTTCATTCATGACTATTTTGTTTTTTATTGTTGGACTGCTATCTGGATGGGTCGCTAGAGAATACATGATGAACTACAGGGAAATTCCAAGACCTCACCCTGAAATGTTTGATTCGCAGGGTAATCTTATACCCGATGAGGTAATTGCATTTAATTTTGAAAACTATTATGACAACGACGACAGCACAGAAGAAGACGAGTAGAACGACTAAACCAAAAACAGCATCTACTCCTACTAAAAAATTATCAGAGGATCTTCCCACAAATCCTTTTGCATTTGAAGTTTTGGAACTAGTTTCTAGTCAAAAAACTAATGCTAAAAAAGTAGAATTACTCAAAAGATATGAAGACCTTTCACTAAAGGCACTTTTTATTTGGAATTTTGATGAAAGTTTGATTTCTTCACTTCCAGAAGGAGATGTTCCTTATGCAAGCACTGGGGAACAAAATTCATTTAGTGGAACTGTAAGCGATAAAGTTCGTGATGCAGTGGGTAAAATGGAAGAACTTGGATCTAATTCACTGGGAATGAATGACCAAGGACAAACCACAATTCGTAAAGAATATACTCGTTTTTATAACTTCATTCGTGGTGGAAATGATGGATTAAGTTCTCTTCGTAGAGAAACCATGTTTATCAACATGCTTCAAGGTCTTCATCCTCTTGAGGCAGAGATTCTTATTCTAGTTAAAGACAAAAAATTAGAGACAAAATATAAAATTTCAAAAGAAGTAGTATCCGAAGCATATCCTGATATTAAATGGGGCAATCGCGTATGAGTAGTAAACTTCGTGATGTAATTGAAAGATCTCAAGGAAAGGAGGAAGAAATGACTGAATGGACTAAAGAAGAAAAGGAATCTCTTCCTCCTAGGTATGGATGCCAAATTTTGGTTGAAAATGGAACACATGAACAAGTCAAAGATTCTTCTTGGCCTAATGATGCATATCTAATTTGGTATAAGGTTGGGGATGATGTTCACATGGATCTTTGTAGGGGAACACGCTCTAGAATTTTTGATCTTTATTATGATAAATTTGGACCAGATGTAATTCAAAAAATTGACTTTGGATATGGAAGAACCAATCCAAAACTTTGGGGATACAAATCTCCAGAAAAGAAAAAGCGAAAGTAATTTACCTAGACCTGGAAAAAAAATTCCAGGTATTTTTTTGCCCTTAAGATTTTATAAAATTGTAACAAATGTTACAAAATTAGTTGCATATATAATGTAACTAGAGGTATAATAATCCTCTACCGTTCATCCTATGACTAAAGCACTTTTGCTTTTGGCATGGGTTCCGCTTCTTTCTATTTCTACGCCTCAACTTGCCAAATCAAATTATGTGACAATAAGTTGCGACGCAGCGTGGGAACTAATGGACATCGTTAAAAACGACGATGTAGTAGACCAAAGAAGAGAAGACCGATTGCTATTAGAACTCCGAAAGGATGTTGTAAAACTTAAGTGCTAAAACTGAATAGGACGGAAGTAAGCCGACGCGGAACGGATCGTTCATTCGCTATTCTCAAATAGCGAACGCAAACGCCGACTGAAGGAACGCTCTTTAACCTAAACCATTAAGGAGAAACCTAATGTCTAAAGTCGTATATCGTGGTGTTGAATATGACACCACAGATCGCCCAAATCAAACATTTAAGATTGAACCACATGTAGAAATATATCGTGGTACAATGTTTTATGTTGATGAAAGTGGTAACAAACTTCACATGGAGAAATCCAAGGGAGGTGTAAAATGAATACTTACTTCGTTCGTTATCTGAAGCAAAAAGCAAGGAGAGAAAAACTCCTTCATCTTGCCCAGATTAATATGGCAAAGCAACCACAAGTTACATGATAACATCGGGGGATTGACTTCCCCCCTTTTTTTATGTAAAATGGTGTTATGTATATAACTTTTTATGGAACATATTTATACTGAACCACAATTTGGTGAAAATTGGTTTAATTATTCCACTTTTTACAAAAGTATAGTTGAAACTTTTCCTAGTGGTAGTAAATTTGTTGAAGTTGGTTCTTGGAAAGGAAAATCTTCTTCTTTTATGATTGTTGAAATCATTAATTCTGGAAAAGATATTGATTTTTATTGTGTTGATACTTGGCAAGGTGGACCAGATCATCAGGGAATGGATTGTTTGACAACTTTATATGATACTTTTTTGGAAAACATGAAACCGTTGGAAAAATATTATTTTCCTTTAAAAGTTTCTTCTCTTTCTGCAGCTTCTAAATTTAAAGATAGATCTATAGATTTTGTTTATATTGATGCTTCACATGAATATTGGGATGTCATTAAAGACATTCAAGCATGGATGCCTAAAGTAAAACCAGGTGGAATTATTGCTGGACATGATTATGCTAATTTCTATGGTGTTACGGAAGCAGTAAATGAATTAATTCCAAATCCAATTGTTGACTATGACCAAACTGTTTGGTCATATAAAATTCCAGAAACTATTTGATATTTTATGGATAAAGAAAAATTAAAACTTATTGTTCGTAATCTTGAATTATTGGTCGATTCTTTAAAGGCAGAAGTTTATTCTGATGTTTCTGCCTATACTCCCACGAAACCGATTGGAAAAAAACCAATTTTGGATTATGATGAAATATTTGAGGATTCTGATTTAGATGAGTAATAGAGCAAAAGAACTAGTAAAACTTTTAGAAAGACTTTTAAAACAAGAAGGATATTTGTTTTCTGAAGAAAGACGTAAAGAAATGAAAGAGGAATTGCGAGTATTAAAAGAAGAACTTGCAAAATTGGAAGCACAAACATCAAAAGGATTTGGAAAGAAATGACTGTAAAACTTATCAGTGTAACCCCCGATGCAGAAAAAACAATGGCGTTTATTGCACGAGTTAGCAATCCTGCGAATCAAGACAACGAAAACTATGCCAAGTTGCTTGCTTATTGTATTAAGCATAATCATTGGTCTGTGTTTGAACAAAGTTCTATGACTCTGGAGATTGAGACGACTCGTGGGATTGCAGCACAGATTTTGAGGCACCGTTCGTTTACGTTCCAAGAGTTTTCTCAACGTTATGCAGATTCTTCTCTATTGGGTGAGATTCCTGTGCCCGATCTCCGCCGTCAGGATACCAAAAATCGTCAGAATTCTATTGATGATTTTTCCAAAGATGTGAAACAGGATCTTTGGTTGAAGATTAATGATCATTTTCAGGCATCTATGGAACTCTACAAGGAACTTCTTGATAAGGGGGTAGCAAAGGAATGTGCAAGGTTTGTATTGCCCCTAGCAACGCCCACACGCATTTATATGACTGGATCCTGCCGCAGTTGGATTCATTATATCAACCTTCGTGAAAAAAATGGAACACAGAAAGAGCATATGGACATTGCTCTGGAATGTAAGAAGGTGTTTTCCGAACAATTTCCAACAGTTGCGGAAGCACTTGAATGGGTCTAAATAAATTATCTTGAATTCGTAACTTTATGCCAACATATCCTGTAGTGAATACAAAAACTGGTGAACAAAAAGAAGTGGAAATGAGTATCCACGTTTGGGACCAGTGGAGAAAAGATAATCCAGATTGGATTCGTGATTGGTCTGATCCATCAACTTGCCCTCAACCAGGGGAGGTTGGTGATTGGCAGAATAAACTTATCAGTAAAAACCCAGGATGGAACGACGTTTTAGGACGTGCTGCAAAAATGCCTGGATCAAACGTAAAGAAAATCTAGTATGGCAAGAAGAAAAAGAGGATCTGCAGAGCAACCTATTGGGGTTGGACTCACGGCAAAGCAGATGAAACGGAGAAAGCCTTTAAGTTCAGAATATCTTTTAGATATTGAACCAGTTACCGATAATCAAAAGAAGTTTTTTGATGCTTATGCCCAAAATAAACATGTAGTTGCTTATGGGTGTGCAGGAACTGGCAAAACTTTCATTACTCTCTATAATGCTTTATGTGATGTTCTAGATGAAAGTAGTCCTTATGAAAAAATTTATCTAGTTCGTTCTCTTGTTGCAACTCGTGAAATTGGATTTCTTCCAGGAACTCATGATGATAAGGCAGATATTTACCAAATTCCTTATAAGAATATGGTCAAATATATGTTCCAAATGCCAACAGATGCTGATTTTGAAATGCTTTATGGTAATTTAAAATCACAAGAAACAATTAAATTCTGGAGTACTTCTTTTCTTCGCGGAACAACTTTGGATAATGCTATTGTTATTGTTGATGAGTTTCAGAATTTGACCTTTCATGAATTGGATAGTATAATTACACGTATTGGTGAAAATTCCAAGATTATGTTTTGTGGAGATGCGACACAATCGGATCTTCAAAAAACAAATGATCGTAATGGAATTATTGATTTTATGAAAATTTTGAGATCTATGCCATCTATTGAACTCATAGAATTTGGTGTTGACGATATTGTTCGTTCTGGATTAGTTAAAGAATATATTATTGCAAAAATTGATTCTGGATTTTAATTAATAATGAAGTATAGGTTCAATGATACAGTTTGCATAGATAATTTTTATGATGATCCCGATGATGTTAGAAATTTTGCTTTGTCTGAAAATTGTTTTTATCTTAGATCAAAAACTGAAGGATATCCTGGTTTAAGAACTCAAGGATTTAATTATAAACGTACTTTTAAAAGTTGCCCACATATAAAAGAATATGTGATGTATAAAAAATATTATATAAATTTTTTAAATGTATTAAAAAAAAAGTGTAGTTTATTTAATCCAGATAATTATATTTTTAGAGAGTTATCATTTCATAAAACACCATTATTTTCTAAAAGCAAATATTCTAAATTAAATACTGGATTTATTCATACTGACAATTATCAGTATAAGTCTAAAAATTTAAATAGGAAATGTTATGCTGGAGTTCTTTATTTAAATAAAGAAGTTCATAACCCAAATTCTGGAACAACTATTTTTAAATTAAAACAATCATCAGAACAGGATATAAAATTTTTTAATCCAGTTAATTATTCTTTATTTTTTAATCTAAAATTTAAAAAATATAATGAGGATGTTTTTTTATCATCAAATAATATATTTTGGGAATATCAAGAAATGTATAATACATTTCTTAAAAAAGAAAAACATCTTAAGAAATATCTTTATTATAAAAATATTTTTGATTCTGAATTTGAACCAGTTAAAAATTTTGAAAACGTTTATAACAGATTAGTAATTTACGATTCTACTTATTTTCACACTGCTACAGAAGCATTTGTTAACGATTTTGAAGATAGATTGACCCAAGTTTTTTTTGCTATTGAAAAATGATTACTTTTAAACATATTGATGTTGATCTCCCTAAACTTGAACGGGAGACCATAGATGGTGTTAGATATTATAAGGTTCCAGATTTAGAAGAATTGCTTCGTTTAGTTTCTATTACTTCTGTCACCAGTCATAAAAATCGCCAGTTCTTTGCAAACTGGCGTAAAAAAATTGGAGAAGAAGAAGCAGATAAAATTACTAGGCAGGCAACCAGTCGCGGTACTGATATGCATACCTTAGTTGAACATCTTCTAAAGAATGAAGATCTTCCAGATGTTCAACCTTTGTCACAATTTTTATTTAAAATTGCCAAACCAGATTTAAATCGTATAAATAATATTCATGCTCTTGAAAGTTCCTTATACAGCAAAATTCTTGGAGTAGCGGGAACTGTAGATTGTATTGCAGAGTTTGATGGCGAATTAGCAATAATCGACTTTAAAACATCTAAAAAACCAAAACCACGGGAGTGGATTGAGCACTATTTTGTTCAGTGTGCTGCTTATGCTTGTATGTTCTATGAACTCACAGGTATTCCCGTAAAAAAACTTGTAATTATCATGGCTTGCGAAAATGGAGAATGCATTGTTTATGAAGAAAGAGACAAATCAAAGTACATCAAACTACTCACCGAATACATTAGAGAGTTTGTTAGAGATAAACTGGAACTGTATGGAACAAAATAAAGAAATAGAAAAGGTAATAGAAAATAAATTTCTAACACCATCTAAATTTGCGTTAGAAATTGAAAAAATAGTGACGATAGAAAAAATCAATTATATTGATGCTATTGTACATTATTGTGAAGTTAATGAGATTGAAATAGAATCAATTACTAAAATAATTTCAAAACCTTTGAAAGAAAAGTTAAAATGGGACGCAACTCGTCTTAATTTTATGAAAAAAACTTCCCGTGCTAAACTTCCTCTATGAGTCCTTTTGAGACATATCAAACTTATCTTTCTATGAAAAGTCATTTTACTAACAGTAAATATGACTTTTTTAAGTATGGTGGTAAGTCAAGAGCAACAATTACATCATTTAACAAAAGAAAAGATAAATATTGGTTTGAGAAAACCAGTCGTAAATATTCAGATAAAGAAGTAATAGATTTTTTACTTTCAAATTTTGTTTCCGCAGATAACCCTTCAAACTTATGGATTGGCGAAATTATCAATTCTGGAGAAAGAACTTACGCAGATTGGATGCGGAGACAGCAGAGTTTGACTTACTTGTTCAAAGAACAATCGGAAGAATTGTTCTCGGAAACAAAATTAGAGGATGTATTGAGTTGTTCCAAAGGACATCCACTAGTTCTCAAAAAATTTCTAAGCGGGAAATTATCACTAGAAACATTCGTAATCTACGACAAAATCTTTTCTTTTTCAAAAGATTTTGATAAGAAACTGCTTGATCCAGTGTGGGAAACCGTAAGTTTGAAAGTTAAAAAATATAATCCATTCCTAAATATTGATGTATTCCAGTTTAAGAAAATTTTGAGGAGAATTGTTGATGAGTAGTTTTTTTGATTCTGATATTATTCAGGAAGAATTGAGAGAAATCAACAAATTACAAGAAAAAATTTACGGAAGTATTCTTACTTTCGGAATGATGACTCGTGAAGATAAACTGGAACATATTGAAAAGCTTACGGAACTTCTTGAAAAGCAACGTGTAATGTATACACGTTTGTCTCTTTCCGATGATCCACAAGCAGTTGAAATGAAAGAGAATTTGAGAAAATCAGTTGCTCTGATGGGATTTCCACCAGAAACTGATATGAATTTATTGTTCAGTAGTATGAACAAAACAATTGAATCCCTCAAGCAATACCTTGACGCCTGAAGGAAACCCTGTTATACTATCAAAGTAATCCTCCAAATCCAATTAATCCGAGGTAATCTAATGTCTTTCGCAGATCTTAAGAAACAATCCAAACTGGGTTCTCTCACCGCTAAACTGGTGAAAGAAGTTGAAAAAATGAATACTAGTAGCGGTTCTAGTGATGACCGTGTGTGGAAACTGGATGTAGATAAAAGCGGCAATGGTTATGCCGTGATCCGTTTCCTTCCTGCACCTAACGGTGAAGACCTTCCGTTCGTAAAACTCTACAGTCACGCATTCCAAGGCACTGGTGGTTGGTATATTGAAAATTCTCTCACCACTCTGGGGCAAAAAGATCCTGTTTCCGAGCACAATACTTTGCTGTGGAACAACGGCACTGATGCTGGAAAAGAACAGGCACGTAAGCAAAAGCGTAAACTGACTTATATTTCTAACATCTACGTTGTCAAGGATCCTGCTAATCCTGAAAACGAAGGTAAAGTTTTCCTCTTCAAATACGGTAAGAAAATCTTTGATAAAATTACCGAAGCAATGCAACCTGAATTTGAAGATGAGGAAGCAATTGATCCGTTTGACTTCTGGCAAGGTGCTAACTTTAAACTGAAGGCAAAGAATGTTGCTGGATATCGCAACTATGACTCCAGCGAGTTTGGTAAACAGGGTGCTCTTCTAGATGATGATGATGCAATGGAAGAAGTGTGGAAAAAGCAGTATTCTCTTGCCGAACTGACTGCTGCCGACCAGTTCAAATCTTATGATGAACTGAAGAAGCGTCTTGAATATGTTCTTGGTACTAAAGGTACTCCTCGTTATCAAGATCCTGAAGAGTTTGAAGAAGAAGATAACACTCGTGGTTCTACCCGCGAACTGACTGAAGATCTTCGTTCAGAAATCAACAACCTTCAACCTACCCGCCGTGCTGCTGCACCTGCGGAAGAGGATGAAGACGATGATGCCCTTTCCTACTTCGCCCGCTTGGCAGAAGACTGATTAGGTGCTATAATGGGGGGAGAAATCCCCCTTTTTTAATGAAATCTGATTATTATATTGAAAGGATTTCCAAAAAACAGGCAGAAGAACTACTCCTAGAATACCACTATCTCAAAGATTTTTCAAAAGGATTTAAATCTGGTTATAATTACGGTCTTTTTAAGAAGAATGATTTCAGTCCTTTGAATGTTGGTGGTCTTCTGGGAGTTTGTATTTTTACTGGACTGCCAGTCCCCGAAATCGCAAAGGGTGCCTTTGGTTTAGAAAGAAATGAACAGCAAGGATTATTTGAACTTTCGCGGCTCTGCATTCACCCAGACACCCAATCTGGCGAGCATAATATCACTTCTTGGTTTGTTTCAAGATCGATTAGACAGTTACGGAAGGATACTGAAGTTAAAGCAATCATCTCTTACGCTGATAGTGATTTTCATAATGGTACAATCTATCGTGCTTGTAATTTTAAATATTGCGGACTCACAGACCCAAAGAAAGATTTCTACTATGCAGACGGAACTAAACACTCTAGAGGCAAAATTAAAGGTGCTGCAGGAGAATGGAAAGAACGCTCCCGCAAACACCGATATGTGATG